GGGAACGCCTCTCGACCCCTTATCTACCTAGACTATAATTGTCGCATCTTTCTGAATATTCGGGACCCGGGGAACAATTCTAAATATTCTGAAACCTTAAATCTTATATAATTGCCGCTAATTGTCTATATACTATAGGAAACGTTACAGACTTTAAAATATTCTATACTATATAGGCAATATTTTTAAATAATGGGTTGACGTAAAGTCAATGGCATGGTATACTAGGTATATAGATAAGGAGGAGATATTAATGGACATTGAACAGGTGAAAGCTATTATAAGAGAGTTGAAATGGTCCGGCACCGCTGGTCTGAATATTCAAGGGCAGTTAGAATTAGCCGAAGCGTTATTAGAATACATGGAGGAGGAAGAATAATGAAACACTTACCAAAGCCAAAACCGTATCGTCCATATGAAACTGTATTTGTAGAGTATGTAAAGTCCGCTGTACCGGGTGAGCTAGATATTTCAGAGGAGGTAATTATCAAGATCACGGACGATCTAAAGAATATTTATAGAGAATCACAAAAAGATAAAAAATAAGTATTGACTTTAAATCAACCACATGCTATAATTGTATTATAGATAAGGAGGAGATAACAATGGAAAGTGTAATAGATAAGTTGATCAGAGAGGTACAGCAATTTGCATTACAAGATGTTCACTATATAGCTGAACAGAATCGTAAGCGGCTAGAGGAAATTAAGCTGATCGCTGAGATTAATAACTGCCTTATTCAGAGTCGTAAGCATAAGGTCCACTACGATCAAGAGTATAGTATGGAACTTCCGCCAGTAGAGATTGAAAGAAAGATCATTAACTTAGGGAATTTCCAGTAAGTTACTTAGTAGCTCACTGGTTATATAAATAAATTATTCTTAGGGGGAAAATTAAATGATTACATTTGGAGTACTGTTAGGGTTAGTTGCGATCTTTTTATACGTGAAAGGGATTCGTAAGTTAGTTAAGGAGAAGCGGAAGGCTATACTACCGCTTATACTAGGTACCTTCTTAGCATTCATGGGTGCAGGGTTTATGGCTGCTGGTGCTGGTAGTAACGTTAAAGATGAAGCAATAGTGACAGATAGTAGTAGCTCACCAGACGAGGAAGAGCCAGCCGCTAAGGAAGACAAAGAAGAAGTAGCTCCCGACACAGCGGAGGAAGATGTAGTAGCTCCCGAGCCAGAACCAGAGCCGGAACCTGAAGTAGTATTAGAACCTGTTACACTTGGTACAGGGGAATTTACAGTAGGTACAGATATTCCAGCTGGTAAGTATGTTATTAGTACACAAGAGGAACGTGGAAACATTGCTACGTATGATAGCTGGGGCTTACTAGATGTTAATGAAATGTTAGGGACCGCTCCAGACTACTATGTTAATAATATTACTACAGAGCTTGAAGAAGGTGGAACTATTAAGATCAGCGGATTAAATCAGGTTCTCTTTACACCTAAGCAATAACTTATATAGTATAATAAACAGATAACAGCCCATTGTTAGGAGACTATAGTAGCTCCCTAGCGGTGGGCTTTTTATATAGTAGCTCACCAGACGGACGAGAGGCTTGTTCTAGGGGTAGTAGCTCACTGCATAGGCAAATACATAGTAGCTCACTAGAAATGCTTAGTAGCTCCCCACACAGGGCTTAAAACAGTAGTAGCTCCCTACACCGAGCAGGGTGCCGCCGGTCCGGGCTGCCGCTGGGTCTGGGTATTTGTTTGTTTTCTTTATATAGGAAGAAACACGGTTTTTTAAATAAATAACGGTTTTATTGTATTTTGTTGTTGACTTTCTATCAATAAGGATGTAAGATAAGAGTATACCAAGTGAGAGGAGATGGAAGCCGCTAAACAAATTAAATAAAAAAGTTTTAAAAAGCTGTTGACTTTAAATCAATAGCATGATAGAATTAAGATAGTTAGAAAATAACATATTAAAGGGAGATGTTCTTAATGAAAAAATTCAATGTTGTTGAAAATGCTAAGGTTGTTGCATCGGTTAAATTTAAAGAAGGTATCCGCTTCGCTGTTCAAACTGCTTCTAATGAAGTGAATATGTATGGTCGTACTAAATACGATGCGGCTTTCTTAGCGGCAATCGTTACTTACAATCCTAAATTTGATAGTGTGCAGGTGTTCACGGTTATCGAACGTGTTGCAAATATCAATGATATTGCAGAAGTTAACCACATGGTTAATGATCGCTTGGCACGTATCACAAACGGTAATGCTTATGAAACTAATGAGCTTGTAACAATCATTATGCATAACGAAATGGAATACTATGGAGGCACAGGCTTTCCAAGTGAAGAAACTAGACAGCTTCGAGCGTTGAAGCTAGAAAACTTCTTCATGAAAAAGTACATAGATATTGTGTCTGGTATTTCAGAGGACACAACTTCTATAGAAGAGCTTGACTTGTCAATACGTTCTTATAACTGCTTGAAACGTGCAGGCGTTGATACAATCGGACAATTGAAAAAGTTAACACGTCCAGAGCTTGCAAGAATCCGCAACCTTGGACAGCGTAGCCAAGCCGAAGTTATAGAAGCACTAGAGGAAAAGTTTGGTGTATCAATCGGTTAAAAGTTTTTTAAGAAAGGTGGTTGACTTTTAATCAACCACCTGATATAATTAAATTAATCCACTAAGGAGATGTTGAACATGGAAAAGTTAATAATGGTTGAAGTATTCTATGCAGATAATAGGACCGCTAAACTTATTGAAAGTAATGAATGGGTTTATGGTGTATGGTCTAAAGGCGGTGTTCCATACTATCTACAAAGAACGCTTGCACCGATTCCCCGGAATACTTGGATAGGCTTTAAGTCGTACGAGGTGGACAGCGATTATAATATCATTGACCATATCGAAACGCAAGGGAAAACGTGGTAGGGAGGAGGCTAGATAAAATGGAAAAAAAGTGTAACTGTGAAATATTGTATGATTGTTGCGATTGTGGCGGTAATGACTGTGGCTGTCGTGGTTGTTGGTCCTGCAATGCTTGTGAAGAATGTTTAGATGAAGAATAGTAAAAAAAAGTTTTAAAAAGTGGTTGACTTTAAATCAACTGCATGCTATACTTAAGATAGTTAATAAAACAAATTAAATTAAAGGGAGATGTTTTAAATGGCATTATCAAAAACTTTAGAACAATTATTAGAAAGAGCAGAACGTAAAGGAACAGCGGTTAAAAGAGTTCGTGAAGGCTCTGTAATGGATAGCAGCTCTTGGGGCATGTCACCAGCTGAACGAAATGAATATATCCGCTCAACACCTATGATCAATCAATGGGAAATTAACCGCTACGTTTTAAGCGGTGAGGTGGTTGAGGTGCATCACTATGATACGCTTATTGCAAAGTTTGAGCACAAGTTCGGCTCTTGGGACCTAACATACTGGTATGGTCAATCTAATACAGATAGAGACGCTTTAAACGGTCTATGCTCATACTTTGGTGTAAAACGTGGTTTCCGCTACCGTCCTTCAGTTGATTCATTTGAAGAGGTTACCTGCTAAAAAAAAAGTTTTAAAAGGTGGTTGACTTTTAATCAACCACCTGATATAATTAAAGTATAGAAAGGAGGTTAGCACATGGAAAACAAAATAGAAGTTCGTGGAGAGTACTTATACATTAATGATCATATCATTCAGTTCACTAATGAACAAGCGGCAAAAAGCTTTTTAATGGATTTAATTTTAAAAGGATTTTTAGATAAATAATTGTTGACTTTAAATCAACAGCATGATATACTTAAGATAGTTAGAAAATACTTAATAAATTAAAGGGAGATGTTTTATAATGACAAACTTAATTGCAAAGGTTACATTTGAAAAATCGGCTGAAATGGATAACTATGAAAAAGGTTGTCACGGTGGTATTAATGTGGTTGCTGTAGATGAGTTCTCATTCTCATTCACTGATAAAAAGGATTTACTTGAAAAGCTAGCAGACTGGACAGCAAACCGCTTCGATGTTGATGTAAAAAGTTTCTTGAAGCATGTGGAAAATGAGTGTGAGAATAACCGCTTCGATTATGCTCAGCCAGAGGACGAAATAGGCGATTATATGGATATCACGGAAGACAATCCAGACGGGTACTATGCAATGTATATGTTTTGGGTGACTGTCACTCAAGAAATTAATTATACTTTCTAAATAAAATTTTAAATAGGTGTTGACTTTAAATCAACACCTATGCTATACTTAAAGTACATTAAAGGAAAGGAATTGATCTTATGAAAAAGGTTAAACAGTATAAAGGGTTTATCATTGCTGAAAGTCGTGAGGATGACCAACTACATATTTTTACAAAAGAAGAGTGGTCATATGGTAAGGGTCTCCGCTACGAAGAGCACTATGCCGGGACCATGCAGGAAGCAAAAGATTTTATAGATTCTTATTAAAAAGCGGTTGACTTTAAATCAACAGAATGCTATAATTAAATTAATCCAATAGGAAAGGGAATGATCGTACATGGAACAAGTTAAATGGGGCTGGAAAATTATTAAGGATAATATCTTTAATCCTCGCTGGGATTGGGATAAGGACATGAAAGGCACTGTAAAAGGTGACTACCAAGGTGGAAAACACCGCTACCGTTTGAAAGATGATGACGGTAATATCTATTATTATATCTTCTCTGATATCGATGTAAACGAAGGGACCGAAAGCCAATTATTCAGACCGCTTGACTGGGCTATGGCTTATGCTGGTTGTACTACTATCGAGTACAAAGATACTGAAACAGGTGAATACAAAGTTTTATAAAAAGTTTTAAAATGTGGTTGACTTTAAATCAACCACATGCTATACTTAAGATAGTTAGAAAATACTTAATAAGGGGATGTTGGAATATGGTAAAAGAAAGATTGGTTGTGTTCCACGTATCAGTTAACAAGCGTACAGAGAAAGCGGTCCAAGTGAGAATAGAGGATGATCTGTTCTGGTTTCCTAAAAGCCTTGTAAGAGGTAGAAAGCGTGGACATAATTCTATCATTATCGTTCCTTATTGGTTAGCTCGTAGAGAGGGTTTACTAGCTGTCGCTCACAATGGAATAGAAATCTATCCTCACATGTTCTATACAGAGGAAGAAATACAAGCAACATTTTACCCAAACGGTAAGTAAAAAAAGTTTTAAAAGGTGGTTGACTTTCAATCAACCACCTGATATAATAAAGATAGTTAGAAAATACTTAAACTCAAAGGAGATTGATCTATTATGACAAAATTATCTATCAATGAAATGAAGGCTATTCAAGCGGAAAACAATTTACACTGGTTTGATGAGGATGCAATGAACTTCTTCAATACTCAAATTGAAACACAACCTAATAAAATTAATATCTTCATTACTTCAGATCGTATGGAGCTAGATATGCCTAAAAAGTACACGTTACGCTGGTTCAATCCTGAGACTTTCAATGTTGATACACTTGGAGAGTTTCAAGCCTATGACACTCTAGACGAGGCTAGAGAGGCACGAAAAGAGTATACACATTCTTACACAGAATATCACACTGTAAGACCATAAAAAAAACTTTATAATAGCGGTTGACTTTTAATCAACCGCTATGTTATACTAAATATAGTTAGAAGGAGTTGAAAAAATGGCTTGGTTAGCAAATAAGCTCGGCTTAACAGAAACTCAGATTCTAGCAACATTCATAGCTACTATGGTAGGGTTAGCGCTGGTAGTGATAGGATGTAAAGCAATTGGTTTCTATTATATGTTACATAATTAATAGGAGGTTGATAGAATGCGTGTTCAAAATGAAATGTCCGCTGTTGATATCCTGAAGGCTCTGGAGAAAAATTCCGCTAAGCTTGACAAATACCAAAAGCAGAATGCAAGCATGTTCAAGCGTATAGATAACATGTTTAAAAAGTTCTTTAAAAAAGTTTTGTAATAGTGTTGACTTTACGTCAACAGCATGCTATAATTAAGATAGTTAGAAAATAACATATTAAAGGGAGATGTTGAGAATGACAAAACCATTACAGGTGACTGAAAAGGATATTCTTACAAAGGAGCGCCAAGAGCTTCTAATTGATTCTATCAAACGCAATGTAAAAATGCTAGAGAGCTCAATCAATAACGAGCATGCTCCAAATATCGAGGCTACTGCTCACGTATTGCAAGTTTGGTTAAAAGAATTAGAGAAGCACGGCAAAGCGGTTTGGGAATCAAACGAATAAAAAGTTTTAAAAGGTGGTTGACTTTTAATCAACCACCTGCTATAATTAAGATATACCAAAGGAAAGGGATTGATAAAATGATCGGTTACAAAAACAGAGAGGTTAAAACAAAATATTCGAAAGTGTACTTTAACTTAAGAAAGCATGTATTCAGCGTAAAGCAAGGACAGCATGTGGTCCTTCACACTGAAGGTGTACACTTGACAGATGTAACACTCACAGTCAACGAGAAAGACAGACAACGAGTACTAAGGGAACAACAAAAGAACGTCCACGCTTATGTAAATGGAAACTTCCAAGGAACATACAGCGGAGACGCTCCAGAAGGCTACAGAGAGGCTTACTACAATCCTTACAAGGTTAGCACCTTCGTAGACAAAGAAACGTTTGAGCCGGTTACAGAGGCTTCAGAAGCAATCTTGATAAATCGAAGAATATTCTACAAATAAATATGAAAGACGGTTGACTTTAAATCAACCGTCTGCTATAATTAAATTATACCAAAGGAAAGGATTTGATGATTTTGTATCGAACGACAACTGAATTACTAGAAGCAGCTAAGAAACTAAAGGAGGCTGCTAAGCTTGTCCAAGACGCTACGCAGCATCGGATTTGGTGGGATAAGAAGGTAGATGTCCTGAGAGCGGTTAATGGAGCTCTAGAGAGCGGAGCCTTCACAGGTGATGCATATGCAGAGCTCAAGGAAGCAAGGTATATCATCGGATATGCAGAGGCTAAGGCAGGCGGCTACTTCAGCTGGGAGTGATGGGAGGAGGCTTTGTCCTCCTTCTAAATAAAAAGTTTTAAATAAGTGTTGACTTTAAGTCAAGAACATGAGATAATATGTATATAGCAAGGCAATAACAAAATAATATGAATAAGGGAGATGTTCACATGAACGAATTAAAAATTAATATCGAGGCTCTTGAAGACAGAATAGAAAGACTAGAAGAGAAGCTAGACCACGCTAGCACACCAGAGAGAGCGGAGCTAATAGCAGAACGCTTACAAGATGCACAAACGGAGCTTGAAGGCTTGAGAGAGGATTATGAAGCGCAGATGGAATACGATGGCATGAACGCTTGGGAGTACAACGGGATAAGCCAGAAGGATTTCTACTAAGACAAGGGAGGAGGCGACAAGCTTCCTCTTTTTTACATTGTTCGACAAACCCCTCCCCGTACCATTTTTTACCATAAAGACAAGGTACCATACCCCTATTCTACTACCCCAGCCACGTTTTTCCGAAAATTTTTTAAAGGTAAATTAAAACGATCTTAAACGTGAACACAAATAAAGAGAGGCTATTATACCTCTCCCTCTATCCCCCATATTAAAGTGACAACACAAGCCATAATAACAAGATAATGATGATCGCTCCAAATAACCAGTTCATAACGGCAGTCTCACTCCCTTCCGACCCTCTTACTGATCGGCTGGTAAAAGGACCAAGTAGATGATAAGGTATATTGCTGCTATCAGAACCATTGCCATATCAGATATGTGCATATTCTTCTTAGTTGTCATTATGCTCTAACCCCCTCCCGTACTTATATACAGGATTAGTTTACCCCTCCCCCGTGATTATATAAGTGGGACTCCTAACCAGCCAGACAAAAAAAAGAGGGTATAAATATATACCCCCAAATTTTACAAGCAAAACTATAGCTTCCATATTTTTCCATTATTTCCTAGGCTTATTGTTACGTAAGAGCAATAAGATCAAACGGAATAGCAGCAATGGAGAAATCGTCTTAACAGGCGGTGGAACTGGCGTTGGTTCCGTTTCAGGTGCAGGTGATGGAATCGGAACTGGTTCTAACTCTGGCTCAGGTTCAGGTTCAGGTTCAGGTGTTGGCTCAGGTACCGGGTCCTCTTTTGGAGGCTCTACGGGCTCCTCTACGGTTAGATCGAGGATGTGACTATCTTTGGTATAGTCGGCAATAGCAATGGACTTTAAAAGAGCTACTGCACCCGTCATATGAGGTGTAGCCATTGAAGTACCACTCATACGAGCATATTTACCATTAGGGTACGTAGAGAATACGTCAACTCCCGGAGCTAAGATATCTACCTCACTGTTCGTATTCGAGAACTCTGCTAACATACCGCTAAAGTCTACAGCACCTACTTCCATAACCTCTGGATAAGCTCCCGGATATGAAAGTTCTTCTGTAGCTTCGTCCCCGTCCCCTTCGTTACCAGCTGCTGCAACAATAACAATACCTGCTGCTACCGCTTCCTGAACAGCTTTACGTAAAGCGTAAGAGTGCTGTCCACCTAGAGACATGTTGATCACGTTTACCTTCTGCTTAACGGCAAAACGGATAGCGGAGATTGTCCAGTTCATATCCCCTGTACCGTCATCCTTTAGTGCTTTTAGGGCAAGGATTTTGGCTTTAGGAGCTACACCTACGATACCAGAGCCGTTATTAGTAGCTGCGATCGTACCTGCTACGTGTGTACCGTGTCCGTGACCGTCCATATAGTCCCCTTTACCAGTGAAATCTTTCCCACCGATAATATTGTCTTTCAGGTCCGGGTGGTTATAGTCTACGCCAGTATCGATAATTGCTACAACTACGCCTTCCCCTTCATTCCCTACATTCCATTGAGACTGAGCATTGATCATCTTTACTCCGTCTGGAATCGTTTCTGCTGAGAATGTGTGTACTGATTTTACCTTAGCCGGGATAAGTCGAACCTCACGATTTCTTTTGAAAATGGACATAGAAAAACCCCTTTCTGTACGTGTATTGAAATTAATTCGTACACATACAATATAGGGGCTCGACCTAAATATTTGTTATAACACTTTCCTATTATAGGGAATTGTGGTCTGTATATTTATTCGGTGTAATTCCATAATGATGAATAACTGTTCTCGAATGGATGAATCCTCGTTCTTTAGCTCGAACAAGCGCCTTATACATACGGTCTCGTCCTACAGGGTTATCCGTATGGAGATAGATGCGATTAATAATAAGCGGACTTTTAGTAGCGCCATACTCGATAATCCAGTTAACAAGGTCATCTCCAGTAGGATGTAGGTTACCCTGTCCATCCTCCCCTAGATCGTGGTCTAGGGAAAGAATATTGACTGGGAATGCTTTAAGATATAATACAGCTTCTTCATACGAACGAACGCCCGTAAATCCTCTCGGAATGTCTCTAAGATCATCTACGTATAAATTAATCATTGTGGTTCACTCGGATTATAAGGCATAAAGCGTCTAGCTCCGTAATCATTATTACCGAAGAACTTATCTACTGGGCGTACCCAAACCTGTCCATCTTTATGTGATTTGTATACAACAGCAGCACCGTCTACGTTACCTTCGTATGCATCGGAAGTGCCAATACGTCTTAAGTAGATCGTTTCTTCTGTCTCTTCATGCTTAGCGCATGTGAGAGTTTGAGAGGTATATGCAGGTACATTAGGTGCTAGTGGCACCACAATACCTTTATAAGTGTATAATCCGCCACTAGCGGTATGGATATAGATATCTCCTCGTCTCATTGTAAGTTACCTCGATCTACCATTGTAGCCATAGCACGAATGATAAGGTTTAAAGCAACTTTAGCATTGTCAAGGTTCTCTATTTCATGTCCATTAAGAGTAACAGAGCCTAATAGATCATGTGCCTCTAATACAACTTCCTGTCCGCTTTGTGAAACGACTGTAATTGAATTTTGGTTGCTAGTAGTATACTTTTCCATTTACTTCTCCTCCTAAGTAAAATGATATTGTTAGATACCTACAAATCCTTGTTTAACTGCTTCAAGATATTTAGCAAATTCAGCTGTCTTAGAACCTTCACGACCTGCGGAAGTGTTTGTACCGAACATAGCGGAACGTTGTGCTGTACTGATCTCTAACTGCACACCTTTATATGACAGGGTTTTGTTTACAATGTTCTCGGGCTCACGTCCTGCTAATCCGCTATTCTCTGATACTAATTCACAACTAAACCCTGCTGCTTGTAGTGCCGCAAATACTCTCTCTTTACGATATGTGTCTGCTCCACCAATAAGGGTATGCTTCGTAGAGCTTGAGTACCCGTGGAATGAGACACACAGGACTGAGCGCTTAACTACCTTTAATCCCTGCGGCTCATCGAAATGTGTGCTGGTAACGTGCAGGTCTGTATTTCCAGATGATTTAGTACCTTCGAATAGGTATAGAGACGAGTGAGTATCCTCTGCAAATGCCTTAGCTAGTTCCGATGTTCCTCCCTCGATAGCTCCACCGTGGATAGCAATAGCTACCTTCTGTAACCCTCGGTCCTTTACTGTGATACTATAGTCTTTTCCTTCTACATTAGCTGCTGCTAGCTCTTTAAAATTTGCATATAAATCTGCCATTTTCTTTACTCCAATCTATAGTGTATTTTATTCGTCCCTATTAATATAGCGAATATGGTTTACCTCTTAACGTGTGTTCTACTTTACGTAATTAAAACTTGATCTTCTCTAATGGATTGGTGTGGATGACTACTGGTGTATTTTCTCCACATTTCCGGCAAACATAGTTTGAGCGCTTGATCTTCTCTATTTCTCTTTTATGTCCTAGAGCTAGCTCAACTACTGAATAGATGAACACACAAGCTATAATGAAAGCAATTAACATTACGATTACCATTACTTACCCTCCTTATTTATAACGAACCGCCTGTAATATCTTTCTGAACAGCCCTAGTTGCTCTTTTTTATATCCTCCGTAACCAGCATGACCTATCTCTACTTGAGAGTGTAGCTCATCTTTGCATTTGTCACAGATATGAATATCTAATGCCTCCCCACTAACCCATTTAACAGTTGCTCGGTTAGCTCCGCCTTTATCCATACATACATTGTCGCATACGTCACAGTAAGTAGTTACAACTTGCATTTACTTATCCCCCTCTGGAAATGCTACAAACGATACCGTAGTTTTCATTAATACTCTGATAGGCTTAGCACATTTTCTACAATCGATTGAGAAATCTGCTTCCATATCTACCGGGTCTACGTATTGGTCCCACTCATCGTCTTCATAACCACAATGCGGACAAACAATTAATTCTGATGCAAGTACTGGTTTAGCCATTAGTTTTCCTCCTCTGTAGGGAAACTAGCAAACGTTAGTGTGACTTTCATAAGAACTTCGCTTTCCTTCTTACACTTCTCACACGTTAAGGTAAAATAATGTTCTAACCCTATTAAATCCAACGCTGCATATTTTTCATAGTAATGGTCCTCATGTCCACAATGGGCGCAAGGCATAACATCATTTGCAACTACTGGTTTAGCTTTAGCCATCTTTCTTCCTCCTATTTACGAGGCGTTAGTGCCCCTAGTATTTTCATACCGCAATCAATACGGTGTACTAGAGTGTGACAGTTAGGGCAAAGTACTGATAGGCTCTTAGCTTGTGTAGCTTTCTCTAGTTGGTGACCGTCCCAGCCTACCCAGCCCTGTTTAGCTGCCTCTTCTAGTAATTCTGTTATGTCTTCGTTGTTCTTTACTGCTGCACGGATTTTATTCTCCATTGCTTGATGTTCCTGATAATCGATGTGATGTACTTCTACGATATGGTATCCACAGATTTCACAACGATCTCCGTATGCTTCTATTCCTACATGTCTGTAATCCGCTGCCATTTCTTTCTCTCCTTGCTATATCTTTTAGTAGTCTTATAAAGACCCTATCTTAATATAGCTTTCGAGATGAGAATACGTTGCCAAATCGATAAACAAATAATCCCAATGCATACATTTGTTTATCGGATAGTTTTCTGCCTGCTATTCCTTGTATAAAGATACTTTGAGCTGTTGCCGGGAGCTTATCTGTTTTCTTATGAGGAGGGAGGGACTGTAAAGCGCCCCTCGTATCTCCCAGTATAGTTGTTAAGTCTGATCGATGTAGATATTCCCCTACAGCTAACTCTTCTTCTATTTGAGCATCCCTGCGTTCCATTGCCCACATTTGCTCAAACATGCAATCCATTAAGTCATCTGCATAACTCATACTGCTTCTCCTCTCGGTCCTCCAGCTCTTAATTTATGAAGGTGCTTCCAATCTTCCGTGTAAAGATCGTAGTATGGTACAAATTTATGTCCAAAGTTAACGTGCTGCTCATCCCATCCTTCTGACAGGTGATCGTGCATATCGGCTACCATATCTTCGATAGTCATTTCTTCTTCCATAATATCGATCATTGAGCCCGGGAATAACTCTGTATACCAGTAGCGTACCTCATTGATATTTTCAGAGCACACTAGCTCAAACAAGCAATTCATTAAGATTTCCTTCATATCACGCTCTCTTCTTGTTAAGCCAATCATATGTACATCTTTGATGTCTAAGATTTGAGCTCCTACAGTTAATTCACCTGACATGTCAACTTCATGGTCTTCTGGATTAAAGCCGTAATCGTACTCCTCGACTCCTTGAATCATTTCATACACTAACTGCTCTTGACGAGGAATTAAACGACTCTTCTTAGTAGGTACAACTGATTCAACTGTATCAAATGACATTACTCGGATACCGTCTGTAACTACTGCTGCATACTTCATTTGGATTCTATCATGGTTCTTTCTAATGTAAGATTTACCTTCGATTGCTTCTAGCATTTCTTTAGGTAGCTCTCCGCAACCATTTTCAATGTAATCCATAAGCTCTTTCGTTACGTACAGTAAAGGCGTTTGATCAGTTAATTCTACAACGTCTGTTCTATCCCACTCATGAAAAGCAATTACGTGGTGTGCCTTCCCCATTCCAGAAACCCAATTCGTCCACACATCATGTACATATAACATTATTTTTCCACCCTTCTAGGATTAGTTTTTTCTTGTATACATTAAAGCTGTATTCAAAACCAACGTCCTCAGAGCCTTTCAAATGGAAGTATCTATTCCAAGGCTCCTTATCAAATTCGGGGAAAAATGCATCTGCTTCAAACTCTTTATCGATCTCTGTAAGATATAGACGATTAGTATAAGGTAGAAACTCTCGGTAGATTGTTTCTCCTCCGATAATCATTAGCTCTGTATCATGTCTAAATTCATAGAATATTTGAGCTATATCGGTCCTTACTAATACGTCCGGGTGTGGATTATAGTTGGGGTCCCTAGTTAATACTACATTTAGTCTCCCTTTTAACGGTTTACCAATACTTTCAAATGTCTTTCTTCCCATAACTATTGTTTTGTTTTTGGTATGCTTTTTGAACCAGTTAAAATCTTCTTTGATGTGCCATAATAATTTATTGTCACATCCTAGTTCACCTCGCTTTCCAATAGCTGCAATCATTGCCACATGCAACTGTATCACCTCCCCTCGGTTACTCTAGCATTCTTACTTAAGCCAAAGTTCGTCTAAGAAGTCAATGTAGTGATTAAGCTGCTCTTCGTTTAAAGCGTTAATTTCTTTTTGTCCTAATCCAAACGCTTCCTCGGTCTCTCTGATAAACTCTCTTACTGTTTGCTCATTAGTGGAGCCGGGAACCAATTCAGTGAATGATGAGTCTAAGTACTTGTGTTTGAACATCTATTATTTCCCCCCTTCTACCCTACTAACTCTGCGGTACATTTAATTGTATAAGCTGAACCGTCTGATAACTCTATGAAAAATCCGTTCTCTCCTAGACTAGAATTTACTACTTGAAACATTGTTTGATCATTTTGAATACGATTCATATGTTCTTGGAAGTATTCTTTAACAGTACCTTCAAACTCTTCTGTAACCTCTTGTTCGTGTCCTTTTACTTGCCACTGTTTTAACTTAAACTCGTTTTTCATATTATTTCCTCCATTTCCTTTGCTTGTATTAAGTCTATAACATTGTCTGTAACTTGTCAATAACTTTTTTAATTTAATTTTTCACCTGTAATGTTGAACATAATCATATCTATGTTGTAGTACAGCGCTTCTAGTGTCGTATCATTTTGGATGATATAGTCCACTTCAAAGTCTTTTACGTGCTTCTCTGTTTCAAAATTTAGATTATTCTCGTCAAATTCATCTCCAGCAGCTTTCATACGTTCAATACGCACCTCTAATGGAGCTTCTACTCGAATAATGATATACCCTTCTGCACGTAGTCGTTCTAGTTCATTAGGCTGGCGTAGGTCTGTAATTAAAGGAGAGAATACAGCTTCAGAGCCTGTAATATTATAATTCTGGGCAACTCGTCTAATTTTGTTAATCTGGTCAAAGCAAAGGTTAATCCAGATGTCTTCTCCATGTGTATATCGCTTGTATTGACCGTGTAACTGATAGCCTTTTACAGGCTTAGGGAATCGAGGGATGTGTGGGTTTTGTAAATGGAAATCTTTCTTTAATTCGTCACCAAAGGCAAACGGAGAGAGGATGTATTTATCCTCTAGGTATTCCGCTACCGTATCCTTACCTGTTCTCATTTCTCCTGTGAGTGCAATCTTAATCTCTTTTTTCATTTTAATGTTCCTCCCTGTTTTTAATTTCCTACTGATAGTTTGCCTTTGATTGTTGGATGTGGGTTGTAGTCGATTAGCTCAATGTCATCCATTGTGTAATCTTCAATTCTATCGTGTACAGTTTTCACAACTAGTTTAGGCATTGGACGTGGTGTACGAGATAGCTGTAACTTAATTTGCTCTTCATGGTTAGAGTAGATATGTGCATCACCAAATGTATGAATAAACTTCCCTACTTCTAAGCCGGTCATCTTAGCGATAATGTGTACTAATAGCGCATAGCTGGCGATATTGAACGGTACGCCTAGGAAGAAATCTGCTGAGCGCTGATACATTTTGCAGCTTAGCTCTCCATCCTGTACATAGAATTGGAACAATACGTGACATGGAGGTAAAGCCATGTTCGGGATGTCTGAAGGGTTCCACGCTGTAACTAGCAGTCTACGTGAGTCTGGGTTGTTTTTGATCTCTTCAATAACATCCTGTAACTGATCAATATGTTCAGTAGACGTTAACCCCGGGAAATCTTCTGAAGTAGGTGTATTAACTTCCCAACTGCGCCACTGGTGCCCATAGATAGGTCCTAGATCATAACCTATATCTTTGACCATTTCTACAAACTCATCTTTAGTTAAATCTCCACCAAACTTATTTTTACAATCTCGGTAGCCATCATCGGTCCAGATATTAACGTTCTTCTCTAGTAAACTTTTAAGGTCTGTATCTCCTCTAGCAAACCAGAACAATTCTTCTCCGACAATACGCATAGGGATTGCTTTATTTGTTAGTGCCGGGAATCCCTCTTTTAGATCAAATTCCATCTGCGGTCCAAATAGAGAGATAGTGCCGGTCCCTGTACGGTCTCCTTTACGTTTACCTTCGTTTAAAATTCGTGCTGCCATGTTGTTATAAACTAAATCTGCATGCATATTAATTTCCTCCTAGTTCTTCAATTAAGTTTGCTTTTACGTTCTGTTCAAAGATATGATCGATATAGTCTACTAGATCGTCATTTCTATAGTGTGAATGGAATTTAGGTCTTAATTGCTCAGCCATGACGTACCATTGACCCATTTGCTCTTTAATAAACTTTTCACTAGTGAGACCTTGTTTCATTCTAAGTAAGTGATCTCTAGCGCCCTTATCAATATGTTCGTCATACCATAAGCAGCTAGCATAATCGGTATAGTCTTTTTTATAATAATCGTACATAGTCTGCATTACTCTAAACCCGTTAGCTGCGTTCTTCTTTGCTTTGACTTCCTCACCGATATCCATTTTCTTTTTATACAGCTTCATTGCGTTATGAAAAATTCCAAACGAAGCATCGAATAAATGAGATAAATTCACTCGAGTAATTTCCTCACGAATACCGTATAAGTCATTCCAGATCGGGTCCTCATTATGACTAACCTTTACTGAATATAAAACTTCGATTGTATTTGGATTACTCTTAATCAACCCTTCTCTCAATCTTCTAACATCATTCCAAGAATTGTCTACAGCCTCTGTAACCTTACTTGGTTTACTCCAATCGGCTCTCTTATACAAGTCCTCAAATGTTGGATAATAGTATGTGATATAATCCTCGTCAGATGATGGAGTCGTTAAGTTATAGTTAGCGGACCCATATTGTGCGCTGAAAGCTACTTTATTGTTCAACATCGATTTGTTCCTCCTCTTTGATCTTCTCTTTTAACCATGCTGGAAAGAAAGCTGCTTCTTTAACTTCGATATGTGCTGTAGTTTCCTTACATTTGAAGCAGTACATATGTTTAATATGATTTCTTTCTTTCATCTTTCCTCTCTTCCTATGTATAGGAACAATATTCTCACAAATTTCACACTCTAAATGCGTTTGTTGCGTTCTGGTTTTAGCACCTGAAGCCATTTTAATACACCCCCATTTGTTTTTAAGGTTGATAGCTTATTGACTTTCTATCAACCTTGTAACTAGATTATATAATACAGACCCCTTGCTTGTCAATACAATTTCTGAAAATTTTGGAAAGGCTGTAACTTTTTTTTTATAGCTTAGTATCGTACAGCTTTTTATTGCGCTGAAGCTTCTCGTAGCAAGCTTCAATCACTAACGAGTCGTAAAGTGCGTTATGTTTTTTACCATTGATCGGCTTATCAATAAATGCCTCACGACTAATATCTGGGTCAATACCAAACATTTTAAATAGAGTACAAATGTCATAAAAGATATAGTCTACATTTTCGGGTACGTTATGTGCTCCCCAGAAAAGGTTGTTTAATAGAACTCCATCGTAGCTTAAGCAATCGCCCCAAAATTCAACACGGTCAAACTGTTTTAACCACTGTAAAAATCTATTTGATACCTGAACAAAAGTACCTTTAACACAGGTATAGTCCCCTACATTTTGAAACATAAATTCGTCTTCTTCCGTAAACTGTAGATGTGCAATTACATTGTCTCTAACCCAATCGTCTACCTGATCTTGGTCAAAATCGTTAAACTCCGCATAAAACTGTTTCCCATTAGAAGCTTTAAACCCTACACTAATTGGTGTTGTATATTGATGTAACCCGGTAAATTCAAAATCCCAGAATATCTTAGTCACTGTTTTACCTCCTATATTTTCCCTGTATCTTTACTGTATGATATGAAAAAAATAGCAGCCAAGAGGCTTGACTGCTAGATTTTGGGCTGCCTATTTATTTTTTAAGGTGCAAAATGCGTCTCTTAAACGCTAGTACTACTCCTTTATCGCTTAGTTCATCGATTTCATGCTTTGAATTGGCTGGTAAGCTAGAAAGGTAGAAGCGCAATACCTCAATATCGTCTTCCGTAAACTCTTTAACATTTGCATAACTTTCTTCAATAAAGTCTAAAGTAGAGTTAACTTGGAACGATACCATGTTACTAACATTTGTAACATACTCAAGAAGGTTTTCACTTTTATTCTGTTTAAAAGCTACCCCATCCGTATAACTCTCCATTTTAAACCCGTCCATCTCCATTGAAAAGACCTTTAGCGGCTCCTCTGCTGTAGCGCACTCATTAAGACAGTTACATGTTTTACAGTAGTCTTTGTTAACTACCACTCCGGCTAAGAATCCGCCTGTTACAGGTACTGTATCTAACGTGTAACCCATCTCCTGAATCTTGTCGAGGAATTGTTCGTAACATAGACCGTCAAACATGTAGTCTAGGTATTCCCCTTCTTCTTCCTCTAGCTGCTCTTTCTCTACAAATTCTACAGGAGAAACGCCAACACCTTTATTAAATTCCTCTTTAGCGTTGTTACGCTCCATTGCTCGTTCGATCTGAGCATCGATATACTTTTCAACAACCTCATCGTCAAAATAACCTTTTAACGGCGGAATTTTAGTTTTCTCTGGGTCCATATTCTCGTCCGATTCTAAACTATCGTCTGAAAGATTAACTGCTGTAAGCAGTTCTTTAGCAAATTCAACTAACTCTCCTACCGCCTCATGAAACCCTGCTTGCTTAGCTGTTAATTCTGAAAGTTTCATGTCTTTCTTATTGTTTATATACGTACTATTTTCGTACATCGAACGGATATAACGAAGCTGATCTTCTACATTTCTAAACTTTTTATAAATCTCTACTGCATGTTCAGCCATTTATTCATTTCCTCCTACTGACATCATTTTGATTGTCTCTTGAATCTCGTCCGCATGTGCGGCAAAAGCACCTCGATAGTTCTTCACTAACGTATGCTCTTTAGTGTTAGTGCCTCTATAGTGCTGAATAAATATTTCAAATGGCAGCAAGCCATTGATTCGTTGTATTTTAGGGTCATCTAACTGCTGAGTACTTCCGATTGTAGTAATCTTACAGCTATCAGCGCAACGAGTATAAATAGTATGTAACTCATGTAAACTCATATTTTGCGCTTCATCTATGATAATGAAAGCATTTTCGTAAGTTACTCCACGTTCATATGAAGTAGTTATAGCCTCAGCTTTGATGCCTTGGAACTCTTCATCGTCATCATCATTGTTTTGTTCTCTCTCACCAGCCCATACTTCAAATAGACCCGGCTGTACCTTGTCTAATGCGCTAATGAATGGTTTCATAAAAGGTCTTTCTTTGTCTTTTACTCCACCCGGTAAGAATCCTTGGTCTCTAGTTGCGACTGCATTTCTTATGTAAACGATTTTGTCATAGTCTGTACCTTTTTCGACCTCGTACGCTCCGGCAAGCACGGCTAAAGTGGTTTTACCTGTTCCACTTTTACTATCACAGAATACAGCCTGCACTTCGTCTTTAGGAGCCCACAATGATTGCATGTATGCTAGTTGGTGTTCATCACCAAATACGTTAAATCCTTTTTCGATTAACCATTTATATCTGATATCTCTATAAACACTAGCCAATACAATCAACCTCTCTGAATGAATATATTTTGTGGTATCTTACTTTCATTATAGCATAAAAATGGGAGGTTTTTATGCTACGAGCTACATTTGGGAGGTTTTGTAACTTAACTCTAATATACACTATATCCTATAGCCTGTCAATATAAAATCAAAAAAAAACTTCCCGGAGGAAGTCTTTTTAATTATTTATAATACCAGCCTTTTTGATCGAGGAACTTCTTAACTGATACTAGGTCTAGACCGCCTACGGAAATCGTAGAGCTTGGGTTACCTGTAACGTATACGTTAAGTTGTGAACCGATCTTAGCCTCTTTAAGGAATGTGCGGAACTCAGCTTCCATTGCCTCTGCTAGTCCACCTGTTGTGATTGTAACAAGTAAAGCTTCTACTTCTTTAGCCGATACAAAACCACCGGGAACAGCGTAGGCATTACCGTCTTCAGTGTAACCATAGACAGAGAAAATAGTGTCCTTAGTTAACGTACGGAATGCTCCAGATAAGTTTGCGTATTTATATACATTGATATCTTTTAGCGCCTTAACTTGGAATGAGTACTTATCTCCTAAGCTTGTTACTTTAGGTAAGTCCTCAGCTTTAGGTTCCTTCGCTTCTAGAATACGGCTTGCCAGCTTAGTAGTCGTATCTTTACCAACGATACCGTCTGCTGTCAGTCCATTATCTTTCTGGAATGCTTTAACAGCTGCAATCATTTCGTCTCCGTAGCTGCCATCTGCGCCATATTTAGGTAACTTGTAACCTAATGTTAACAAGTCTTGCTGTAACTTCTTGACCTCTGCTCCAGAATCACCTTTTTTGTAGATTCCCGGGCTGTTAGCTGGTGCTGATACGGACGATGTATTTGGTTTGTATGCAGGGAATTTAGGTACCATACCGCTGTATACTTGCTTGTCCGTTAAACCAGCAGTCATTTGGAAGTGGGGGTAGTCTTTAAAGCTCTTCCAATCTCCGCCCCACTCAAAGCCTAATTTCTTAGCTTCTTCTACAACTTCCATCCAATCTGCTTTGCCATCCCCATCGAAGTCTTTGCCCATTTCCCAAACAACTTTCGTACCATCTGCGGACTTAAGCGCAAAGTCAATGGCATAACCATAGTTGTGCATAGAGTATCCACCACGGGCATTGGTTACTTTGTTTTCACTAGGCTCTGCTTTCACACCACTTAAACCTACAGCATTTAACTGTGCTTGAGTACGACCCTTTGCATACAACTTATTCTGCTCTGCTTTTGTACGAAGAGCTTGAGTGATCGTAATAGTATATGGACCAGTTAAACGTTTCTTAGCGTTAGCAATTAGTTCTTCGGCTTTTGCTTTTACATACGGGTGAAGACCTTCTAAACTAGCCATGTAAATTGCTCCTTTCAAATTGTAATCTCTTTTAATATAAGACCAGATTAGTTATTTACTAACCTAGTCTCGATTTCCCTAATAATGGAATCAAAAACGGTGTCTGAGCTAAAAGTAAATACGAAGGTAACTCCAGAAAATTTACCTACACTAACTTGCTCAGCTGTCACAGAGCATTGCCACTCTTTAGCGGCGTTAATAAACTTAGCAGCTTTGATAAACTCCTCAGTTTCTTTAGCTTGGTCCTTCATAAGCTCTACGGGAATAAAGATTTCATGTTCTGTCTTCATTCGACCGACAGTTTGCCTTTCCTTGAAGAACTCCACTGTATCTTTTAAAGAATGGAGGAGAGTTTTTCTCCCCTCACTCATTCCGCTGCTTCCTCTTCTTCAGGGAAAGTATTCTTTGCCCACTCATCGTAATTTTCTTTTTTAATGAAACTGATAATGAATGCGATCTCTCCGCCCTCAATTCCAGAATTAATAGGGGATACACCTGTAGGTGGGTTGCCTGTATTGTCATCGACAATTACAATTACATCCTCACCAAGATCAATTACCTCTCCTTTAGCTACTGAAGCTGCAAACTTCTCTACAAGGACCTCGTACTCTGCACCGCAATCGATAGCTTTTCTAAAGATTTTCTTATGTAATCCCGGTTCCTCAGATGAGTGGCTTACCACTTGTAAGAAATGTGTATCTTTTGTTTCGTCTGAAGACCTAGCGATTAAGAAGTTATAGTCCTTAAATGTCTTTCTAGCTAAATGAGCTAGCATGTCTACAATTTCAGCATAATCCTCGTCAGTAGCTTTACGAGTAATCAAGTCTGTTAGTGTTAAACCCTTTTCCTCTTCAACGAAGAATCGTTCCGTTAGTGGTTGTGTCACCCTTGTTGTAAATTCGTGATCTAATCTATTTTTATTATTACCTTTGTCCATATTCATCTTATTAACTTCCTCCTCAATTATAATGTCTTTTAGTTCATTAACAACATTCTCTATTGTTTGTTTATACAGCTTGACCTCTTTTTTAGCTGATCTTACTGCCATAAGGAATCCAAAAGCCAGTAACAGAGTGTATCCTATTACCGTTAATACCATTATAACATAGATTCTATCATTCACTCTCGTTACCGCTCTCTCCAAAAACATCTTGAAGATCAGCTGCGTCTATAGTCCAATGATTCCCGTCTTGCTCAAGTCCAAACTTTGCAAATACGGGACGAGCTTGAGGGTTGTCTGCTACTTTTACACCTTTATTTACACTAACTGCCAGATTGATAAGCTCTGAGAATCCTCGAGCGGCAATACCCGGAACTTGACCGTTGGTCTTGTAGAAATCCATTACAAGGTATTCACCTTCTTTGGAGTATCCTACTATTCCAGCAATCTCTCCGTCTGGACCATTTAATTCTAAATAATAATCTGAGCTATCCTGAAACTGTTGACCTTGGGATAAGCCTTTAGCTGCCTGTTTGAGTTTAGCAACCTTCTTTGTATCCTTTGTATCACTATCAGCGTGAACCCTACCTCTAAGCTCTCGAGCGTGGCTTACAGTGGCATTGGGAGTACTTCTGCCTTCACTGTTTCCTTCGTTCGGTTCACTTCCGCTTTTGCCCGGGTCTTCATACACAGTAATCTCAGTCTCTTTTCCATTTCTCATGACTTTACGTTTTACTGGTACTAGCTTACTGTAGTCTTTAGCTTTAACAAGTTCCTCTGGGAGGGAGTCACATGATTTAGCGTAAAGGTACATATCGTACATTGTATCGAACCCGTACATATTTAGTAGCCCTTGATACGTCTTGGACAGTTGATCGTTTCTTTCGATAACGTCATCCAATCCCTTAACCTTTGTCATTAGCTTGACAAATTTTGTATCAAATTGAGCGTCTTGTAATCCTGTAGAAGGTTGATTTTGTACTTCTGTGGCGATCTTAGTAAGCTTCTCAACTAGGCTAGCCATACCAGTTTCAGATAGACTGTATTTTGCCTTTTTCACTACTATAACCTCCTTTATACACATTGTAGCATGTCTGTATTATACTGTCAATAAAAAAGAGAGGAAAAAATTTCTTCCTCTCTAGTACCCTCGTCCAAAAATATCTGTAGCCTGTGGCATAGCATTCTGTACGACTGTGTAGTTGAAAGCATTTTCTTGTGTGCCAACAATAAACGGCTCGAGAACATGCTCCATTCCTACCATTGAGTACACAGAAGATTGGGCAAAGTGATCGTCACCTTTATTCGTGATGATTTGGTATACTTCTGCTGTCTTCTCGTCTTCTTCATCTCGAATAACAACGTTTTTCCAATGTTGCTTATACAATTCTAGCTCTCTATCTGGACGATAGAAACCTAATCGATTCATCTTCATATCTGAAATGTGACGCTTATTTTGGGTAAGCTTATCGATTGTAACTAGTGACTTAGGCTCTGACCATGAAGGCTGAATCTGCCCCGTAGAGCGTGGGTTAGGGTTTACCTTAACTCCATATACTTTACCATAGCCAAAGTGCTGAATAAGCTTCTCAACGTAGTTACCGCTATCTCCGATGTCTGCACAGATGATATCCGGGCTGTACGGGATAAGCTGGTTAATGATCTCCTCTAAGTCTGCTTCGATATTAGCTACACCCCTAGAGCGCTCCACAGAAAAGATACGAATAAGGTCGATCATACCGTTGTCTCTGAATCCTCGAATAGTAATCCAGTGTCGGTTACCCCAATCAATACCTACAGAGATAAATCGGTAGTCTCCTCGATTCATAAGTGGCTCTGGTAAATCTTCTCGGATGTTTTTGTTAATATCATCATCCACAACAGCAAGCGCTAAATCTTGGAAAGGGAAACCTAAAACGTAGTTGTAGAAATGCTGCTTCGACTTAGCTTCAAGTTCTTTACGCTTCAGCTGGTCCGCAGAGATAAATACAGCGTTCATTTGAGTGATAAGGTATCCTCTAGTTCCGCCGCCATCTTGAGTACGAGTAGGGTATAAAGGAACCCATGAGCCATTATACCAACGGTCTAGAACTTTACCGCACTTTTGACAGATAAATCGGAATGTTCCGTCTTTTACTGTTTGAGCTAACAAGTCTACTCCACTCTCATCGGTACACTCAATATTTTTCTCGTAATCTAGCTGCTGAGTGAGTCCGCAGTGATCGCACTTATGCATGTACACATGTTGGTCTGACTTGTCGTATAGTTCGTGAATCCCATAGTTCGGGACCGTAGGTGTTGACCAACGGCGTAAGATTTTAAAGTTAGAAGATGACATAGATTCGATAGCCGATATTTCTGCTGAAGCAGATACACGGTCATACTCATCCAGAGATAAGTAGTCAATATCGACACCCTCTACTGCTGCACCTTTAGAAGATGAACGGAACAGTAAGAAGCTGTTTCTAATCTTTTTCTTTTCCAACGAGTCAACGTTTTTATCGGTAATAGTCGAATAGTACCCAGCCTCTAGTAGAGGGTTAATCCGGGTACTAACGAAGTCCTTCATTTGTCGGTTCGTAGGGAATGTATATAAACATTTAACCCCGGCGTAGCTGTGTAGATCGGCAAAGTGAATCATTTCCGCTACACCAATCTCTGATAATCCTAGCTGACGAGACTTGATAACCGCCTTATTTGCATGCTGGTCATTAATCATCTGTACTTGCCAAGGTCGGTGAGATTGATATTTTGCAGAATCTCTTCCGCTAATATGGAAGGTAATCGGGTGGTTCTTAACCTTGTGATGCTTTAAAAGGTAAGACGAAGGGTTGAGCATAGTGATTACATAAGCTAGTTCTTCTTTTGTTAGGTCTGTTCGTCCAAATGTCTGCTTAGCAACATTGGCGATTAATTTTCCATCGATGTTATTAATCATTAGAACGCACTCTCATTTTCTTTATTCTGAGCCATGTCAAACTTATGCAATAGCTCAGCCACATCTTCAGTTGATAAATCTGTAACATCTAATCGTCCCTCTTCGTCTGCTGTAATTTTACCCTCTTGGATGCCCTCTTCTAAAGCTTTATCCTGCTTCATGTTGATCTCTGGAAGCGCAGATTGTCCCATTTTACCTTCCATTGCCTCTGTGATTCCATTAATCTCTTTATACATCCCGTACACACGGGTTAAGTCCGCCATGTTGTCAATCGGAATATCTCCCGACTGTAGGCGTTGAATAAACTTAAGTAAAGAAAGTGACAAGCTGTCATTTAATAAGTCACGTACTTCACTCTCACTTGACATTCCTTTTTTCTTTTGCATCTTTTTTCTGATGTTATCCGCCATCGACATTGATTAACTCCCCTTTCTTCGCTAATGTTCTGTAACAAGACGCTACGTCTTTACAGATATCAACTTTAAAATACTCGTTTAAATGGAAGTGAACATGTGAAACGGAAGTAATGTACTTTCCTTCTTTAATAACTAAAGAGGAGAGGGGGCGGCTACACACGACACATAGTCGAGGTGTATGCACCCGTTTGTCCCCTTTGTTGAAGTCATGGTACTTTTCCGCTAGCTGATATAGGTTTTTCCGTTTTGCAACTATCTCTTTTTTAGTGATCAAGTTCCTCCTCATCCTCCTCATCGAAGTACTCCTCGTCTTCTTCGGTAAGATCGTCTTCTCCAAAGTTGGAATCAAGATAATCGTTGTACGCTTGTAAACGTTCTTCTAAGAAAGCATCTTCGTTAAACTCTTCATCACCCATAATGGCTGCATACATATACGGTAGCTCTAATATTGTTTGGCTGACAATTCGAGTGATAGCTTCTGGTGAAAAAGATACCCCGTATCGGAGAAACTGGTTAAATACAAACGTCTCAAATTTAGTATGTAGCTTTTCGATAATCTCCGCTTCCATTAAATCGCTTTCAGCTTGTAAGTGAGCGTAATCGTAAGCCATTGTTGTAGTCGTTATTGTTACGATCGTCTCTAGGTCTGTAACCAGTTGATTTACAAATGGCATATCCGGGTACATCTTTTCCCCTTTAACAAGGACAGGCGCTAATAGTTCCGAGTCCGTAACTACTTGTGGTGTAAGCTCCTCTACGGCAAAATTCTGTGCAAAACTACGGTAACTCTCCATCTCTTGATCAGTTAGTCCAAACATAAAATTGGCACCTACCCTTCTTTTTTCTCGTCTATCTTCTCCGGCTCCTCCGGCTCCTCTGGTAACTTCTTCAGTACTACTCCCGTCAGTTCCTGTAATTCCTCCTCCACCCGTTGTTTCTTTTTTAGCAAGTGCCTATTATATAGCCAAACTACAGCTAAGGCTAATGCGGCTCCTGCAATAATATGTGTTGGTAACGGGTGGGGGATAGGGTGTATGAACTCTGAAAAGCCGTAAACGGTTGTCATTGCGACCGCTTCCGCAAAGAATACAAGTAATATTTTAATAACTAAGTGATTTCTATTTAGCATGTGTGCAACCCTCCTATTATTTTGTCCTTGACTATAATATAGTGGTTTGAGGAAACTTTATGAAAAATCTCACTGCAAAGTCCTATATTAGGAAGAGAATCAGAAGTCGGAGAGGGTATAAATGATTATATATTCTATTGTTATAACTGTAGCCTTATATATCCTTATGGGCTACCTATCATTCATTACCGCCTCAATCCTCTACAATGGGTTGCGGTTCAAGCTTCCTCTTTCAATTTTAAGGTCAATTATGTTTATAGGAATATCCTATATCTCTATTATATCAGATGTTATACTGTTCGGTTATGCGCTGTACAGCTCGGTTCTTATCAAGAATGGGATGTTATTTTTATTAGTCGTGTCAACACTCGTACCAGCCGTTGACAGAAAGGAGAGTCATTATGAGCATAAAGGAGAATAAATATCACAATACAGTCAAACTAGAGTTTCGTGATCTGGTAGCTAGTTTCACACAGAGAGACAGATCGCAGTATCATATGTTTACTATTCACCGCCTGCTCTCCTTGGGACTGCTTATTGATTTTACATATCGGTACTGTACAAACAGTACACCAGACAAATATATTAGAATAGAGTTAGACTTAAAAGAGCACGGTAGAGTGCTATTTAAAATCAATACAGAGTCTAATTATGGGAGCGTAGCAGACGATATCAGCATGAAGGTATTGGAGAATTTCTTAGTAAATTTTGATACAGGTCTTGATGATAAAGGGAAAAGAGGGAGTTTTGGTCTTTGATAATTAAAGAAAGGTGGGGGTTCTAGTGGCTTACCAAAATCATGAGCTTATTCACAAGCTTAAAGGTATTGAAGATACAATCCAAAACCAAGAAACAGATACTACAGAACTTAAGGTGGTTGTAAACGAACTTAAGGCAATTGTACAATCTCTTGATAAGGACATGGCAATTCAACTCGAGAAACAGTCCCACCTGTTTTATCGGGTGGAGCAACTACAAAAAGAAATAGAGCTGTTAGAGGCTAAGGATGTTAAGACAGGTGATAAGCAAAGAGCTTTAATCGAGAATGCGCTTATGGCTTTCCTTGGTGGACTAATCACGTACATCTTCAGCTTAGTTGGTGGAGGTAAATAAAATTGAAAGGTGTGGAAGGTAATGAGAGAAAAGGTTATTGAATTGACAATGCAAAGCGGAGTAAAATTTTATGTGCCATCGGAAGATTTAAACAGTCTTGGCGTTCCTGAATCTCCTGATAGCTACGTAGGGAACCATTTAGTAGGTAGCCGAGGACCTATGCTTCGAGTACTAACTGCTTTAGATGCTACAGGCGAGGAACGATTTGTAAACCCTGCTCAGATCGAGAGTATGAAGGTTACGTACCTATCGTAAAAGGACTAGAAGTTATCTAGTCCTCTTTTTATGTATTCTCTTAGTAGGTTACTTTAAATCCGTATAGCTCGAGTACCGCCTGAGTAGTTGCCCAATTCAAGTGTGCTAATCTTTCTAAGAAATCTAAATATTCACACATTTTAAGTCCCTCCTTGTCAACTTTGTCCTATTTTAGAGTAAAGCAAGACCCGGATATTTTCCGGGTTAAGCGTTCGTACATCCGTCACATAGCAGCCTGTGTAGTCCGCAGAGAGCACATGGTTCGATTTCCGATAGCTGCCCTTCATGAGCCATATGGTAGCTTGTAATGGTCTTATCTTCCTCGATACGATGTAGCGCACAATGGTTAATAGGTATTCCCTGATTACATACTCCACATTTACTTTCCTTCATTATTCTTCCTCCCTAAAGTCATATATTATTCTTCCCGGTGAAAAATACTGAATAAGTCTATTTCCTTGCTTTACCTTTCTCTTACACATCATTCGATCATGACTGTTAACAATAATTACTTCTCCTACATCATACTCGTAGGGTGTTTTTTCTGGAGCTCCTGAACCGTATACAGCATATTTCTCCATTAATGTTCCTCCTTAACTGATCTGTTCTCTAACTCTTCGATTTCCTCTGGTGTAAGGTCATCGAAAAGATCACGATACCCAACTCCAAACATATCCTCTAATGCTCTTAGTGTTTTCTGTCTTGGGAACTTTTCTCCATTTTCCCAGTAGCTTACTGAAGAGTAGTTAACACTTTTACCCATTTCTTTTGCTAATCGATCTGCCAGTGTATAAATAGTAAGTCCTGCATCTGTTCTGTATTTTTTCAATCTCTTTGGTGTTTTCATTATTTATCTCTCCTTAGTTTTATTTGGTTTGTTTTTGTTGTTAATTACATCTTAGCACCTTATTGATTAAATGTCAACATCCTTTTATAAAAAAGTTCTTGAAGATGTGTTTCTTCTATTATACCTTATATTCTTGACACAAGCAATAAGTTGTTTAATTTTATTTTGTCCTATTTTTAACCCTTGATACATAAGGGTTTAGAGGTAATCCTGAACAGAAATGTGCCTATTTAATTTTATTGTCTCTGTATTATATATTTATAATAATATTATATATAAATTAATTATTAATAAATAAAATTAAATATAAGGGTTGAGCTAAGAAGAAAATAGGACAAAAATTAACACTGACAAATGTTTCCTCTTTCAGGTACTATATCTCTGATCAAGAGTAAGACTAGAAATGAATCCTGAACAGTGGTTAAAAGTTTTTGTCCTATTTTAATCCCTTGGGAGAGTAAGGTTAAAGACTAATTCCTGAATAATTATGTCCTAATATATTTTATTACTCCTCTATTATATATTTATATACTATATATTAATTAATAATAATTTATATATTAGATTAAATAATAAAATATAAATTAAGAAAGACGTGAAAAAAAAAAGTTGGAAAAGTTATAGACAAATGCTTGCCATAACCAATACAGTGTGTTATAGTAAGTATAGGCTTAGATTGACAATAAATACACACCATTCTAGCTTGTTCAGGAATACGACTAAAAAGGTCTCTCCCCTGACGATTCTTTCTATAGTAGAAATGAACAAGCTAAACTTTTTTCAATAAAAACAACGATTGTACGTTTAAGTAACTACATTGTTGGTTATAATATAAATATAGAGCCTAGAAGTATTTCATACTTCGTTCCTCCCTTTCCTAACGGCTCTTTTTTTGTTATCTTATTGGACGGTTACTCAAGTATGGCTGAAGAGGGCTGTTTGCTAAACAGTTAGTCGGTGGTAGCACCGAGCAGAGGTTCGAATCCTCTACCGTCCGCCATTTACAGGTTATTCATTGAGTACACGAATGAGATTATATCGTGTCCTGAATGAGTGTTCTGTTCTTAGGCTTTAGAGTATCACTCGTCAAAATATTGCATTAAAGCTGGGTTTTACAGTTTCAACCCTGAAGTTATCTCGTTCAGTCGTGACCGTGTTAAAGGTAGCGCTGCTGGAGACTTGACGCTGAAGCAAGTTAACTTCTCAAACGACTGTTTAATATTACCGGGTAGCCAAGTGGTAAGGCATCGCACTTTGACTGCGTGTATCGTTAGTTCTAATCTAACTCCGGTAGCCAATATTAGTTACCTCTTTCTTTTACACATGTCAAAGACCTTTGGTGTGGTAACTAGAGGTCATTATTCCACCTTAGCTCAGTCGGTAGAGCACTCCGCTGTTAACGGATAGGTCGTAGGTTCGAGCCCTACAGGTGGAGCCAACATTGCAGAGGGGAAGGTGCCCGGTGAGGTCTCATAAGCCTTACTTCATGAGTTCAAATCTCATCTCTGCAACTATATGGATGTGGTGTAGTGGTAACTCCCTGCATTTGGGATGCAGTGACGCAGGTTCGATTCCTGCCATCCGTACCATTCTTATTATGTCGGATAGGTCAAAAAGGTGGTACCGCCTAGGGGTGAAATTCCCTCCACTCGGCTCCATTGTCTCGTAGCTCAGCGGTAGAGCACCGTCTTGATAAGGCGTAGGTCGTTGGTTCAAGTCCAACCGAGACAATCAAATTTTATTATGGCTCTGTGGTGAAGCGGCTTAACACACCCGGCTTTCTACCGGGGATACGCCAGTTCGAATCTGGTCAGAGCTATTCTCCCATTGGTCTAGCGGTTATGACTCCTGATTTCCACTCAGGCAGCCTCGGTTCGATTCCGAGATGGGGGTCCAATTATGGGTGCCTAGACTTAAAGAGATAGGGAATCTCAGTAGACTCCAAATCTTCGGTCAATCCGTTCGACTCGGAAGGTTGCCTGCCAATCGTGGCTCATTGGTGTAGCGGTAACACGACTGGCTGTCTACCAGTTATCCTCGGTTCAAATCCGGGATGGGTCGTTTATTGAAATGGTTGTCCTACCAACCAAAATTAGGGTATTACTTTTTTCCGTTATGTTCATCTTTATCTTTTAGTTGTTCTAAAGATTGGTTCCGATAGCAGAGATATGATGTATCGGTGCTGGGTGGTTACTACACGGAACGATGTGTACTACTGCCTAGTAGGTAAGGGAAGACTGGTTTGGAGCCCTTACAAACAGCGCTGAAAGACCATGCCTTACTAGTGTTCTAGGCTTAAAAGACGAAGACTCCTTGGGAGAGTGGGTGGTTAAACTTTCCTTGTAATGCCGAGGTGGTGGAACGGGAGACACGCCAGATTTAGGCTCTGGTGCCCTTAGCGGTGTGAGGGTTCAAGTCCCTCTCTCGGTACCATATTACGCCTGAATAGCTCAGTAGGTTAGAGCGGCTGCCTTGTAAGCAGCAGGTCGTGGGTTCGATTCCTACTTCAGGCATACTCTCTGTTTTAAGCCTGTGAGGTGACGCTCACAGGTTTTTTTTATGTAAAGTCCTATATTATAAGGTATACGTACGGTGCAGCTTAGTGTCGGCTTTTGTATGGTATAATTAAAATAGAGACTTATTTGTTCTATATTATACACAGAAAGAAGGGCGGCTATGGCATCTTTCAGTCAAGATACAAAATGGATGGAAGCAAAACGAGTCGTAGGTCATCTAAGTTGGCTTGAAGTGATCGCCTATTACCGAGAGATTCAAGGTACCAACGTATTTGTCTATTCGATTATAGATGGGGAAAAACGACTTATAGTAGATGTACTCAGTGACGATAGCGTATTGTTGCTTGGAAAGAACGGAGTACTAACGGATACATATGCAAACGTATTAAATAGCAGGAAAGTTTTTAAATATTCGGAATGTTCTGAGACTAAGATTTATGATCTTGGAACAAAACAAATTGAGATAGCAGTAGAAAGTCACAATTAGAATGGAAGTGATATAGAAATGGGAAGATTTGATTGGTTACCTTGGATGAAACCTAGCCAGCCAGAGACGTTAGTATCTGAGCATGATAACATCTCTACTCGAATTAAGCTACTCGAAGATGAAGCAATTCAGAAGAGTAAGAATCCGGGAAGAGCAAAAGCGTACGAAGAGCCGTTAATCGGTGCTTTTAGTATGAACCCGGACTTTAAAGAAGCCCCATCTATTTCAGGGACCCACAACTTACTACAGACCCTTAAAATCTGGTCCCGAAAGAATATCATCTTAAACGCCATTATCAATACACGGGTAAACCAAGTGTCCACATTCTGTACACCAGCTCGTTATAACGATAAAGGTATTGGCTACGAAGTTCGACTGAAGGACCCATTAAAGAAAATGACTTCTCATGATGAGAAGAATATTGAGCGTATTGAGTCTTTCCTAGAACATACAGGTAAAGATACAGACGATTTCACAAAGGATAACTTCGCTACGTTTGTCAAGAAATTGGTCCGGGACCGATTGACCTATGACAAAATAAATTTCGAACTTATCTATGATTCTGCTGGACAATTAAACAGATTTAAAGCAGTAGATTCCTCTACGATATATGTAGCTGTAGATGATAAAGGGCATGAGCCAAAAGGTAAGAATGCTGATAGATATGTACAAGTTATCGATCAAAGAAAGGTAGCTTCTTTCAAAGCAAAAGAAATGGCTTGGGAAGTACATAACCCACGTACAGATATTACCGTAGGGCGTTATGGTTATCCAGAGCTAGAGATTGCGCTTAACCACTTAATGTATCACCAGAATACGGAGTCATTCAATGCTCGTTTCTTTGCTCAGGGTGGTACGACTCGAGGCTTGTTACAGATTAAAACAGGACAAGAACAGTCTAACCAAGCTTTATCTGCATTCAGACGTGAATGGACTTCTATGTTTAGTGGATTAAATGGGGCATGGAAAATTCCAGTTATTACAGCGGAAGATGTTAAATTCGTTAACATGACACAATCATCTAAAGACATGGAATTTGAGAAATGGTTGAACTATTTGATCAACGTAATCTGTTCTATTTTCTCTATTGACCCGTCTGAAATTAACTTCCCTAACCGTGGAGGAGCAACAGGTAGCTCAGGTAATACATTGAATGAAGGTAACTCTTCAGAGAAGTACCGTAACTCGAAGGACAAGGGGTTAGAGCCTCTATTAAAATTCATCGAGGACGCTATCAATAAATATATCGTATCTCAATTCGGAGATAAATATGTTTTTAACTTTGTCGGTGGAGACACTAAGACAGAACTTGAAATTATTGCTATCCTTGAAGCTAAAGCTAAGATCGGTTACACAATCAATGACGTTCGAGCTGAACTTGGATTACCTCCTATCGAAGGTGGAGACGTTACATTGGCTGGAGTACACGTACAGCGTCTTGGTCAGATGTTACAAGAGCAGCAAATGGAAGTACAGCGCCAGATGGAAATGCACCAGTTTGTAGCGCAGCAGACAGGCTATAACGGTAACTTGGATAATGTTAATGGTAAAGATACCTATAACAAACAAGTAGGCAAGGACGGGCAGCTTAAGGCTGAGAACAACACTAACTCTACACCGCAGGGTGGAAAGAAAGAAGATGGCTCGGCTATAAATGATTGGGAAGTGTAAACTTCCCTTCATCATTTTACTAACTAAGTAGTGCTTCTGCTATATTAATAGCAGTAATGCGACTGTAACTAAGGTCATAACAAGAAGTATGATATAATAGAAGGGAGGGAACAGCCCTGAAGACGCAAGAAGGTAAAATCGATCTGTTTGTTCCTATTGATATAGAGAAATCTATTCAGAAGAGTAATGAGAATGATACCGAAAAGTCTTGGTATCTACGTGGCTATGCTACAACTCCTGACTTGGACTTACAAGACGATATCATAGACCCGTCAGGTCTCGATATAACCCATTTCCTAGAACACGGTTACATCAATTATGAACACCACCAAGGGAATGAATATATTATCGGGGCACCTACAAAAGAGTCTTATATTGACCCTAATGTTGGGCTGTATGTAGAAGCTAAGCTTTACAAAAGTAATCCGTATGCTAAAACCATGTGGGACCTAGCTAATAACATTGCCAAGTCTGGTATCCAGAGAAAGTTAGGATTCTCGATCGAAGGCTTTGCCAAAGAACGAGATAAAAGTGACCCTCGTATCATTAAGAGTACATACATTACAAACGTAGCGGTAACTACTAATCCAGCTAACCCTAATGCAACATGGGACGCTTTCATGAAAAGCTTTATTGCTGGTTATGGTATCACACCGGATACTCAAATCGATTCCGGGGCATTAAGAGCAGAATCATTTGCTCGTAGTTTACACAATCTATCCTACGCTTACAAAGCGATTAAAGACCCGAAAGAGTTTGGTCGTGTATGGAAGGAAGTAGGTTCATATCTAGACTCTATGGAACGCTCTAATCCTGAGAGTATGGTAATGTTCCTTCAGTTATCTAAGGGATATTCAAGAGCAGAAGCTGTCGCTAAGATCGATAAGCTAATGCAAGAAATGAATAATGGAAAGGAGCAAGACAATGGCTGAAAAAGTAACGTTTCAAAAATTAACTGAAGATTTAGACAAGCTTAATAACGAAGAGCTGGAAAAGTCGGAAGATCAAAAACAAGAGGGTAAAGAGCCTGAAGTAAAAGAGGTTCCCGAAGTACAGCCTGAAGCTGAGCCCGTTAAACCCGAAGCAGAGCCAGAGGTTAAGCCAGAAGCAGAACCCGAAGGTGAAGCTAAAGTTGAACAAGAGCCAGAAGCAGAACCTAAAGCTGATGAAGACGAAGAAGTTGAAAAGTCTTCAAAAAAGAAGAAGGAAGATGCTAAAGAAGCAGCTGGCGAAGAGCAAAAGCCTAAAACAGGTGAAGACGCTAAAGATGCCAAAGCAAAAGCTAAAAAGAAAGATGAAGAGAAAGTAGAAAAGTCTGAAGATTCTGAAATCGGAATCACTGAACAAGACTTTATCGATGCTTTCCAAGTTGTTGCTAAGTCTGTTAGCTCTTTAAAAACTGAGCAGCTTTCAGTAGTAGATGAATTAGCTACTATCAAGAAATCTTTATCTGACATTCTATCTCTATTAAACACTGAACAGGTTTCTAAATCTGAAGGTGAAGAGAAGGAAGAAGATAAAGAGGAGGATAAGAAAGATGAAAAACCTACTGAAGAGCCTTTAAAAGCTGAAGACATTGAAAAGAGTGTCAAAGTGGAAGAGGAGCCAGAAGGTAAAGCAGTAGAGTTTGTTTCTAAGTCTACTGAAGGCGTAGCTGTTCCAGAAGCTCCAGAAGCTTCAGAGGAAGTACAGGCTGAGGAAGAGCAAGAGCCTGAATTTAATGCAGTCGATCACGTTAAAGAGGTTGTAGGATATTACACGAACCCAGCTAATAACCTTAGCGTTGGTACACGTACAGAAATTCGTTACGCTATTGACCGTGTAAAACGTAACCAAGGTACAGAGACTGATATTGAATTATTCAAAGAAATTGTTAATTTTAACAAAAATTAAGAAAAACCAGTACCAAGTGCTATATTAATGTCATGAACACCTGATATAGGTTTCCGATAGAGAGGTTCCTCCTCCTAACCTCTCTATCTTTCTTAATGTAGGTAATAAGTATTTTTAACTATAAAACTTAATTTAGAAGGGACGATACATACAATGGCAGATAAAAATAACCGCCAACTTCCAAAAGCAGCGGAAGATAAGATCGATGAAGTATTAGCTAAAACGTTTACTACGGGAGTAGGTATTACACCAGATACACAGCCGGACGCATCTGCTCTACGCCGTGAATTTTTAGATGACCAGATTACAGTATTAACTTATGATAACTCGGATTTTACAATTTACCCGGCGATTACAAAACGCCAAGTTAACAACACTGTAGTTAAATATGCAGTATTTAATCAACATGGTCGTACAGGGCACAGCCGTTTCGTTCGTGAAGTCGGAGTAGCTAGCATCAATGACCCTAACATCCGTCAAAAAACCGTGCAAATGAAATTCTTAAGTGATACTAAACAACAATCACTTGCTGCTGGTTTAGTTAACAACATTGCAGACCCAATGACTATCTTAACAGAAGATGCTATTAGCGTAATTGTTAAAAGTATCGAATGGGCGATTTTCTACGGAGATGCAGCATTAACAGCAGATACAGACGAGCAAGCAGGATTAGAGTTCGATGGCTTACACAAGTTAATCGATCAAAAAACAAACGTAATGGACTTACGTGGACGCTCACTTACAGAGACTGACTTAAGTAAAGCGGCTGTAATTATCGGTAAAGGTTACGGAAAAGCTACAGATGCATTTATGCCTATCGGTGTACAAGCAGATTTCTCTAACAACTTCCTAGATCGCCAACGTGCTATCATGCCAACGGCTCAAGGTGGAATGTCAACGGGTATCGCTGTAACTGAGTTCCTTTCTAGCCGTGGTACTATCAAGCTTCATGGTTCAACAATCATGGAAAATGATAACGTGTTAGTAGAGAACCGTTTACCGCAACAAAACGCTCCAGTACCTCCACAATCTGTGGCAGCTGTAGTTAAGAGCGCTGCTGGTGGTAAATTCCGTCCAGAAGATATCGCTACTCAGTCTTATAAAGTAGTAGTATACTCTGACGAAGCTGAGTCTGTTGCTTCAGATGCTGTTACAGCAGCTGTAACTAAATCAGACGATGCAGTAGAGTTAACTGTAACTTTACAACCAATGTATCAAGCACAACCACAATTTATCGTAATCTATCGTCAAGGTGCTGAAACTGGTCATTACTTCCAGATCGCTCGTATCCCGGTTTCTAAAGCTAACGATAGCAACCAAATTGTGTTCACAGATAAAAACGAAACTATTCCAGAAACTACAGACGTATTCGTAGGAGAACTTTCTCCACAAGTTCTTAGCTTGTTAGAATTACTTCCTATGATGAAGCTACCATTAGCTCAAATGAATGCTACTGTAACGTTCTCTGTATTATGGTATGGAGCTCTAGCGTTATACGCTCCTAAGAAATGGGTTCGTATTAAGAACGTTAAATACATCCCTGCTCTAGCAGCTGACGTAACACTATAAGCTGACAATATCATATAGCTAACTGAATAAACAAGTAAATAAGGGGCAGACAAAAATCTGCTCCTTATTTTTTTACAAAAATGACGATCTGAAAAGGAGAGAAATTAAATGTTAATTAACGAATCTTTAGCAAATAAAAAACTAGCAACTCCATACGGTGAGATTACATTTAATGAGAAGGGCGAGTCTAAGGACCTTAAGGGAGAGCAGGAGAAGGTTTTAGGTAACCTACCGGGCTTTACTATTAAAAACGAAACAAAAGCTCCTGCAAAGAAAGCAGAGGCTAAAGAGGACGATAAAGCAGAAGCTAAATCGGCGCCTAAGAAAACTTCTACAAAGAAAAACTAATGAAAGGTAAGGGGATAAATTATGGCAGAGAACTTTGGTAACCCTTACGATCACAATAACCCAAAAGCTATCGATATCGCAGATGTGAATAAATATACACTAGATGATTATGGATTATCGGTAGATGCTGTTAAACTAAATCACTTCGGCGTACAGGTTACAGACCCACGTACAGGTGAACATTTGCCAGATGCTTTCTATAAAGCAAAGATCGAAGCAGCAGTAGCTCAAGCTGAGAAGATGTTGGATATCGTTATCCTGCCAAGACTTCTTCAGGAGCACCATGACTTCTACTCTAATGACTATGGTAGTTACACGTTCATCCATACATTCCATAAGCCGATCTTACAAGTAGAGGCAGTAACGTTAGAGTATGGGGCTGGGACACTTTATAAGTATCCTACTAAATGGTGGAGAGTCTATAACCTTCCGGGGCACCTACAAATGATGCCAAATACTTTATTATCTGGAGGTTCAGATGGCTTATCTCTATTCCAAGCGTATTCTGCATATCCGATGATTACAGGTATACCGGGTACAGTAGGTAATGACTTTGCTCCTCAAATGCTGCACGTAAACTATGTAGCAGGCATGCTTCCACCGACTAGAAGTGGAGTAACTGCACCGAACGAGATGCACCCGGACTTATGGAACATGATCGTTAAGCTAGCACTTAAAGAAGTATTCGAGCAATGGGGACGCTTAATTATCGGAGCCGGGATTGCTAACATGTCTATCAGTATTGACGGGGTAAGCCAATCTATCGATACAACTCAAAGTGCTATGTATGGTGGAGCTAGTGCCGACATCATGCAGCTAGACCAAGATATTCAGAATCTATATAAAGGATTAAAGTCTTACTATGGAAATAATTTAGGACTTATCTAAAGGAGGGGTAACAAATGGCAGAAAAACCGGGCATTTTAGGTAACATGTCCACCGCTGGATTGCGTACAGATATGTTAGATGTAACAACTAGTTCCATGTCTATCCCTACCCTTTGGGAAAAGTCTTATCTTTGCCCTTGTAGACATAAAGCAACAAAGCAACCTAATCAAGCTTGTAACAGATGCCACGGGAGAGGGATTGCATATCTCCCTCCTCAATCTGTAAAAATCATTATCCAATCCCAAGAGAAGGGCGTTTTTAACGGTGATCTAGGGTTAATGGATGCTGGGACAGCTATTGGTACTCCAGCGGACAGAACATTTAGAGCAGCGTTCAGAGATCGTATTACGGTCCCTACAGCTCTTGTATCACAGTCGTTCCTATTCGATGTTTCGGATAGACGCATCAAGAGCGGATTCTACATGGTTTATGACGTTAAAGAGATTGAGTTTGCTACTACAGTAGATTCAGAGTTAGTTGAGGGTGTAGACTACACAATCGATATCCATAAAAACCTATTCTTCCCTAAAGCACATTTGGAAGGGAAAATGGTCTCTATTAATATCTTAACAACCCTTCGCTATATGGTTGCCGATCTTCTCAAGGAACATCGTTATGCACCTGACCAAGCTAACAAGCTAGTAAGAACTCCTCAAAAACTTTTACTTAAACGAGAAGACTTGTTTATAGATAAGGAGTCGTTCGAGGTAGGCGTGAATGATGAAGAGGTAGGGGAAATGGTCGATACGAAGAGAAAACCGTCCACAGACGGGCTTAATGGCTTCTTTAGAAGTGGTGGTAACTAATGGGTAGAAGACCTAAACTATTTCAAAGTAAGCAGAGCATTAAGTCCGCTATGGAGCGGATTGGTAATACATTAGTGGAGAAAACGTTAGATGCAGGTATGCAGGCAATTAAAGAGCAGAAACCCGAAAACATTAAAGCTAAGCGTATGCCTAAGTATTTGGAAGTTACAGAGGAACGTATGAATAAGCTAGGAGTTATTGACTTAAAACCTTTCTTTTCTAAAAGCTCACACAAGATTAGGAAGAAGGGTGGAGGCTGGTATTTACGGATTCCTATTCCTAGACGAAAGAAAAATATGTCTAGTCGTATGTACAATCAGCTACGGTCAATCAATATAGCTCCAGATCAACAGCGTACAGTTATCTCAGACTACCTATACGATAGAAGACGTGAATCAAGCTCCTCGATGCTCAACTATGAGCCGAAGAGTTATAATGTAAATAAGCAGCGTACAGGTAAGCGTAAGCATACGTACGTGGCATACAGAACTGTATCAAATGAATCTCCGCCGAGCAGTTGGATTTTAAATAGAGACAAGGTTAACGAGTCTGATACATCTAAGACATTTATTAAAAACGTAGAGCGCTTAATGAAATGGAAGATGAAAAACGGGTGGGATTGATCAGTATAGGAGGGAAGTAAAACATGCTACCTAGTATTGATACGTATTTATATAACGAATTAGAAGAGAAAATGCAAATTATCTTATCGAACCGCTATATTATAGAGGAAATATTAAAAAGCATTCAACCAGATATAGCCGCTAACTTTATGAGGGCGTATACGGGCGATAACGCTAGGGAAATTCCTATCGTATACACAATGCCTCAAGACAAAGAAACACAGCAAGGAGCTATCTATATCGGTCTTAGAGAAGGTGCAGAATCAAAGACAAGCCTAGGAAACATTGAAGGTATCTATGAATTTAAAGAAGATGGAATGGAAAGAGAATATTCTACCATTCAAGCAGAAGAAGGCAACAAACGCTGTTACTTCGAAGTTACATACAAAATCGGAGACCTAAACAATGTAGAAGGTATTGAATTTGCACTAAGCGATAACGTTCATACTGAGCAGAATCGCATTTACTTTACTTACGACCCGGAGCTAGTAGGACGTACTCACAGAGTTAACTACATATCAGCAGCAGCAGGAGAGGAAGTAGGTTTAAAGAAGGGATTCACAGCTACAGAGATGTATTCCATCCTAGTTGTTAGTACGAACATGGATACAGTCCGATGTATTGACTTAATTGTAAAGGCTGTTCTCATTTTAATGCGTAGCAACAATGAAGAGCTAAGTAGCTTTTTGCTACAGAAACTACAGTTTGGTCAAATTGAGGAGGTCCCGGTCGGTACAGAAGACAACCCGGAGATTTTATATGGTAGAGAAACCATTGTAACTTACACAACCTCCTACAGCTTGGATGCCCCAATGTTAGACACAGTATTGAAGGAAATTAATCTTAAAATTAATTACGATACGGAGGGACGTTAAGATGGCTGAAAAGAATAAAAAAGATGTAGAAGTTTCTGAGAAAAAGGAACAGGAGCAAAAAGAAGTAGAAGCTCCAAAACCTTATATCCATGTAGATACATTCTTACAAACTGCTATCCCGTTGTTTGGTTTAACTAAAGTACAGGCAGCAGGATTTAAAGCTATGATGCAAGGTCGGCAGTACCAAACTGACGAGCAAGTATTCGTAGATGAATTAAAGAAACACTTTAAAATTGACTAAATTATTTAAGTAGAGAGGATGACATAAATTATGGCAACATCTTACGGTTTTGATCGTCAACGCCCAAGAACAGAAATTTTCTTGGATGCTAGTTCTTTAGGAGCTGCAAACACTCGTTCAGAAAAGCCTCTAGTGCTTATCGGTTCAGCTAATGGTGGAGAGCCAAACGTACCACACGTTATCTCTAACTTTGCTCAAGCTCGAGAACTATTCCGTAGTGGAGAGCTATTAGACGCAATCGAGATGGCATGGAACCCTTCTCCGAACATTTCAGGAGCAGGTAAAATTATCGCTATCCGTTCTGACCAAGCTACACAAGCAAAATTAACTCAAGGTGCTCTAACATTCACTTCTAAGCTTTACGGTGTGGACGCTAACTCTATTCAGGTAGAAATGGCAAACAACGCACTTACAGGCGCTAAACGTGTCTCTGTGTACTTCACAAAAGAGCGTTATGAAAAAGTGTATGATAACATCGGTAATATCTTCACTGTACGTTACACAGGTACAAGCGCTGTAGCTACGGCAGAAGTACAAGTAGATAGCTCTTCTAAACTAGCTACTAAGTTAATCCTTAAAGCTGGTGCAGATACAGGTACCGCTACTGCTGTTCGTACGTATGAGCTAGGAACAGGGGTTTACGAAGACGTTCACGTACTAGTAAACGATATCAATAACCTGCCAGATTTCGAAGCTAAGATGATTGTTTTAGGTGGTAACAAAAACATCAAAACACAATATCTTGATGCTTTAGCAGCAGGCGATATCAAAGGTAAAGACCTAACTGTAAAAGCTATCGGTGCAGATTTACAAGCACAATTAGCTAATGATAGCTATGTAGAAGTTAGCGTAGATCGTACTCAATCAGTACCAGATACAGTTACACTTTCTAGCTTATCAGGTGCAAAAACAGAACCAGCTCCTGCTTCATGGGCTAGCCTATACGAAGCAATCAATGGTCTAGATGCTTACTACATCACGCCATTAACATCTGATGCAGCTATCCACGGAGAGCTTTCTCAGTACTTACGTGATGAATCTAATGCTGGTATGCATCAACGAGGAATTGTCGGTGGAGGATTAGGAGAGTCTGAAGACGAACTTCGTTCTCGTCAGATGAACCTTCGTAACTCCCGTGTAGGTGTAGTTGGAGACTCAGGTACACGCCGTATGGCAGATGGACGAGTTTATAACTTCCCTGCTTACATGTACGCTGCGTTAGTTGCAGGTATCGCTAGTGGGCTAGAAATCGGAGAGCCATTGACTTACAAAAAAGTCAATATCGAAGGTTTAGACCGCAAGTTTACTGGAGATCAGCTTGACCAATTAAACAACTCAGGAATCATCATGACGGAGTTTGTACGTACTCGTACGTCATCTCACTTCCGTATCGTAAGTGACCCAACTACTTACAATGTATCTACTGAGCCAGTACAAAACCGTATCTCTTTAGGAGAGGTCTCAGACTTCTTAACTACAGAGCTTCGTGAGGTATTGGATAACGAGTTTATTGGTACACGTATCCGTAGTACTTCGGCTTCTATCATCAAAAACCGTGTTGAATCTTTCCTAGATCAACAAAAGAAAGTAAACGGTTTGATCGTAGACTACAGCCCGGATGACGTACAAGTTGTTATCTCTGGTAACACTGCCCGTATCAACTTGACAGTTCAACCTTCTCAAGGTCTAGACTTCATTAATGTGTTCATCACATATGAGGATAATGAACTAACAGCTTAATTGATTTAACACAAAGTAGGAGGTAGTACCTCCTACTAATTTACTAAAGAATTGGAGTGAAATTGGATGGCATCTGTAACTAACCAGACAGTACAATCCGCTAATACGGTTTACTTTATGATCAAGAATGTGCCGATTGCTCGAGCTCAATCAATTTCTGCGGAACGTAGTTTCGGTACTACAGGGGTATACCAAATCGGTTCTATCATGCCTCAAGAGCACGTTTATCTGAGATATGAGGGTTCTGTAACAGTAGAACGTTTCCGTATGAAAAAAGAAAACTTAGCTTCTCTAGGCTTTGCCGCTTTAGGTGAAGAAGTTCTAAAAATGGACATTATGGACATCGTACTATATGACAACTACACTCAAGAGGTAGTAGTAGCATATCGTGGATGCTCTATCGATACGTATAGTGAAAGTACAAGTGTTGGTGAGATCAGCTCAGAAAGCGCACGATTCTATTTCTTAACTTCTGCTAACGTACGAGGATAATAGAGAACCCTTCGGGGTTCTTTTTTTTACTATACAAATGCTATATTATACAGGTACTACATAATGGATTGGAGGCAAAAATATGACAAATCTTTTTCGTGATTACCTATACGGAAACTTTCCAGACCCAAATAAGAAGATTGAAGAGATTGGGGAAAGTGTAGAAGGTATTGATAATAAAGTTGGAAATCTATTAAGAAAAAATGACGGTATAGCAAGTGTTTTAGAATATGAGAATTTAGTTTTAAACAAAGGGACAGCAATAGAGGACTGGAAACCTGCTATTCAAAAAGCCATTGATGACATAAATATCAGAGGTGGAGGGAAAGTTAGGATACCTGAAAATACTTTTCAAATTTATTCAATGATCACTGTTAAGCCTAATGTTGAAGTTATATTAGACACAGGAACAATTATTAAAATTATGGGAGATTTTGATGCTTTTCGAATCAATAAAAACGGAAAGTTAACTGGCGGAAGAATCATCGTAAACGGTGGTCCCTTTACAAAAAGTGTCGTTTTACTCGATGGGATAGATAAATTCTCAACAAACTACCATAATACGTCTATTAAGGACCTTGAAATTATCGGGCTTTATGGAATTTACACAGGTAGCGCTATTCGTATGTACGCAAAAGGTGACGGTTATAACATCTGTTGGGTTACTACAAATAACGTTACAATCAGCTATTTTGAAAAGGGAATCTTTTTAGACTGTCAAGATGTAGGTGGCGGAAAATATCAGTGGGTAAACGGAAACTTCTTCAGTAATATCGGAATCTCTCACTGTGTTTACCCTATTTACTTAGGCGGCTCTACTGCTTTACCTAATGAAACGTCTGGAAATACGTTTAATGGTTTACAAATACAAGCCGGAAGTATGATGCAACGATACATCTATATTAGCGGTTCAAATAATCGCTTTGACGGTATGTTATGGGACCCTCAAGCGTCACCAACTGTATCTAAAGTTGAGTTTTCTGCAACTTCAGCATATAACGTTGTGCAAACGAATTTATCAAAAACCCAAACAAATGCTATTCTTGATAGAGGAATAAGTAACTCTGTAACAGGCGCACAAAACTCTTTTACAAAAGCTCTTATTCCTCCAAGCTCTCTACCTGCGGAAAACTTCTCAGGGAATCAAGATGACTTTTTTGCTTTTGCTGATAAACGCTATACAGTGACACAAACAGCAGGAGCACCATTGACCGCAGGAGCTCTATCTAGTTTATTTAATCCTAACCCTGATTTAAGTGTAACTTGGGACGCTTCCTTGGCTACAGCGCAAAATCCGATTGTAATTGAGATTGATTTTCTGGGGGCTTCTATTACTTATTTAGGTAACTTCGGTATTTCAAGTGGACCTTGGAAAGAGCAACCTAAGAACATCAAAATTGAATGGTTTGATGGGACAAACTGGCAACTGGTGATTGATGCTACAGAAAACTACAATCAACATTACGTTTGCCCTATCAGTAAGAACAGTGTACGAAAAGTTAGATTTTCGTTCTATGGTACAGATGGGACTACCTCTATGAGGATAAATAGAATATTTGCTCAAGCTGGAACGCAAGTAGGGCACACATGGTTGCCTCGTAACGGTGGAGCTTTATATGGCGATATTGATATGAGCACTAAGCAAGTGAAAAACAGTAGTGCAGTTCAATTAACCAACACTACAAGTGCTAGTGTAGCTAACAACTCTCTCTTTCTTGAAGGTGGAGTATTAAAATTTAAAGATAACGCAGGAGTAGTAAAGACAGTAACCCTTTCTTAACTTCTCAATAAAATATATCTTTGATTGAGGCACCTTAATCGGTGTCTTTTTTTTTATCTCTAACCCTTCCTATATATTACAGTTCCTTTACAATACTGTAACATTCCGGGTTTTTGCTATAAACTGTGTTACATTAGTATAGTAATGGAAAACCAGAGAGGGGAAAGAAAATTATGGGACTTAAGAAGCTTTTAGTAACAGGCATGGCTACGTGTGGGCTATTACTTGGTGGAGGTATTGCCGCTAGCGCAGCTGAAAATCAGAGTGTAGTAGATTATTTATACTTAAAAGGTGAAGATTATAGATTTAATCACCGTGCAGAATTAGCAGGTCAATATGGTATCGCAGGCTATAAAGGTACCGCTGATCAAAATATTGCTTTACTAGGAAAATTACAAGGGGCTCCAGTTGCTACACCTGCACCTGCTCAAACACAAGAGGCAGCTCCAGCAGTTAAAGCAGCTACAACTACAGAGGCTCAACCTAGTGGAAAAACTATGACAATGACTGCTACAGCATATGTAGCCAACTGCGCTGGGTGTTCAGGAACTACAGCTACAGGTATCAACCTAAAAGCTAATCCAAACCAAAAGGTAATTGCAGTGGACCCTAGAGTAATTCCTTTAGGTTCTAAAGTTTATGTAGAAGGATACGGAACAGCTATCGCAGGTGACACAGGCGGAGCAATTAAAGGTAGCCGTATCGATCTTTTCATTGCTAGCCAATCAGCAGCTATGGACTATGGAATTAAAACAGTAAAAGTAACAATTGTTAACTAAGACATCCGAAAGGGTGTCTTTTTTTTTTGTTTAAAATTTGTGGTTGACTTAAAGAAAATCTAGTTTTATACTAAGATTGCAAATTGATTAATAGGAGTTGTTGACATGGCACTTAAAGAGAAGCTTACTGACGAACTAATGGAGCAGTTTGCGGAAGAGTTCCGTAGACTACGTGAAATGACGTTCGAACAGTACGTAGCTGAACAAATGCGATTAAGAGAACTAGAACACACGAAACTTGAAAAGTTAAAAAATGGCTGGGGGAACTAACAAATGAGTGTAACATTCACCGAGAGAAAAGCATTAGAGGAATATATCCAATACATTAAAGAAGAGAGAGCTAGACAAGAAGCTAGACATGCAGAACAGATGGACAAGTTAATGGAAGAGTACAGAGGCACCATTCAGCGCTTAAGTAAACTAGATGAGATTGACAATGTACATCCTGTTCAAGCAGCAGTCGTTACTCCAATCAAAACAACCCCTAAAGAGGATATCGTAAAGTTAATTGAAGAGTCTGAAGAGGAAGAAGTAGAGCAGGTAAAAGACCCGGAGCCAGAAGTAATCGAAGTTACTCAGGTCCCAGATGAACCTAAGCAAGAGCAGACTAAAGAGGAATCGTTAGTTGAGGCAGTGGAACGTTTTAACAAACGCTTCTTTGAGCCACTAAAAGAAGAGATTGACAATAAGCCAATCAATTACGATTCAGCAAAAGAAGCAGTAAAGGAACATGAGTATAAGAAATCTCGTAAATATCGCTCAAGAACATCCTCTCAGAGAGATGTACGAACAATCACTACGGAAATTGTTTCCTATTTAAAACAGGCTGGCATACCTATTAAAACTTCTCAAATTATTAAACATTTAAAAAACAAAGGTCATAAGATGTCTTCACCTTATGCACTCATCTACCAAGCAAAAAATTATGACCCAAAAATTCAATCTGCTGGTTTCGGTTACTACCAGTACAAATTTTAAGCTGCTACTCATGTAGTAGCTTTTTTCTATGCTATAATAAAGATAGATTAACTAAGTACTGCTATATTACTAGTAGAGACTAATACATAGGAGGATTGAAAAATGTCTGAAAATTATGAAAACCAGATCGAGGACTTAATGCCTCAAAAAGAACTTACTCCTGAAGAACGTGAAGCAAACCTAAGCTTACAGAAGAAGAAGGCAGTAGATCGTATCGTCCGAGGAGTAAATGATACATTTATTAAAGATTACACATTTGAAGATTTAGACTTAAAATTCACTATTAAAATTAAAGCGCCTAACGCATTAGATATCGGTAAAATCCAAGCCCGTGCAGCTGCTTATCTAGGTGGAATGAATACATACCTAGATAATTACACAAACACAGTGTACCAAACTCTAGCAACAATTCGTACCACAGGAGTTGAAGTACCGAAAGAATTAGCAAACGATGAAGACATTTATAATCTAGATATTTTGTATCAGATTGGAGTCGATTTCAAGCAGTGGCTTGACAACTTTCGACTTTGAGATAGAGAAGCTTGGTGGATTAAAAGCGCTATCTCGGACTCCATATATGCGGAACTTGTGGGCGTTAATGAAGACTTTTAATACAATGCCTACAAACCCGGATTTTCTTGCTTTAACAGATAGACAAGTAGATTTAATGATCTATTCATTAAATGAAGATCACAGAGAAATGGAACTTGCTCGTAAAGGACTTACTGTCGATTCTGAACACTACGATTCTAACTTTGAAGAAGAAGTATGGAACAGACAAGTCGGTGATTGGGAAATCCTTAAAGATGGACATGACCCTGACGATATTGCTAGACAGGTGGAAGAGCTTACTCGAGCTGAAGATCGTAAGAACCTTGCAATGAAATTTGACAGCCTAGAAGAGTATAACGATTACTTAGCCGCAGGTGGAAAAACAGTTCGTGAGACTGAAGTTGAACAGTACATTAACAAACAAATCCAAGCAGCAGAAGAAATGGCTCGAAGACTTTCAGCAACAGGAGAAAAGAAAAAACTTGTGGATGATCAAGATAGACCTGAAGCAGATTCAGCTCTTAGTGACCATTTACCTGACATTGATAAAGCAGCGATCGACAAATCGATTGCCCTATTCAATGCTCAAGATGACGATGACGATTATAGTGCTTTGTAAAGGGGTAGGAGTTCAACTCCTGCTCCATTTTTTATAATAATGAAGGGAGAGTGATTTACACATGGCTAAAGAGGAATTTATTTTTGATGTCGATGCCGAAACCAGTAAGGCGGTCTCCAAGTTAGAGAAAATCGAAAGATTAATGAATAAGCTAAACAGTGTACATATTAAAGGTGTAGACAACTATTCTACAACCAATCAGAAAGATATGGACAAGAATATGCGTTCCATGAGACAACTTACTAAACTTTATAGTGAGATGAACCGTGACCTTACAAATCTTCAAGCTAAGATGAGAAAGATGTCCGATGGGCTTGAAGTACCTACAGGCGCTACACAAGAACAACGTGAGGAAATCGAAAAGCTAAAGCAGTCTATTGTTGATCAAACAGAAACAGCAATTAAACAACAGAAGAAGTTGAGTAGAGAATATGATCATTCATTAGCAGCTTATCGTGAGTTTGCTACATTCCAACAAAACTATTCTAAAAACTTTAAGAGTGCAATTAATTCTAAAGATATTTTTAACCTCCCTTCAGGTGCTGAGTCATTTGGTGAAGCTAGAAAGACTATGCAATCTTTAGCTAATGAAGCTGAGCATGCTGCTAGTAAAATCAGCCAAGTTACTGATAAAATCCAAGAGGTAAATAAATTAGATAGACGTGCAGATAGCCTTTCTCGAAGAGGGGCTGCATCTAAGTATATGTCCTACCAACAGGCACAAAGTTTCTCTAAAGATTACCGTACTTCTTCTCAGGATTATGTAGCGCAACGTGAAGAGAATATGAACGCTATGACTCGTATTGGTCAAGAGCGTAGAACTCTTCATGAGCAAGTTACAGCGATTCAACAGAACCCAGAGGCTACTAATCAAGACATAGATAAAAAGATCGCTTACCAGCAGTCAATTGAATCTATGGATAAAGAGATGGATGCTCGATTAGAGTTAAACCGTGTTCTTAATCGTACAATTAAAAATATGGAAGGTTACAACGATCGCTTATCCAATGGTAACGTAGAGGTTAAGCCTGAGCGTGGTACCCTATCTGGTATGATGTATGAACGTGCTCCGGCTATCGGTTTTGCTGCTAGTGGTGCATTTGCTGGAGTATTCGGTAGCCTATATGGTCAAGGTGCGTCACTGAATAAAGGTATCCGTGACGATGTTATTTCTATCGGTCAACATACGGGTATGGAAGGAGAGCAATGGAGAGAAGGTATTCGTGATAACGCATTAGACGCTGGTTTATCAGATAAGCTAGGTTATGGTGGGGCGGACATGCTTGCTTTCCAACAAAACTATCTTTCTAATAATGGTTTCGAAGGCATGGACGATCTTAACTCTGCTATGAAAAACCAAGCAGTATTTAGTCGTTCCACAGGAGTAGACTCTGCAACTACTAAAGATTTCTTCGGTTCTATGTATAACACAGGTGCAGTAAGTGGCATTCAGTCTAAAGATATTCAAGACGCTTTCATTGGAGCTATCAAGCAGAGTGGTATGGAAGGTCGAGAAAAAGATCAGCTGAAAGCTTTACAAGGTCTAGTAGCTAGTAATGCTCGAGGTCGTACAATGACCAACGATGAAGTAATGAACGTTATGGGACTACAATCTGTATTAGCTAACTCTGGAGAACGTTCTCTACAAGGTGAACAAGGTGGGCAACTACTTTCTCAATTAGATGAAGGAATTAAAGGCGGATTTCAGGACCCTATGGTTCGTTTGGTATTTGGTCAAGGTACAAAATACCAAGGACTAGAAGGACGTGCAGCTCTTCGTAAGCAGATGGATAAAGGTATTGCTGACCCAGAGAATGTAGAGAATATTGCTAAGTATGCGGAAAGTCAATCAAATACTAAAGCAGGGCAAAATGAAGTATTCGCTACTTTTTCTCAGGAGAAATTAAGTACAGACATCACAGGAGAGCAAGCTGAGAAAATAATGGATATGTACCGTAGAGGTGAGCTAAGCAAAGAGAGTATCGATAAAGTTATGAAAGAAAATAAAGATACAGGTAAAGCAGAAGGAGATAAGAAGCTTGCTAATTACCAAAACTCTCATGAGGCTATCGATAACCAATCTGAGTCTACAACTGAAAAGCAAGCCACTCAGCTATATGACTTTGGAGAAGCTTTACGTGTAACCAATTCAGCTCTAGGTGGATTGAATCCTGCCTTATATGCTTCAATTATAGCAGTAGGCGCATTCACAGCCGCTCTAGCCGCTTCTACGCTCTCTCTGGGAGGTTCTAGCTTACTTAGAGGGTTAGCAGGTAAGAAGTTCGGTGGACGTGGAGGCGGAGGTCCTAAAGGCGGAGGAGGCGGTCCCAAAGGTGGAGGCGGTGGTGGTGTACCACCAATCGTAGACGCTAGAGGTAACCCAATCCAATCTGAAAGAAAAGGTTTCTTCGGACGTACTAAAGATACTATAGGTGGCTGGTTCGGTCGAAACGGTACAGAAACTCCTAACGTACCTAAAGGTCCAACACCTGAAGGAGCTCCTAAGAGCGGATTCTTCGCTTCAGTTAAAGAAAAAGCCGGAGGTTTCTTCGGAGCCGCTAAAGAGAAAACAGGTGGATTCTTTAACGCAGCTAAAGAGAAAGTCGGAGGCTGGTTTAGTAAAGGCGGAGGCGGAGGAACATCTGGAGCCGTAGAAGGGGCAGCAAGTGGAGGTCTTAAAGGGTTCCTAGGTAAAGGTGGAAAAATCCTCGGTAAAGCTGCATTACCTTTATCCTTAGCTATCGGTGCAGGAGAAATCCTAAGTGCAGAGAAAGGTAAGAAAGCAGAAGCTATCGGCTCTGTCGGTGGTGGTATCCTCGGAGGTATGGGAGGAGGAGCAGCTGCTGGTGCTGCATTAGGTTCTGTAGTTCCGGGACTAGGTACTGTTATCGGTGGTATCGGGGGCTCGATCGTAGGAGGCATTGCTGGAAGTAGTTTAGGGGGCTGGATTGGTAGTAAGTTTAATAGTGAGCCAACTAAAGCAGAAGCAGCTACTATCGATGAAAGCCAGACGAAGGAAAAAGCCAAGAAAGAGGAGAAGGGTAACGTTAAAGATCAGCTAGAACGTGAGAATACTAATACGAAAGATCGTGCTGAGAATAAACGTTTATCTAACATCGGTCAAGAAAGAGAGAACTTAAAGCTTTACGAAACTCTACTTAACCGTGCAGAACAAATCCTTGCTCAAGCTCGTTCACAGAATGGTATTTTCGGTAACGGAAATGGTATGAGTGGTGGAGACGGAAGCGGAGGTACTGGAGCTGCAACACCTGTTACAGGAAACAGCAACTCAGAGAAGGCTTGGAACTTCTTCGCTAGTAAAGGAATGTCTGAAGGCGCTATTGCTGGTATCATGGGTAACTTACAACAAGAGTCTCAGATAGACCCTACTGCTCCAAACGGAGGGCTTGCTCAGTGGTTAGGACCTCGTAGAAAAGACCTAAACAACTATGCTAAGCAAACTGGCGGAGACGTTAACTCAATGGAGACACAGCTTAACTTCTTATGGAAAGAGCTAGAGTCTGGTCAATACGGTAGTATTGACGAGTTGAATAAGTTAAACCCGACAGAGGCTGCCAAGTACTTCGAGAAGCACTACGAAAAAGCTGGAAAACCTATGATGGAAAAACGTATTGGGTACGCTAATGATTGGTACAATCAATACGGTAACGGTAAAAGCCCACAAGCTAAAACCAATTCCGGGACATCCAGCGTTAACTCTTCATCTAATACGAACAGTAGTGTTAAGGTTAATTCCAACATTAATGTTAACGTTAAAGGTGACGAGAAGACATCTGAGAAGCTTAAGAGCAATAAAGAGCTACAGAGTATTGCCGATTCAGTACAGCAAAAGATTTATGGTGCTATGGGATTCCATGCAATCGAGACAAGGAGAGCGTAACAGCTCTCTTTTTCTTTTATTCAAAAAATTTAGAATGTTCGTGCTATAATAGTATATGAAGGGGTTGACATATATGCGTAAATATGATAGAGGAGGAAACTAAATGACAACAATTATTAAGCGTTATCCAACATTTCAAGTGGACCTAGTAACAGAAAAGACAAGCTATGAATTAACGTATGATACAGGTAAGCAGCTTAAACAATCGGACTTTGAAGAAGCTATTATTTCCTTCAGCTGTAAAAACTCAATGGCAGATGATAGCCCCGTATTCTCCCTTGTAATCTTAGCAAAAGAAAAATGGGATGCAATGCTTAACTCAAATGATTTAATCCGTATTCGAGCAATCCCGGATAGTACAAAAGGTGTTCCAGATAATCCGTACATTATGGTAGGACTTATTTCAGATATCCATAAAGAAGGAGAATATGAAAACGGAACTCTACTCTACCGTATCACAGGTCGAGCTATGACAAAAGCTCTTATTGATTTTGAGGTAGGAGTTATTCAGGAAGTGTCTACTGTTATCCCTTCTATCGGATGGCTACCAGATACAACAGAAAAAGGATTAAAGTTCTCTGGAAATACAGCAGCAGGTATCGGTAATGAATTAATGGAAAGATTTGTGTACAAGCATGCAGTATACGAATTTTCTAATGGTAGAGGATTAAAAGATTATTTAACTCACGGATTTACAAGCTGGTTAGAGGATGAAAGTCTCGCTGACGTTACCCCATTTATCAACTATGAAGGGAGTATTAGACAATTCTTGGAGGATATTACAGCTAAACCTTTTAACGAATTGTTCTTTGAATATACGCCAGATGGCAAGTGTGCCGCTGTTATGCGCCCCACGCCGTTTGATCAAGACAAGTGGTCGGCTCTACCTTCTTACGGATTTACTTCTGACCTAGTAGTAGAAGAATCTTTCGGTAAATCTGACTCAGAAATGTATTCTGTTTACGTGGTACAGGCTCCCAACTTGTTAGAATTTAACAGTATGGACTTAGGTGTATATCCCAAGTATCATCCAGAATTACTAAAGAAATACGGCTATAAGAGATTAGATGCTCAAAACAGATATTTACTTTCTGGTACTCTAGCAGGCGTGGACCCTAATACAAATGCAGCACCAGACGCAACAGATACTAGTGGTGGAGGAACAGACCAAAACCAAGATCAACAGCAGAATGCTCAAAGCGTAAGAATACAAGAGAAGGAACCTGCAACAGACCCAGCTAAACCAACAACAGCTAAGGCTCCAGCGTTTGATGACGTAGCCAAATATGTTACAGATAACAAATTAGCGGACCCTGAAACGCTTCGTAAAAAAGGAAACAAAGTAGCTACAGATTTAATGGCTCAATTCTCTGGACTTACTGAAAATAGTGCTAAGGCGATCGTAGATGCATTAAAAGATGGAAAGTTCGATAGAGAGAAATACGATAATATTATTGCAACAACAGGTACAAAAGCTGATAAAGAGTTGAGTAAAGAGAAAGGTGTAGCTAGTGAAAAGCTAGAGAAGTTTACTCAAAAATTATTTAACTGGTATTGTGAGAACGCTAACTTTTATAGTGGGGACATTCGAGTACTAGGTAACCCAGCTTACCGTATTGGTACAATCGCTCTGTATGAGGACTTTGAACGTAACACTACATGGGAATTTTATATCGAGTCCATTCAGCACGAATTTAGCTTTACAAATGGCTATACTACTATATTAGGAGTAACAAGAGGTTTACCTAATAAAGGTGCTAAACGCTTTTCAAATCTGTGGGGTCAAGCTGAGGACTTTAAAGGTGGATACCTAGGAGAGAGCTCTCTAGAAGACCTGTTAGCTCAAGCTCAAGAGGCAAATGCTACACAAGGTAACTCCGGGGGAACTACAGCAGATGGAAGCTGGGGTAATATGCAAGGTTCTGGTGGGGCAATGGGAGCACTTGCTACAGCTAGACAAATGACCCAACGATCTTCTGTTTATATTTTTGGTGGAGGGAGATCGGGAACAAACATCTTCCTAAGCAATCCGATTAAAGGAGACTGTTCATCATTCGTATGGTGGTGCTACCAGCTTAACGGGGTTACCCTAAAAGGCGGTTCCACTGGAATGAATACAGATACAATCAAAGTAGACCCACAATTAAAAGTTATTAGCCAGAGAGGTAGCTCGAAAACAGCAGCACAGGGTATGATGCAGGTCGGAGATATTGTTTACTTCGATACGTATAAGCAAGACGGGCATATCGGAATTTATTCAGGTAACGGAAAGTTCATCGGTTTCCAGAAGAGTACAGGTATTGCAGAAGCTAGTATGTCTAGCGGATACTTCTGGAACAAATTTAATGGACACGTATTAAGACTTCAGTAAAGGTAGGTGAGTAAGTTGGATAATGGTAGCTTCGGTCCATTCTTAAACCCTCTATCCGGGATGAGACTACAATCTCAATTAGGTAAAGAAGTAAAACGTATGAACAAAGAAGGGCAGAACATCGTTAAACTTTCTTTAGCTCGGGTAGTAAAGGTTAATTATAAATACAATACAGTAGACGTTGTAACAACATTGCATAAAAATTCAACAGTAAAAAACCCGACTGATAATGGTAAATTCTCTGCTCGTTTACCTATCGGTTTCGGGGGAACAACTCCTGAAGGTAAAGTATACGGGACCAATACGTTAGTAACTATTGGCTCCCTTGTACTCATCGGGTTTATGGAAGGTAACAAAGACAATCCGATCGTATTAAATATTTACGGTGATACAAGCAACCAATCTCAGCTAACTCGTACCTCCTTCACTAGTGCAGATGAATCCGATGAAGAGTTACAGAGAGAACTATGGCAGCTATTTACTCTCTACCCTTCCATGACATTTAAAAATATCGATGGAAACGGAAACCAAGAGGTAACGTTCTCAGGTAAATCATTTATGTATATTACAGACTCTGACCCAGAGAATGATTATGTAAATGACGTAGAATTTGACTACGACTTATTGCCTAGCTCTAAATATGCAAACGGGGAGTTAATTGAGCCTAAGTCTCCAGACTCTCCTACTTTGCTTTATGTTCACCAAGGGATTTATGATAAACATAGAGTAACCTTCTTCATTAAGTCGGACGGTACTGTGCGTTTAGGTAGCCGACATACAGAAGGAACAGGCGTTACGTTTATGGAAATGACTACAGATGGAGCTTTCCAAATTACACAAAAAGTTGGAACAAATAACCCAGAGGAAGAAGCTGAGAAGTTTTCTAAGATGGGTATTGAAGCTGACGGTAGTGTAGTCCTTAAATCTAGAGATCATTTACTAGAGGTCAATGAGGAAGGTGTATTCATTGACGGTAAGTCTATCGCCTCTTTTGGTGGTGGAGGAAGCGGTGGTGGAGACGGTTCTATCGACTTCGAAGATTTAATTAACGATTTAGAAGACGTAAAGACTACCATAACTGTAATTAATGGTAAAATAGAGACAAAGGTAAGTAAAACGCAATACGACATCGATATGGAGGACGTTAAGAAGTACTCGGAAGACCTTGTAGCTGGAGCCAAGAAAGATATAGACGATCTTGAGAAAGTTATAGGGGATTTAGATACATATGTAGACGGGGCTTTCTTAGACGGGATTATCGACAGTACAGAAGCTAAAGCAATTGAAACATATATTAACGGCTTACGTACAGAAAAAGTCGATTTAGATGCTCGATACGATGAGATTGCGGCTAACACTTATTTACCTGCAACAGAAAAGACAGCTTTACAAAATGCTAAAACAGCGTACGATACTCAATTCACAAACCTAATTGATATTATTAATGCAGCGATTATAGATAATAAGGCAGATTCAGACGATAGAGCCGCAGTAGATACAGCATTTGCTAACTACCATACGGCTATCGGAGAGCTCTCTACAGCTTTTCAAAAGGCTGCTGATGCTATTGCCTTAGCTCAAGCAAAAGAGGCTGAAGGGAACGCTAAGAAGTACACAGAGTCAACGTTTACCCAAGTAGCAGACATGATCAAATCGAAAGTAGAGTCTGAAGAATTTACAAAGGCTATCTCGGATGTTAACCAAAAGGTTGCAGATGTAGAGAGCAATTTGACTGAAGCGGTAGTAGATACGAACGATAGAATAGATGATGTGGCTAAAAAGGTTACGTACAAGATGGAAATTTTTAGTACGAACGGTAACATTTTTAGAAAAGGTGCTATTAACACAATTCTATTTGCTAAGGCGTATCGAGGAGATGAAGATATTACAGACGCTACAGACGTAAGTAAATTTAAGTGGACTCGAGTTTCGGATGATGCAGATGGAGATACAGCATGGAATAATGCACACTCCACAGGAGCAAAATCTATTACTATTACACCAGCGGACGTGACAGTACGGGCGGTCTTCAATTGTGAATTATTAGAGTAGAAAAATAATTTTTTAAGTGAAGAAGGAGAGAAAAATCTATGTCACTCGCAACTGCGCAAATCACGCTTACTGATCTCAACGATGTGAGACAGTATATGCTTTTTGCAAACGGAAATTATAAAACGCAAATCTATGACCCAAACAATACCTCATACACACCTAGTTTTAGCTCATCAAATTTAGTAATCACTCCCGAACTCTATGTATCGGGAGGAGATGGGTCTAACCTACTACCTAGCAATCAGGTAAAATCAGTTAAGTGGTATGAAGGTACACAAACAGATACACCTTTAGCAGAAACTACAAGCGGAACGACCGGTAATGGATTTACTTACTCTATACCGACTGGAGCGGTAACGTCTACTGCAAAGTCGTTGTCCATTAAATCGAACATTCCATCTAACATAACAAGTCAAATTTATACTTGTGTAGTCGTGTACACAGATACACAAACAAACTTTGACGTTACAATCAAAGCACAGTATGAAATTGTAAAAGTTTCGAACGGTACAACAGGTTCAACAGGTGGGGCAGGTACAGACGCTTATTTCCTAAATTTATGGACTCCAAATGGAGATACAATCCGTAACAGCTCAGGGGAAATTCTGTTACAAGCTGATCTTTACAAAGGTTCCGGGAAAGTAACACCTACAGCGTTCAAGTGGTATATTCAGGACCCTACCGCTACTACAACAAGCAACGGAGATACAGACGGTGGAGACGGATGGAGATTAATTAAAACGGTTGCAACGGCAACTACAGCTCCAACACTAGCTCAAGTTGCCAATGCAAACACTAAATTAACAGCTGGAACTTACTATGTTAAATACACATGGCTAGGACAGTCTGGTGAGACTCTAGGCTCTACTGAAGCGTCTTTAGCGGTTGCAGCTGGGAATGATTTAAAAGTTACAATCCCGGCTTTCCCTACAAATGCGATCGGAGCTAAAGTGTATATCGGTACTGCATCTGGAGTGCTTAAATACGCTGGAGACATCTCGACAAGCGCAGGTAACGTAGTGATCAACAGATATGATGCATCTAACCCAGCAATCCCTACTGTAAATACTGCAACGGCTGTAACTAGTGCAACCCTTACAGTTAAGCCGCATGCAATTTCAGGTATCGAAGGGTTTAAGGTTGTAGCTACGGCACCTACAACAAATATCAAATACTCTGGTGTAATTATGGTTAAAGATGTTCAAGATCAAATTCAAGCTAACGTGCTTGGTTCTAGCATCTTTAAGAACGGAGAAGGGAGTACAGTTCTTACCGTTCAGCTAATTCAAGCAGGTACAGTTATCTCTAATGCAGGCTATAAATTTACATGGGCATTATATAATCCAAATGGTAGCCTTGTAAAAACTTATCCTACTACAGCAGATACTCTAACAGTACCTTCTACAGACGTTTCAGGCGTAGGGAACTTGATCGTAGATGTAGATAAGGCTTGATGTGCTATAATATAGATAGAGACTATTTTAAGGAGAGCTAAGTGTCTAGCTCTCCTTTACTTATAAAGGGAGTGAATAATTTGGGAAAAAGAGTAACTACGGCTAGTATAACATTAATTGATATGAACGATATAACCTCATCACCAGTACAGCCAACTAATCCTACAGACGGTATGATCTGGATGGATACATCTAGCTCTCCATATAAATTTTATGTATACAGAGCTTCCACAGGCAAGTTTGAGCCTACGGGACCTATTAACCTAGAACAGTTAGACCCAGATGCAGCACAGCAAGTAGAGGACGCTTATAACGGGGTAAATGATCTAGGTGCCGATAATAAACTAACAAGATACGAACGTGCAGTAGTTCGTGGGGACTTAGCTACGATTGTAGGTAAATTTTTGGCTAACACAGAGTCCATGCCTAACCTAGCTGCAATTGACGCAGGTGGGGTCGGAGAAGCCTACTCCATCCGTAAAGCTGCTCGAGATATTGGTATGAGTACAAGCAATACAGCCTATGTAAACTTCGGTAATGCTTATACAGCATTGAATACATACCTTTCAGGACTAAATCCTAAAGCATGGGATATTACGTCTACAGCAACAAATACAATCGTCCCTGCGGATTGGGAAGCTGCATGGAATGAATATAAGCTTAGACTAAACCTACTAAACGTAGAAATCCAAAATAGACAACAAGATTATGCAGATTCAGTAGGGGAAGGTTCTGTACAGGATGCAATCGAAGCGGTTAGTGCATCTGATCAGTACGAGACAAAACCATTAACTAACCCTGTAACAATTACGTCTCCAATTGCTAGTGTAGCTTTACCAGAGTTCCAAGGTAGACATGCAGATGCTTGGGAGATAATTGGTCGAAACTTAGTTATGAACTCATCTTTTGCTAATGGTAAAACAGGATGGACAGGACAAACTAGTTCATACACTGTACTTCCTGCTGAAGATGATAAACCTAATAGTCCTATCGTACAAGTAGTAAAATCCGGGGCAACAACGAACGGATATCTTTCTCTATTTTCAAACTACTTTACTGTAGCTACAGGGGACGAGGTTACAGCATCCGTAGATATCAAGATTGGTAACGTAGCTAACTATGACGAAGCAGCACCTTTCTTTATTGAATTTTACGACTCTTCTAACACTCGGGTCCAATATAAAAACGTGTATCTTTCAGACATGGGATTATCAGGCTTATTAAGTGGAACATGGTACCGTGTATCCTATAAACTAAAAGCTACTACTGCAAACATTGTTAGTGCAAGGGTACGACTTGACCTAGTTAAAAACGGAGACGTTTCATACCGAGAAGTTAAAGCAGAGAAAAATACTTCAGTAGGTACGTATTCACTTGCTCCTGAAGAGGCAGGGTCCCAAGGGAATCGTCTTGTTCCTATCACAGCTCCAAGTTTCACGTCCGCAGCTTCTTTAACTATTAACGGTAAGTTTTATGGAGATGGCACAGATAATGATACGTTCTCATGGAATAGTTTAGGGCAAGCTGTAAAAGTTAAGAAGTGGCAAGATGACAGCTTAGATGGCTCATCTAACTGGGTTTTCCATAGTGATGCAGGCGGATATAAGACTGTTAAAGTAGTAAACTATTTTACTACGGTTGTGGATGCTACAGTAAGAGCCGTTAAATACAATGGGAATTTCCTTACTACGGTCATTTCAGGACTTTCAGCAGCGGACCAAGTAATCGGCAGAGCTTCAGAGAATACATTATACGTTACAGTATCCGATTCAGATAGTGGGTGGGGAGAATCTTATACACCTACAGTAGACGAAATTAAAGCATACTTTAACGGATGGAAAATGTGTAATGGGACATTTGGTAGCCCATATACAGGTACTGGAAACAAGGTGTGGCATCCAATTGGAGATACAAACTTAAACCGCTCTACGGCTGTGACAAGCGGCGGAGGTACATCTTATAACCCTGTGCCAACTGAAGAGTCTCTATCTATTACAGAACAGTCAATTAATAAGTACCAACTGGTCTATAAAATGGCAGACTTTATTCAAGAGATTATACCTTTTGAAGGTATCTTACCGTTAATCAAAGGTGATAACTCAATCTCTGTATCGTATGTAGCTGGAACACCTACTATTCTAACTGGTAGTATCCGTTATGCGCTTAACCTAGCAACAGTAACAGATGTATTAAAGTATATCGTACCAGTACTTCAAAAGCGACTGTCTAATGCGGAAGAAGTAATCAAGGATGACTCTATCGTTAATACTGTAATGAACTCTGTAGAGTACACGTATGCAATGAAAGAGAAACTTGGACAGGACGATATCAAAGATTTTGTTACAGGGGATGAGGTAGACGAGAAGGTTAAGAATGGTTTAGACTCTCTAGACTTTACTCCCTACATTACTCAGTCCGAACTAGATCAGACAGCTACAAGCATTACAGCTAAGTTTTCTGCAACAGGAGGTATGAATCTTCTTAAGAATAGTGTAGGTTTTGCTGGTCGAGATTTCTGGAGTGATTACTCATCTACAGGGAAAGTCGTAGACACAATCAGTAATAATGAGCTAGATACTTTAGGATTCGGTAGCGGATTCCAGTTTAATGCAGACGGAAACCAAAAAGGTATTTATCAATTTGTAAACGTAATTCCGGGACAGCCTTATACACTATCATGGTATCTGAACAAGAGAACGGGTGGGTCAGACTCCTCTTACCGATTCTTTATTCAAGTACAGGAGAACGGGTCAACTTTTACACAAATTGCCGATAACAGCGCCGATACCACTGTAGGATATGCAGCTAACTATTTTACATTCACCCCGACTACAAGTCAAGTCAATGTTCGTTTCATCGGATACGGGAATGTAGACGCAACTTTAACAGGGGCAATGCTTACAATCGGAGACGTGGCACTCCAATGGTCATTAGCTACGGGGGAAATCTATAATACTAATATCCGTATGGACATTAAGGGTATCCGTGTTTCTCAGCTAGACGCAGATCGAAAAGAAACTGGCTATACCCAAATTACCCCGGACGAGTTTGCTGGGTACTGGAAAGACGGTAATGGAACATTCCAAAAAGTATTCTATTTGAATGGGGATGAGACGGTTTCTACTAAGCTACGAGCACAGCAAGAGATAACGATGGGGAGTGTTAAAGTCCTAAACATTAACTCTGGTGGGTATAACGGCTGGGCTTTCGTATCTAATAAGGAATAACAAATAAGGCACGTATTGTTTGTATGATATAATAGAGATACAAACAATACGTGCTTTTTCTATATTAAGATTAGAGACAACTTTGAAATGGAGGAATATAACTATGGCATTAGCAGGAACTATATCGGTAGGCGTAGCTTCTAACTATACCCTATCTATTGAGTGGACAGCAACTCAGAATACAGCAGCAAATAGTAGTACAGTAACTGCAAAGATGTACTGGGAAGCAGATAGTTACGGATATGTAAACTCTACAGATACTAAAGACGGAGCTATCATTATAGACGGTTCTACGATGACGTTTAGTGGGACTGGTCTGGCTGATCTTAACAAAGGGCAGAAGAAACTTATCGCTACTAAGTCTAAAACAGTCTATCACGATGACAAAGGGGAAAAAGACCTTTCGATCGGAGGGTATTTCGATGCAGAGGTTACGCTAAGTAATAAATCTTATGGACGAATTACTATTCCAACTAAGACTACCCCTTTAAATGATATCCCGAGAAAGTCTTCACTTTCGTCAAGTGCTAGCTTTACAGCAGGTAGTGATTTTACAATTGCTATCTCAAGGTCTTCGTCTACGTTCTCTCATATCGCTTATATTGATGTACAGGCGGCAGATGGAACTTGGACTTTTATTAAGTCGATTAACTTTTCTACTTCAGAGACTTCAAAAAATTCGGAGTTTGATGAAACTAGTAAGACGAGAATATTCACAGCTATTGGTGGTCGGACCTCCGCTACTTTCCGTATCAACTTAAATACGTATAGCGGTTCCACTAACTTAGGTTATAACACTTATACGGGGACAGTATCTGTACCTGCTGCATCTGTAGGGGAGGTTACCAATGGAGCCGCAGGAGCAGGCAATAAGGTGTATGTTGATCAGGATATTTATGTGGCTATTGCAAGGAATGATAGTGAGTTCACCCATACAGTAGCTATCAAACTAGGCTCATATACGAAAACTATTACAGGCGTTGGTTACGGTACAACATGGACCCCTACAGGAACAGAGCAGACTTCACTATACAATGCCATTGGAACATCGGCTAGTAACTTAAAGGGGACAGTAACTACAACTACGTACTATAACGGTGTACAAGTAAGAACTCCTGTAAGTAAAGATGTTTATTTCTATGTAAGACCGAGTGCAAATGCTCCAACTTTTGCTGTAACGGGAATTACATACGAAGATATCAACGCAGTTACTTTAGCTGTAACAGGGTCTAAAACATACATCATTCAGAATAAGTCATCTTTACGAGTATCTATTCCTACAGGGTCTCAGGCACAACCTAAGAATGGAGCCTCTATTACAAAATATGTTGTTACAATTAACGGGGTAGCTAAGTCGGCTAACTTCTCGTCTAGTGCCACAGTGAATGTAGACTATGGGTTAATTACTAACTCGGCAAATGTTACAGCTTCTATTGCAGCAGTAGATAGCCGTGGGTTGTCTACAACAGTAACATTACCTATTACTGTAGTTCCTTATTCTGCTCCTACTGTAAACGCTGCTCCAAAACGTAGGAACAGTTTTGAGGCTAATATTGATATCCCTGTAAGTGGGACTATCTCAGCTATCACTGTAGCAAGTACGCAAAAGAATGGGTTACAGGCAATCAGTGGGCAAACTTCTGCCATTCAATATCGCTATCGTGAAAATGTAGCAGGAACAACATTCCCTGATACTTGGACTAACCTAACGTTCCCAGCTCCTTCAGGAACAACATACGCAGCTACAACGGGGTTAGAGGTACTAGATAGTACAAAAAACTATGTATTTGAAATTAGAGTAACTGACAAATTGACAACAACTACAGTAACAAAAACGGTAGCATCTGGTAAACCTATCTTTTTCATCGATTCAGATAAGAACAGTGTAGGGGTAGGGATGTTCCCTCGTTCAGAAAAGGCACTCTATACGCAAGGAGAAATTCACGTAGGGAACCCAGTAGACGAGACACAAGAGATTTTCTTAGGTTTCTTGGCAGATCAGCCTCGTATTCGTGTTGGAGGTAGCTCGAAAGGGTTGCAGATTCAAGGTATGGGTGATGCTGTTCTAGCTCAAGTAGATAACAACGGTCTTTTCCAAACTAATCAGATTAAGGTTAAAGGTAGTCAGTACTTTACTCAAGGCGGCGGACTAGATATGCAGAATTCAGACATTGTAAATGCTAACGGTATTTACATGAACGATACCGCAGATAGTGGGTCCGAGGGTATTAACTTTCTTAAATCTGGAAAAACACCGGGCTCAACTACTCAAGCAGATTATGATAGTCTCTGGGCAAAAGACGGTAAACTATTCTTCAATGGCACAGATGTTGCAGCCGCTACTAGCCTAGTTACGGGACCTAAACAACCTACATGGGCAAACAGCTGGCAAGCTTACTTCGGAGGAGCTTATTTTAAAACAGCAGATGGCATGGTATTTATGCGTGGCATGATGAGATGGGGTAACTTCGGTACAGCTACAGGTTCTGGGTCAAAAGTAGCATTTACAATCCAAGACGCAGATTGTAAACCACTCACTAACCAAGTTTTTTATGTTGTAAATGTTAACAGAGATATTATACGTCTTGATGTTAACACCGATGGGACAGGTAATATATACAACAATACAGGGTTAAATGCTAATAATGAATGGGTTAACTTAAACGGAATCTATTGGACAACTACGTAAAGGATGGGTGAAAATTAATGGAGACAGTTAATATGATTAATGTTGATGAAGATGGGTTTGTAATCGAGTTTATTCAAGTACCTTTGTATGATGAGGACGGTAACCCTAACGGGTTACTGAATAGTCCTTATGTAGTACCACTATACGAGGAGCCTTTCGCTCGAGCAAAGTGGGATTTTGAGCTTAAGAAGTGGGTTGAAGGGGCACCTGAAGTGGCATTAGAGGATACAAAAATAAATAAAATCAACAACCTTAGATATGGGTGTGACGCTGTAATTGAGTCTGGGTTTACTCATAATAGTGATGAGTTTTTCTTTACCAAAGAAGATCAGAGATTATTTGATATGCAGCTAACATTTTGCTTAGCTTTCCCTGAAGATGACTTCGTACCGTGGAAGACAAGGAATAACGGAAAAAAGAATTTCACTCGAGATGAGTTTTTCCAAGTCTGTAGATCAGCTAAGGAGCACTATAGACAAACAAAAGGGAAGCTATGGCAGTTAGAAGATTATATCAGTAACCTCCAATCAGTAGAGGAGATTAACCAATTAGGCTCTTTTGAAGAGTGTCTTGCTTTACTAGAACAAACTGGGTCATTCAAAAGTTCAGAATCTCCCGTAAGCTAAGCTATATTAGTGGGGAGAGGAGGGGACGATATGGTAAAGATCGAGCCCGGAGATGTTATTTTCTATCGACCTACTGGATTTATTGGATGGCTAGTTAGTAAGATTACAAAGTCGGAGTACAGCCATGTATCACTAGCAATAGACTCTTACAACATTGTAGAGGCGGACAGGTTTATCAAATCTCGTATTTCGAACCTTTACTTTGTAGAAGAGGTTCATAAAGTCTATCGACTTCGTAATGTGACTTCAGAGCAGCAGCATAAGATTGTTCAGAATACTCTAACTATGGTAGGTGCAGGTTACGATTACAAACAGATTTACGGATTGTTTATGCGGCTAGTGTTTAAAAGAGAGACGAGCGTATTCAATACAGCAAACAAGTACATCTGCTCAGAGATCATAGACTATGCTTTCCAGATGTCCGATATTCCTAGAAGCGATCAGCTCAACGTAGGCGACATTACTCCTCAAGAGCTATTAGGGAAATATGTCTTAGAGAGAGTCAAATAGGGTAGGGGAACCTACCTTTTCCTATATTATTATAGAAAGGTGTGATAAACAATGAGCGGAATGGCAGATGGACAAGGCGTATTAAGAAAGATTGCATTCCAGATCGGTGATCGTTTCTTTCGCTTTGCAGTTAACCCGGAATCTATGGTGTATAGTAGACCACATCGAACAACAGCTATTAAAACAAAAAGCCGTATCGTTATTGAGGACTTCCAAAGTGATATTCCTACAGTAACAATCGGTGGTACAACAGGATTTAATCCTACAGGGGTAGCCAGTGATAGAGGTATTAAAAAGATTGCAGAGCTAAAGAAATACCTAAAAGACTATGCAGCTATGGGTGGTAACGGGGCTAAGCCGGCAGAGGATTTCTTTTTCCATGATTTTACCAACATGGAACATTACGTAGTCCACTTATCAGCTGAAGGGGTTACATACTCACAAGACGTTAATTCCCCTTTAACACATCGATACGAGATTAAGTTTAATATTCTTCGTGAAGCTGGTGAACCGTCTGAGGACGATATTGCTTCTCCAGAGATCGGTAACCGATTCCCGTCACTCCCTAACGGTTCAGGTGGTGTGGGCGGTATCGCTGGTGATGGCTCTGGTGTAGGGGCAGGAGCTCAAGATAGCTCAGGTAAAAATGCAGGAGGTAACTCAGGAACTACTCCATTCGACCCGTCTTCCGGCAGTAACGTTTATAATAAAGGTACACAAGGGCAGTACATACCTTCGTACGATAACGAGCCCATTAACCCACAAGCACCTTCTCCATCTTCCTATTCATATGGACAGACAGGATTAGGGTACGCTATCGGTTACTACCTTAGACCGAAAGGAGTTCTATCATGAGTTATTCAAATGATTTAATTCGTTTTATTTCTGGGGTACCTGTTCTAGGAGATGGAACAATCCCAATGAATACAATCGATTCTGAACAGCCTTTTGCATCTCAGCTATATGACCCTGTTTACTCTTTAACAGTTATAGCTCGAAAGGTACAAGACTTAATCAGTCGTAATAAAATAGAAGTAGTGAGTGATACAGTCGATTCTAATACAATCGTGTACAAGGCATTGAATAGTGATTTAGCTTCCTACGCTCCAGACATTTATACTTTGCTACGAGCAGTAGTACTAGAATCATTTTCTCTACTGTACATGAGTGAAAATGCACCAGAGAATCTTCAGTATGTATCGGCTAGAGATATTAAGAATCACCGAGCAAACTTAAATTATATTGCAGACTACTTGAGCACAGAGGCAAAATACTACCATATGATTGAGAGCTTGAGAGATATGAATATAGCATTTGGTTATATGCAGAATCAAATCGAAGTCATGATGAATGAAGGGAGTGGGAGATAATTGACTAAATTCTTACAGCACATTATCCGAGATGGAGATACACTACAAGGTATTGCTCAACAGCAGCTAGGAGATATGAATGAGTGGACTACTTTAGCTCAATTTAACGATCTCCGCTACCCTTACATTGTAGACACTGTAGAAGAGAAAATGCAGAACCCGGACCACCTAGTAACAATCGGGGACGTGCTGCTTGTTAAAGTGGCAAATGATGAGCAGTCTAATCTCATTCAGCAGCTTAAACGTACAACAGAGTATGACCAAGAAGAGCTTTATGCATTAGCTTTAGGGAAGGATTTAGATATCCTACCTACAAAAAGAACGCTTACTTCTATAGGTCGAGATTTTGAAACGTTTGAAATGAAAGGAAACGATCGTGGAGGTATTGCTACTGTACGAGGAATTGAAAACTTAAAGCAGTCTTTATTTATTCGATTATCTACTCCTAGAGGAAGCTATGTGGGGCACCCTAGATACGGCTCCGATGTACATACCTATATTGGTATGAAAGCTACAGAGGAGAATGCAGCACTAATTGATCTGGAAATTGAACGAACAATTAGAACAGATACTCGAGTTACAGCATGCAGTCTTGTCAATCGAACGCTTTCAGGAAATACATACACAGCCTCTTTCAGCGTATCTACTATTACATTGGAACAGGCATTTGAGTTTGTAGTTTCTGCTCGACAAAACGGACCCATTGTATTATTAAGTAATTTTAAAGATTCCATAAATTGAGAGGAGGGGCACCATGCGACTTAAACGTATGTCAGAAATTTATTCCCGTCTAGTAGACTTCACTATCACGAACACCAATGAGTTAAATGACTTCTCTGTAGGTAGTGCCTTGAGAGCTATGTATGAGGCTTTCTCCATCGAGTTAGAGCAATACTATGTCTTGACTAGGGAGAACATGACAGAGGCTATAGAACAAGGCGTATACGGCTCATTCAGCTTCGATAGAAAGAAAGCAGTTAAGTCTTACGGAAATGTTCAAGTAAGATTCCACAGCTCTACTCAGGACGATATGATTTTATCTAGGGGCTCTCGATTCAGCTCCAGCTTAGCAACATACCCACAAGTGTATGTTACTTTAGTAGACTACATCATCCCAAAGGGTAGTATCATGGCAGAATTTGAGGTACATTGTGTAACGGCTGGTAGTGTAGGAAATATTCCTGCTAACGTACTAGATATTATGCAGTCACCTATTGCTAACGTACAATCAGTTAGTAATCCTGCTGCATTCCAGACAGGACAGGACCAAGAGCCTTTAGAGGAACAACGTTCTCGTTTTGCGTCCTTTATTAAATCACTAAGTCGAGGAACTATCCCGGCTATTGAATACGGAGCAAGAACCGTGGATGAAGTATCTGGAGTATTTATCGAAGAAGAGACGGGACGTATCAACGTATACGCTCATGACCGCAATGGTAATCTACCAGATGCAGTTAAAGCTAAAATCGATACAGCTATGTTCGAGTATAGACCGGGAGGAATCCCAGTACGAATTTTCCCTGTAACTCGTAGAGCAGTCGATGTAACCGTAACAGTAACGCTCACAAATAAAGCAGCTATTACAGAAACATTTAAGAAAAGAATTGCTGAAGAGATTTCAAGATATCTGAATAATATGAAAACTTCTCAAAGCCTTGTATTATCAGACCTATCTAGTGTAATCAAATACATTGACAGACAGCTTATCTACGATGTACAGTTTCAAAATTTAAACGGCAATGTAAACCTACTTGGCTCTGAAGTAATTCGAGCAGGTACTGTAACAGTGACACTACAATAGGAAGGAGGAGCCTAGATGTCATTTTTAAAGCATTTACTTCCGGGATGGCGTAGAAGTATGCAAGATAAATCAAAAGCCAATGCAGCCATTCTAGATGCCTTAGACAGGGAGTTACAGAGTACGGAACAGGATACAATCGAAACAAAAGCTCTATTGTCTCTTGACTCCTCATCTGAGGAGTGGCTAGACCAATATGGAAAACTGTTTGGTGTATTAAGACAGGATAGTGAGGCAGACGGAGCTTACAGACAGCGTATCAAAGATTATATGGTTCTTCGTAGAGGAAGTATCCCAGCAATCATCGATGCTATCCGATCTTTCCTACAAGACTATGAGTCGGATATTGAAATTTATGAGCCGTACACAAATGTATTTATCCTAGGTCAATCTAAGTTAAGCGGTCCCGATCATTTCCTAGGGGAGTATTATACAGTAGCCGTTATCGATGTTAAATTCTCTCAACCATTTCCAGAAGGTATTATCGATATTATTAACGAGTTTAAGCCAGCCGGTGTAACCGTACATGTATCAAGATCGTAGGAGTCGTATTAACGGCTCCTTTTTTATTGTATGGTATAATAAAGTTATGAACTAGATACTGTTATATTAGTAATATACATAAACGAAGGAGTGGAACAAATTGGCTGAAGTAAACTTAAATGAACCTCCATACAATGATCGATTTGACCCGGAGAAAAACTATAATAAAATTCTATTTAAACCAGATACAGCATTGCAGCCTTCAGAGCTGAATGAGATGCAGTCAATTAAAGATAACGACTTACGACAACTTGGAGATAGCATCTTCTCAGATGGAGCTATGCAAACAGGTATGTCTTTTTCAATTGACTCAACTGCAAAGACATTAACGGTTGAAGATGGACGTGTATATCTAGCAGGTAAAATCCGTGAATTTAAAAAGCAGTCTATTCCATTTACAAGTACAGGGAATGAAAAGATCGGTGTTAAAGTAATGCAGACTATCGTTACATCGGATGATGACGAAACATTATTAGACCCTTCTCAGAATACACCTAACTACTTATCAGAAGGTGCAGACCGTTTGGTAGAGACTGTAGCTCTTACAATCAATGACGATAGCTCACCAACTATCTACGAATTTAACGATGGGGCACTATTTGTAGAGCCAGCTCGTCCAGAATTTACAATGATTAATGATGTATTGGCACAACGTACATACGAAGAATCCGGCTCTTATCAAGTAGAAGGATTTAAAATGTGGACAGAGAAAAGCCAAGACAATACGAAAGTAGATTTAGTTATTGACCGAGGAATTGGTTATGTACTAGGTTACCGTATTTCTAAACCTACGTCTACTCGTATTCCATTAAATAAATCTACAGAATTTAAAAACGTTGCTCAGGAAACGTACTCTTATGATACAAACGTTCGTAAGAATCAAATCAGCAGCGCATATGTAAAAGAAGTTAAACAAGTAATGGCTCGTACTCTAAGCCCTACAGGTGGAGTTACAATGGCTAAAGGTAGTACAGGTGGACGAGATGGCTTACCGTCTCAATACACAAGCGTAGACCCTTCTACAGCTATCCTTTGGACTACTTCTCCAGAAGTTTATTACACATACGGAGCAGACTTTACGTTAATTGAGGATAGCGGAGTAATGTATGTAAACTGGGACACAGGGTTAAACGGTAAAGAACCTGCTACAGGTACTTCATACAAACTATCGTTCGAGTATGACCGTGTAATGCAGAACAACGTAGATTACAAAGTTACTTCAGTTCCGATCGATGGAGTGGCTGGCTGGACTACAACTGTAGACTTTAACGGGTTATCTGGACTTAAGCCGAAAGATAAAAGTTTAGTTCGTGTAAGCTACGACTACTACTTAGCTCGAGCAGATGTTATTACCCTTAATAGCGCAGGACAATTTACAGTTATCCAAGGGCAACCAGATCGTTCTAGCTTAGTTCAAGCTCCAGATCATCATGACCCATTAACATTAAAAATCGGAGAGGTATTTGTTTACCCTAATTCAGATTCAGCAACAGCTTTAAATAACGGTGTATTCCGTTTAACAATGCCACAGCTTGCTAACATTAAAGATCGTTTAGAAAACGTAGAATACAACCAAGCTATCGAGGCATTAGAAAATAAAGCTATTGTAACAGATGACCCATTAAACCTACGTGGAGTATTTGCAGACGGTTTCGTGGATTTCTCTCGTATGGACCTTAACCTTTCTTCAGTAGCAATGTCATTTGATGATGCTAGTATTACATTACAAGTTAATGCTCCAGCAGATCAGATGAGAGCGCCAGAGTTTTCTAGTAATGCTTCCGTAGCTGCATCTTGGGGAAGACTTATCACAGCTCCGTATACAGAGGTTAAAGAGATTACACAGCCATTAGCAACAGAGGCTATGAACATTAACCCGTATGCAGTTTACAATAAGCTAGGAGTGCTTAAGCTATCTCCGGGAGCCGATAACTGGATTGAAGAAACTAAGGTTACCGTAAATAGAGAAACAACAGAAACAGTTCGTATGGACCGCTGGTGGGCTCATGGTAGACAAACTTCATACTACAAAGACCTTCGTAAATATGTAGATAATGTAGAGTTAGACGGAAACCAAAGCTGGGATATGGGCTTAGGATATCAGTATGATCTTAAGAATGGACGTACTGGTACTCTTACAGATGTAGCTACAACAGTCCGAAACACAGCGATTGAATTTATTCGTCAACGTGATATTACATTTGCTGCTAGCAATCTACAGCCAATGTCAAATAACTTGTACTTGACTTTTGACGGTATGCGTATTCCTGTAACTCCTACTGGCTCCACTGTAAAAGGTGCAGAGACAGGAACGATTATGGCAAATGCAGCTGGTCAAGCAACAGGTAAATTCACAATTCCGGCAGGTATTCGTACAGGTATCCGTGAGGTAACTTTACAGAATGCTAGTAACATGGCTATCGCTACGTATACGGCTCAAGGAACGCTTAAATCTACTGAAGAGGTTATTACAAAGACTCGAGTAACAATCAACTTGTATGACCCATTAGCTCAGTCATTTGTATTCCCACAAGATCGTGTAGTAACAAGCTTTGACGTATTCTTTGCTTCTAAGTCTACTACAGATAATATTATCATTCAAGTACGTGGATTATCAGAAGGCGGATTCCCTAACCAGACAGTATACGCAGAACGCATACTAACTCCTGCACAGGTTAAGACATCTTCAAATGCTTCTGTAGCGACAAAGGTAGCATTAGATGACCCGTTAATGTGTAAGGCTGGACAAAGTTACGCTCTGGTAATGATTACAGACAGTAATGATTACACAGCTTGGATTAGTACATTAGGACAAAACCGAGTAGATGCTCCTACACAAAAGGTAGTTTCACAGCCTTATGTTAACGGTGTACTATTCAGTTCTTCTAATGCTCGTACATGGACAGTTCACCAAGAATCGGACCTTAAGTTTAATGTTTACACAGCATTGTTTAACGAAGATGCTGTAGTAGAATTTAACTCTATGACCGATCTTAACTCTGATATGTTGCTGTTAATGGCTACTTACTTAACACCTGCAAACACAGGATGTAAGTGGGAAATCAAGACAGTACCTAAATCGGATGTAGGGACTATCTCGATCGACAGTGTACCGTGGCAGCCGCTAGTAAACTACTTAGAGCAAACAACAGCAGGAACGGTTATCGGACTAGTTAAGCTTCGTGCAACATTCAAAGCTAATCGATATATCTCTCCAATGCTTACACTGGAAGATTTAACATTTGTTAACTTCATTTCAGAAACAAGCGGAGATTATGTATCGCTTAACATGGATTCATCCGATGCACCATTCAATACGGTAACAATGTCTTATGATGCATCATTGCCTGCTGGTACAACAGTAACGCCTAAATACTCCCTAGACGGAGGACAGACATGGAACTCGTTCACTGCGGCTCCTACAGTGTCTGTACAGTCTACAGAGTTCAGTCGTTACACGTACACGAAGCAAGTTTCAACTACAGCTGTAAATAAGCAGCTTAAGGTTAAATTGGAACTTCGTGCAGATAACCGATTTGTCCGCCCACGGGTACGAAGATTTACAACTGTATTTAAAAATGAAGTTTAAGGAGTGGAACTAAATGCCATTAGAGAAACGTGACCCACACTCTAAAGCACGGATATTTATTCCTACACAAAGAGAAAGGTCTCTGGTGGAATCCCAGAGACTTCTCAAACAAAATCTAGAAGACGTAGAAGCTATAAAAAAAGAGTTACAGGATTTACTAGATAAAGCAAAAAAGAAGTAACTTTGGCTATATTATAGGGGAGAGAAATCTTCCCTATTTTTATATTATAGATTGGAGGCAATAAAATGTCAAATAGACCTCTTGATAGAGATAGTATGTATTTTAACTTAGGAGACGCTACCGCTAAAATTGTTGAGCACTTACTAAGCTTAGAGAAAGATGTAACTGACTTAAAAGGAACTAACGTTGGTGATTTAAAAGCCGTTATTGATAAGCTCACCGGTCAGGTAGACAGCCAAGAGTTAAATGCTAAATACCCTCCTGTTCCTCTAGTAGGTTTAACAGGGAGCGGAGATGAGACAGCTACGCTAGACAATATCCTATCGTTCGCTAAAACTAACAAATACAGCAAAGTGTTTATTCCAAAAGGTACATATACAGTTAAGTATGTTAAATACCGTGATGGGATTTCTATTCAAGGCGCTGGGTTAGAGAAAACAATTATTAAAGCTCTAGCAAGTACCGAGAAACATTTTATGCAAAGTGTAGATTCTCCTACACAACAGCTTATTATTTCTGACTTGTCTATCAACGGTAACCTAGTGAATGCAGGTCAAAACGGTTTAGGCTTAATTGCTTACCCATTAAGCGTATCTCCGTATCACGGCGGAGTTTGGTATTCTGTTTTCCGTAACCTTCGTATTGAGAAGTTTAAAGGGGCACAGATCATCATTACTAAAGGTGCAGACGAATTAGCTCCTGCATCATTACCGAACCAGTTTAATATTTTTGAAAACATTCAAGCTTACCGTGCAGCAGAAGCAACTAGTTACTGTTTATACATGGAAAACCAAATCGGTCAACATACGTTCCGTAACTGTGGATTTGACTGTCCTACAAATGGTGTAGCAACTCCGGGTACTAACATCTACATCGATGGCGGTAACACAATTTTATTTGATATGGTAACATCTCAAAATAGTGAGAAAGTTTACGATATTAAAAACAACCTAAATACTACAATCCGAAACGGATGGATTGAAAACTCTAAATACGCTATTACAACTTACAAGGCTAATAACTTGAACATTGAGCAAGTCAACTTTGCTAATGCGTGTTCAGACGGTAGCGGCGGAGGATATGGTGTTAAGAGTACAGATACAACAGATAGTATTGTTGTCAAAGAGTGTAACTTCCGAGGTAACGTAGAAACGTCAATTTGGGGTAACGGTCAGAGCTTTGAAATTAAATCGCTTAATAACAAAGGGACACTGGTTGTTAAGGGAATTATTCGTCAGATTTCAGCAGTAGACAACTTAAGTCTTTCTAATGCTAAGTTTGTGTATCTATCTAACCAGAGTGCTACAGTAAATACTCTTAATCATAACTCAGTATCAGGAGAGTTAATTACTGTTAAGTTTCATGGACCCGGAACAACTACGATTACAAACTCAGGGAATATTAAACTTCCTAACGGAGTAACAAGCATTATATTCCAATCAGGTGATACAGCTACCTTTACTCCTACCGAGCTAGAAAGTGGGTTAATGTTAGTAGCACATAACCGTGTGACTCCTGTAGCAAATAAGGTGACATCATTACCGACAGCCGATGTTAACCAACGAGGAAGAATTATTCGGACTGAGGGCGGAACAGGTGTAGCAGATGCAGTCTATATCTGTATTAAAAAAGCAGACGATACTTACGATTGGGCGCAGCTCTATTAATAGATTGGAGGGAAATTAAATGGTAGTATCAAAAAATTTCGGAAGTGTTAGCGTTCAAGAGTTCGGAGCAAAAGGGGACGGAACTACAGACGATACACAAGCATTTATTAAAACAGTAAACTACGTAAGGGACTTAATTATCAGCACTAACTTTAAGAAAGCCCCTACCGTAGTTATCCCGGGAGGTATTTACTTACTATCGAGTAAGGTTACTATTTCCCCTTTTGTGCATTTAGAAACAGAAGGGTTTGTCTTAATCAACAGTACATTAACTAGTGGAACATTGTTTCATTTTACACCTCAAGCAGGTGACCCAACTTTCTTATCGTTGATGGCAAAACAACAGTACATGCGTTCTCCATTAATCAACGCTAGTCGTGGAGGTCTATTGATTCACTCCAATGTAACAAGAGCAACTAATACAGCAACTGCATTAGAGTTAGGCTCAACAACAGATATGGGTGCATCTCTACCACTATCTCGTTATACAGTTACAGACGTAGCGATCGAGGGCTTTGACGTTGCTATGCAAATGAATACTTACAACCACTATATCGGTACATTCTTCAATCTACACTTAGAAGGTAACAATACTTTAGTGAAGTTTGGAAAAACTATCGGTAACGTTGTTAACTCAGGTGAGAACTTTAACTTCCACGGAGGAACTTTTGCAGCAGCTAAGATCGCTTTTGATTGGTTCGTAGACGGTATGGATTGTAACTTCTACGGTTGCTCTTTTGACTTTGTAGACACTGTATTTAATCTGCAACGTGGATGGAAAAGAATTTTTGTTAGTGGAGGGCATATCGAAGGTATTAAAGGTGGGGCAGCTACAGAAGGTATTGTGGTAGCTCAAGAGTTAGGTACACCGGGAGCTATTGCTCAGGTTATTTTACAGTCTCCTATTGTGTACTGTAACAACCCTATCTTATTTAGAGGTTCTTTCCAGCTAACTTGTGATAATGTTCGTTGGGAGCGTGTAACCCAAGACTTCGCTAACATGTACGTTTGTGATGATAATGTTATTGTATCAGAGAAACAGCGTATTGTACAGGGTATGGATTTTGCGTTATCATCTAGATTAAACGTATTACAAAACTCAAAATTCCAAAAATCCGATACAACTGCTGGAGATGCTGTTGCACCATTTACAGACTATACAGTAACAAGTAGCGGATTTACTGCACCAGTAGTCACTACGTCTATTCCAGCTGATACAAGGTTTACTAAAGCTTTAAAATCAACTGCTACAGCAGCTACGGGCACATGGATGCAGTTTGTAACAGATGCTTATACAGTTAAACCCGGAGAAAAATTACAGGTAGCGGCTAATATATACATGACCGCAGCTAGTTTCCGAAACATTGAATTTAAGTTTGCTTTCTATGATAAATCAGGAACGAACATCTCTAGTACGAACAACTACGGTAATAAGACAGGCGCAGCGGCAAGCAAGTGGCAGACAATTTTTGGAGCTATTGCTACTGTACCAGCAGGTGCAGATACAGTAAAGGTATATTGTACAGTATCTCAGCTTATCACTGATGAGGTTTTCTATCTTTCTGAACTATTCCTTGGTAGATCATAAGCTACAGATTAAGACAGCCTCCGGGTTGTCTTTTTTTTTTGTCCTATTTTGAACCCTTGATACATAAGGATTCATGACAAAATCCTACACTACTTTGTCATATTTTATTTCTGACTAATCCCTATATACTAATTAATATAGTTATATATAATATCTTAATATTAATAGCTTATATAATATTATATAAATAATAATTAATATATAATACAGAGACAATAAAATATAATAGGCGCATTCAGGATTAAAATGTGACAAAAACCTAATCATATCAAGCAATTAAAATATGTCATATCGCTGGAGTTCTCTGTAACTTTATGGTACAATAGAGAAGTACATATAGAATGATTAGGAGGAATGTTCAAAATATGAAAATCATAATTGGGACAATGTTTACTCATATAGACTTCTCAGGTAACACTCTACTTCGAGAGAAGATTCAGGATATGGCTCACCATGCATTAGGGATTAAAGAAGAAGGTGCATTTTATTCAAGAGCATATAAGTCAGGCTTTTGGGATGGCATTACAGATTTCTATGACATGAAAGAAGATAAATTCCATACAGGATTACTCGATCAGTTCCTTGAAGGGTTAAGACTGCTAATGGAAAAAGATAATTCATTTACATACGAGCTTGTGGATGAAAGACCTGCTCCACCTGTTCATCATGATGCTATTGACGAAAAGATTGTATTAGGTAATGGAGATGAGGACCCTATTACATTACGTGACTATCAATACGAGTCAGTTAAAAGTGTATTCGAACAGCAGGTAGGAATTGTAAACGTAGCGACTAATGGAGGTAAAACAGAAATTGCTTCTGGAGTCATTCAACAAATTTTACCGTACATCAAACGTGGAGAGCGTATCGCATTCTTCACTCACTCGAGAGAAATTTTTGGACAATCTGCTGAACGTATTGCTAAGCGTGTAGGATTAAAAGTACGTGACGTTGGATTTGTTGGAGACGGTAAATTTGATATTAAAAATAAAAAGATCGTATTCGTAATGGTCCCTACACTGGTGTCAGCATTAAAGGACCCGAAGAAGGGAATCAAGTTCACACCTAACGAAACGGTTATTAAGCTGATTGCCGAAGAGATTACACCGAAGTTTAGAAATACAGTAAATACCCGTAAGCTCATTCAGAATTATTTAAAGAATCGAACTTGGAAGACAAAAGCAGAGTTATCCGCTGAAGAGCAATTAATGTATGTGGCTTACGATAAGAAATTTACGGACAAGTCGGCACAGATGCATTTAAACAAATATGTGGTCGAGTTTAACAAGATCATGGAGAAGAAGAATAAAAAGAAATTCCAAAAGTATAACGAAACGAAGGAATTTTTAGACTCTATCAAAGTAATGATTGCCGATGAGGTACACCATTCCAAAGCGGATACATGGTATACATCGTTGTCCATGTGTGAGAACGCTATTTACCGTGTAGGTCTAACAGGTACGGTAGACAAGAAAGATAAAATGGGCTGGCAGCGATTACAGGCTATCTTTAGTCAAGTAACTGTACGAGTGTCGAATGAGTATCTAATCGATAAAGGCGTATCGTCTAAACCGACTATCCGACTGGTCCCTGTTCAGGAGCCACGTAACTTAGAATTAGCTAGTAACTTCATGGAAGCATATAAAGCTGGAATCGTAGAGAATGAGTATCGTAATAAACTGATTGCGGATTTAGTAGAGTCATATCGTAAGCGTAGACCGGGTGGAGTACTTGTCAGTGTGAAAGAGATCGCACATGGGGACACTATCCTAGAACTGCTACGGGCTAGAGGCTTAGAAGCAGAATTTATTAACGGCGGCTCCGATGCAGACCACCGTGCTACACAGCTTGAAAGATTTTCTAAGAGTGAACTACCGATTTTAATTGCTTCGACAATTGTGGACGAGGGAGTAGACATGAAGTCGATTGGCTGTATGGTTCTAGGTGCAGGTGGAAAATCAATGCGCCAACAGTTACAGCGTATCGGTCGTGGACTTCGACTAAACGGAATCGATGGAAATAGCGTTATGGTCTTTGATTTCTGGGACCAGACAAATACTTACCTGTTGAACCATTCAAAAGAGCGCCTTAAAATCTTTAGAGAAGAGCGTTTCGATGTCAAAGTCTTAGGAGGTAAATAATGGGAAAGAAGACTACAAAGTGGACCTTGGAAACTGTTAAAGCTTTTTATGCAAATTATGGCTGTACTTTTATCTCCAAAGAGTACAAGACGATGTTAGATAAATACACGTTTATTTGTAAATGTGGGAATGAGCATACCAGTAGTTTCGAGAGTTTCCATAAGCACAGTAAACGTTGTAAAGTCTGTACGAGTAAAGAAATGTCTGAACGTAGAAGACTGAAAAAGCCCGTTATAATTAAAAATCTAGAGGCAAAGGGATTTACTTATTTGGCACACTACTGGGATAAAAAGGAGACCGCAGAGACAGACAGGAACTGGTTACTAGTCGATTATATTTGCAAAAATGGGCATATCCATCGAGGTAAGCATTACTCCTCAACTGTGAGAGCGGAATATGCTTGTATGGAGTGTATAGCCAATCAGCTAGGAGACCTTCAAAGGCTTTCTGTAGAACAAGTCTCTGCAATAGTAAGTGCTCAAGGTATGGAGCTGCTTTCAAAATCGTATGTCAACAATGCAAGCCCTATTGAGGTAAGGTGTGTATGTGGGGAGCCCTATACAACCACGTTAATGTCAGTTAGTCATGGTCATAAATGTGGTTGTCATAGACGAGGAGAGCACCACTATAATTACAACCCAAACCTCACGGAAGAGGAGCGACAAGATAAACGCATGTATCCTGAGTACTACCAGTGGGTTCGAGACGTATACCTTCGGGATGACTTCACTTGTCAGAAATGTAAAAAACGGGGTGGAGAGCTCCACGCTCATCATATCTTCTCTTACGCTAAGTATAAGGACAAGAGAACAGATATAGCTAACGGAGTTACACTCTGCAAAGCTGACCATATAGATTTCCATAAGCAATACGGTTTACGTGATTTTACACAAGAAGATTTTTTCAAATTCATGGGCTATATCTCGTAGCTTAAAATTTAACTATTGTATATTTTACAGTTTGTGTTATAATGTAATCAAACCTATATCAAGAGGAGGAACAGATGTATGGAATACGGTGTGTATTTAGAAACATCTGTTGTCAGTTTAAAGCCTAATGTTTTATCTTTCTTAACCAAAATGGTTGAAAAGGCTAAAGAGGTAAAAGACTTCGCTATCGCTTTCAAAAAGAAAGAGCTAGCAGACTTGGGCGGAAAAGACAGCAGAACAATTTCACGTTACTTAAACGAGTTAGAGGAAAAGAATATTATTCAGACAAAAGGCGTGAGGGGACGCTCGGGCGGCACGGTTATCATGTTTAATACTGACTTAATTCGGTTTGACACTTCGGACAAAGCATTAATCAACTCCGATGAGCCGATCAGTATTGACGATGTAGTTGAAAAGAAATTACCTAAGAAGAAAAAAGAGCAGAAGAAACCAACTCGTAACAGACGTACGAAAGTACAGATGATGGAGGAGAAGCTGCTTAAAGGTGAACAGCAATCGAAGAATGATGAAATGAATCGTCAACTTAAGGAATTAGGCGGAGTGCCTAACTGGGAATGGTTTAAGAAAACAGATAACCCGGTAGGAAACTATCGTACATACTTGCTATCCCGTTTGTATAATAGATACGCAGTTTTATTTACAGACCGACATAATGCAGAAGCAGAATACTTCGGGGAAGGTTCGAAGGTTAAGCCTGTAACGAATGACTACGATACATTACCAGCCGATTTCTACGGCTCTTCTAAATGGGCTCACTTCGAGAAGTTCCGTAACTTCTGTGAGGAAAATGATATTGACCCAGCAGTTTACCTTTCTTCACAATTCTCACGCTCTGTATTCACAGCAGCCGGTAAGAGTGATAAGAAAAAGCTTCCGTTTGTAAATGCTTTAATTAGCGATTCAGCTTATGAAGTGTACAAACAGTATTGCGCTTATCAAGTGAAGGCAAGTGTAACATATAAATCTTATCAACAAATTCCTAAACAATTTGCAGATGACTTCGTAGTACGTGCTATTGAAGATGCATATGAAACAGCTAATGTTGGTGTAGGTTTACTACAATACCGACATGCTATTGAAGATTTCCTAAGCGGCTTTGGTGCTACAGAAAAAGAAGAGCACCTATTAAACTTCTACCGTCACACAGAGGATAAGCTAATTCAAAAAGGCGTATCGTTAAAGACAAGAGATACAATCAAGAAATTCGTATTGTTACAGTCAATGATTTTAACAGGTGGAGTTACAGCTTTACCGGGCTACTTCATTTTAGGTTCTGAACACACACAAGTCGTTTTAGCTTCAATCGCTAAGCTTGGTAACTCAGTTCAAGACGTAAATGCGTTACAGAAGGTAGCGTTGGGTATGCTTGTATCGCCTAATGCAGATAGAGAGACACAAGTTAAAGAAGGCGCAAAATACATGTATCAACTTGAAGTGCTTGACGAAACAAGACAAGTATTGAACTTGATCATGGAACGTAAAGGCTTACATTTATCTCTAGCTGATTTGAACGAAGCTGTCCGTGAATACGGTAAAGAGAATATTCCATTAGATGATTACTCTATTATGGATGTTGACCAAGTTGTTTCGTTTATGGAAAAGCAGTATGCAATTGCAGAGCAAGTAGAAATCGATCATAACGCTATTACTACAACAAAGAGCTATAACCTTTCTGGAGAGGTCTTCAACGATGACTCTCTGGAAGATGCGCTTAGTGATTTTTTAGAGTCTGATCATTAAATATGATACAGGCTCTTTACAAGCTAAGTTATACATGCTATACTTGTCAATGAAAATGTTACAGGGGAGGAAAAGAAATGTCAGTAAGCCCAATTCAGCAACAAATTTTAAGAAAAGCAATTGAGTCAACCTATTTCTCGAAGGATATCTTACCTAAAGTACCGCTATCGGTATTTGACGGTAATGATATTTACAAAGATTTATCCAACATGATTAAGCGTTATTATCAGTCTAATAGAAACATATTAACTGAGGACACGCTCCTTACACTTGCGGAAGATAAACTAGACCGTATGAATAAGGACCCGGAAACACAGCAACGTTACTTCAGCGCAATCAATGAAATTTATGAAGTACGTGACAGCTCTAATGATGAGGTTATCGATGAGAAGATCGAAAACTACATAAAGAAACATATGAACACTGAAATACTTAAGAAAGCCGCAGTCAATTTAGACAATGCTAACGTAATGGATAAGCTTCACGAAGACTTCCGGGAAGTAATGATGCTGGATATCAGTGGAAGACATCAAGAGATTATTAACGTACTAGATGATACAGAGTATAAGCGACAAGCTTTATCTACTATCTTCGCTAATACAATACCTACAGGTTTTCACTCAATCGATTATCTGAATGGTGGAGGGTTAGCTAAGGGAGAGCTTGGAATGGTTGTAGCTGCTTCTGGTACAGGTAAAACGCTAATCCTAACGAACCTAGCTACAAACTATACGAAGAACAAATACAATGTGTTATTTATCGCTCTAGAGGAATTAGAAAACCGTATGATTCTAAAATTTGAGCAATCAATGTTACGCCGTAATAAAAGTGAAATCTTAACAGGTACTGCTTTAAATGAAACAAACTTTAACAAGTACCAAACCTTCTATAAGCAGAACCGTGAGAAGTTCGGTAACTTATACTTTGCTCGATACTCTCCACGAACAGTAACGCCAGCTAAGATCGAACAGCTAATTTCAGATGTTAAAATCAGACAAGGCATTACCATTGACGTAGTTATTATCGATTACCCTGAGCTACTTCGTAACCCGTATGCAACAGGTAATGAGGCGGACGATGGCGGTAAGCTATTCGAAGAAATGCGTAGAATCGGTCAAGACTTTAACGTTGTAATGTGGACAGCCGCTCAGATGAACCGTACAGCATATAGCGCACAGGTTAGAACTTCCGAGCATATGGAAGGGTCTCACCGTAAGAAGAATGCTGCTGAGCTTGTACTTACAGTCAACCAAACGCCGGAAGAATTTAAAGCCGGATATGTTCGAGTATTTGCGGATAAGCTTCGTAACCCACCTGAAGGCTCTTTTGATAGAATGATTGGATTGAAAGTAGTAGGTAGCGCACAAACAGTACGTGATTACCGTACAGACGAAGAAAAGCGTGAGCATGAGGCAATTGTAGAGGCAGCAGATAGCGCTAGTGAAATGGCTTTTAAAGGTAAGCGCAGAGAAAAGAATGGAGCTCCACCTCCTGATTATGTGAATGAGATCAATGCTTCCATTCAGAGAACGAGAGGAGAGAATCAATGATTAGCGTAGAAGAGTCTAGAAGACAGGCGTTAGAACAGTTAAAACAAAGAATACCCGAAACACCTGCACTTGTTAAGAAGGCAGAAAAGTTTGTAAATGAATTAGCGGAAATTATTTACGATGTTACAGGTAATCGATTGGAAAAAGTTAAAGTAACTAAAGAGGAGTTTGCTGCAATAGAAGAGTATACTCGGAAGTTGCGCTACGCTCGAGGAATAGACCATGACGCACTCATGGAAAGTCTTGAAGAAAAATACGGTATGGTATATGAAATAGTAACAGCTCATGGCTGTGTAAGAATAGAAGCGGAGGGAAACTAAGTGAGTAAACTTGTAGTATTTAGTGACTTCCATGCACATATATTTGAAGACTTTGCTAAGCCGGACCCGGAATATGTAAATGATCGATTCCGGGCTCAGATAGCAACACTATATCAAGTATTTGATATTGCTAGACAGCAGGGAGCTAGAGTATTATTTACAGGGGACCTGTTCCATAAAAGAGCAAAGATTGACGATATTGTATTCAATACAGTATATGATGTATTTGCAGAGAATGATGACGTTCCTGTTTATATGGTCCGAGGTAACCATGATGCTCGTACAAATGCAACAGTCACGGAGCATTGGCTGAAGACATTTAGACACTTAAAGCATGTCACAGTTATTGATACTCCTGAAGAAGTGTACGTTCCAGATGAAGACGGGGACTACTTCATCTACGGTATCCCTTATTCAGATGATACAGAGTACCTTAAGAAAAAGATCGTGGAGTTCAAAGAACATTGTGAAAGCCGAGACATTCCCGGAGTACTAGCTGCTCATATCGGAGTAGACGGAAGTGAAACTGGTCGTTACAGTCACAGACTAGAAGGTGCATTTAAAGTAGGGGACCTATTCCCGGATGTATTTACTTACGTAGCACTAGGTCATTATCATAAGCGGCAATTCCTAGCTGGCTTACTAAATACATTCTATACAGGAAACACAATTCAAACCAGCTTCTCAGATGAAGGGCAAGACAAAGGTGTTATGCTAATCGACTTTGAGAAGGGCGGACAGCCAGAGTTTATCCCAATCCTTAATAAGAAGTTTATTACATTAACAGAAGTGAATAAAGATACACAGCAGCTAGTCGATAACAACTATGTACGATTCGTTGTATCGAAAGACGTAGCGCAGGAGATCGAAGTATTTAAGGAGGAGTCAGATAATATTCGTGTCGAAGTACAAAAAGAATATAAAACAGATACTCGTATTGCAATCGATATGGACTCTTCAGAGAAGCAGATCGTAGAGGCATATGCAAACGAGTACTACCCTGATTCTACTTCTATCGCATTAGATATTCTCCAAGAGGCACTAGCGGCAAGTTAGACTGTAGGGTTGTTCATATGAACAACCTTTTTTGTGTTGACATATTATAGAGGGTCTGTTATACTATGGTTACAGACAAATAATAACAAGGAGGTCAAGGAACTAAATGAAAAACAAAGGTTTAGAATGGCTAAGATTAACAGTAACTAACTTTCTCTCCTATCAGTATTTTACGCTAGACCTCGAGGATAGAGGCATCATACTTGTAGAGGGAGACAATCTTACAAGCAGTAAGTTTAAAAGTAACGGCTCTGGTAAGAGTTCATTAATGGAGCCGCTAGTATACGCTATCTATGACACTACATCAAAAGGTATTAAAGCAGATAAAGTAGTTAATAGACAAGCAGGGAAAAATACATCGGTCATCTTAGAAGGACGTAAAGGTGAAGACAAGTATCGAATTGAACGATACCGTAAGCACACCAAAAATAAAAACAAGGTTAAGTTCTTCATTAATGATAAAGAGGTTACAGCCAAGTCAGTAGCCGATACAAACAAGATGATTGAAGACTTAGTGGGGATTGACTACAACACCTTTGTTAACAGTATCATGTTTTCACAGGGTAGTGGAGCTGGACGCTTTGCAATTGCAACAGATAAAGAAAAGAAAGAAATTTTAGAAAATCTAGTAAACTTGCAGGTCTACGCAAATGCTCAAGAGATCGCCAAGAATAGAGTAAAAGCTAAAGAGGCAGAGATTTTAGCTAAAGAGCGTGAAGGTGAACGCCTCGAGTGGGAGCTTTCACAAGTAGATACATTAGAGCAGCAAGATAAACAACATTATGATAATACAAAACGAATGATAGAGCAAGAGCAGCTTAACTTGTCTAATACTCGAGAAGAAATGGACAACTACATACAAAGTAACTCAGCAGCTCTTTTACAGTTAATCGATGAGGTATCAAAGCTTAAGGAGCAGAGAGAGACGCTTAATACGTCAAAGCCTAATCCTTATGCAGATGCGGTTAACACGCTAACTAAAGTAATTAATGAAATCAGAGCTAAGAAACAGCAGCTCGAATATCAAAAAGGAGAGCTGGTTAAGAAGTTCCAACAGCTTAAGACAAATACAAACTGTCCGATCTGTGGTAACGAACTTGACTCTACTCACCGGGATACAGAGATGGCAAGCATTAGGGAACAGCTTAAGCCAATCCTAGTAGAGCTAACTCAGACTATACCGGGAGAACTTGCTCACCATGAACCGGCTTACGAAGAAGCTTATACACGTTACTCAGAAGAGAAAGCAAAGCAAGATAACATCGTAGCTGAGTATAGAGCACTTACCACTCAGATTGAAACAAAAGAACAGCATCACCGTAGCTATAGTAAAAACCTAGACACATATAAAAGTAAGCTAGCTTCCATTCAGAATACGATTAACAAGCTTGAATCGGTCCCTGAGCCAGCTCCAAGAGATGCTGAAAGGAAAGCTATTAAAGATAAAGTAAAAGCCCAGAAAGAGGCTATACTGGCTTTAAAACAAGAGAAGTTACAGCTTGAGAATGCAGTGAAGATATTCTCCAATTCGGGAGTTAAATCACATGTACTTGACTTAGTAACTCCATTCCTAAATGAAAGAGCCAATAAATATCTAGCCATCTTATCAGGTCCAGACATGGAGGTTAAGTTCTCCACACAAACACCTAAGAAGGATGGAGAAATGACAGAAAAGTTTGACGTTCAATTAACAAATGCAGTTGGCGGAGAAGATTATCAGTCCAATTCAGAAGGTGAAAAGAAACGTGCAGACTTATCAATCGCTTTAGCTCTTCAAGATTTAGTAATGAAGAATGCTGATAGTAAAGTAAACTTTGCTGTATATGACGAAGTGTTTGACGCTTTAGATAGTGTAGGCGCAGAAAACGTAGTTACATTATTAAAAGAGAGACAAAAAGAGATTGGCACAATTTTTGTAGTAACTCATTCAGAGCATTTAAAACCGCTATTCGAACAAGTAATTACCGTAACAAAAAATAAAGATGGGATATCCACTCTAGAAGAAGGAGAAAAAATGACATGAAAACAATTATCGAAGAAGGAGCATACGTAACATTAAAAGTAAAAACTACATCCAAAGGAATGAAGGAGATCAATCTACCAGCAGCTAATATGGATTTATGGTACCCGTTTAATGTGAACTTTACATACCGCTATTCAGATGCTAAAGAGTATATGTACCTTGTAAAGGAGAGAGATTACACAGGACCTAATGTTTATAACGTGGACATCCTTAAGAGAACTAAGCAGCTTACAGAGCTTGGTAACACTATTGTCCATCCGGCAGTAGCAGATAGAAACTTATACATTATGAAAAAGGCAGGAGCATTAATGCTACCTACTATCGTACAGAAGGAATACTCGTTAAAGGATGTCCAAGCAGGCTTTAAACGATTAGACCGTTTAATTAGTACTGTGAAAGAAGTAATCCAAGATCGTTACTTACGTTCTCACCCGGAAGTAGGATTTCCACCTTCTATTCCGACTGAGGATTGGGACCGAGCAGTTTACTTAGGAGCCACTGAAGTAGAGCTAACAGCTCTTCAAGAGTTTGGTGAAATGTACACAATGCTAACGCTTATGAGAAAAATTGCCGAAGGGAGATAAATGAAATGTTTCTAGACTTGTTACGAGAAGAGTTAGGAGCAGAAAAGCTAGCAGGAGCGCATACACGCTTCTGCTGTCCTTTTTGTGGAGAGAACAAATATAAATTTTATGTACACAATACAAAAAGCTTATGGATTTGTCAGAAATGTAGGATAAAAGGAAATGCCTTATCCTTTGTAAAGAAATATTATAATTCTTCTTATCATGAAGCAGTAGACATTCTTACTACGTATGATCACGATGTAACCTTAGATGGAGGAGGCAGTTACGATGATTCAACTTACTCTAAGCATTTAACAGAATCAGAAAAGCTATTGTTATTTATTTCTCGTAAAGGTAAGCCAATAGAAGAGGACTCGAAAGTAAATTATAAATGCCCACCTACCCCAACAAATTGTAAAACACTAACCCAGAACTTTAATAACCCGGAGGCGTTCCCTTTCTTTGCTTACTTACATAATCGAGGAATTACAATGGAGCAGATTCAGGAGCATAACATTTCTTATGTAATTAACGGAGAAGTCGAATTGCTAGACGGTCGAAAGATGACACTAATTAATCACCTAGTCTTTTTTACATTTAATGATAAGCGTAAACCGCTGTACTGGAATACACGTTCCATTGACCCGAACCCATACATTAAATCATTCAATGCACCAAGTAGAGAAGGGGAGTATTCGAAGAAGAATACAATCTTTAATTTAAACAATGCAAACAATTCAGATCGAATTGTCGTTACAGAAGGTGTATTCGATGCTATGACTGTAGGGCAAAGTGGAGTAGCTACATTTGGTAAGATGATTACAGACCAACAGGTAGAAGAGCTGTTACAGAAGACAAAAGATAATAGACTCCCTATCTATCTGTATCTGGATAAGGATGCATGGGAATCGATGATAGAGTCTGCTAGAAAAATAAAATCAAGGGACTCTAGCCGAGCAGTATATTTTGTAGCTAGTGGTAGCGATCAGGATGCCAATGAATTAGGAACCGAAAAGGTTAATGAGCTTATTGAGCAGGCGTTCCCGGCAGATGCAGCAGGTGAATTAAAATTAAGTTTGATAAGTTTATAGAAAAGGCTTGACTCTATAGAGACTGTATGATAGTATAGGGTTATAGGAAAATAAAAGGAGGAGAAACAATTAATGAATAATATTGATGTACTTTACCTAGAGGACAAGGATTTAATCGTACCAACACAAGGATATGAAGGTGACGTTGCATACGATATCTATGCATCTGAAGGGCGCTTAGTTCCACATTCAACATTTAACTCAGTAGTTATTCCAACTAACTTAAGAGTAGCATTCGATTGGGAAAAAGCAGGCATGTTTGCTTCATTACGATCTGGTGCAGCATGTAACACTCCGTTAATCTTATCTAACGGACCGGGAATCATCGAAGGTACATACAGAGGAGAAATCGGTATTATCTGCCGCAATACATTTGCTGATAACAGCTTAGTAGACTTTGTGTTTGATGTTAAAGGAAACAAAGTTCCATTAAATAAAGTTCCAAACGTAGTGAAGAAAGAAGCTCGTAAGTTCTTCGAAGAAGAATCTGTACAGCTAGGCTATAACTCTGTAGACGAAGGTAATGCTAGCCAAGTATTCAAAAAGGTAGTCCCTCGAGGAACTATCTATGTTGAAAGAGGCACACGTATCGCACAAATTTTCTTCTTAAATAAAATGTTTGCAACGTTCAAAGGGACTGATATTTTACCAGATTCAGTTCGTGGTGAAAACGGACGGGGTTCATCTGGTACAGCTACAAAATAAGGAGGCAGTTATGGGAGATAATAAGCTTAATGAATTTATAGATAATATGTTATATTTCAGAAAGCACAAAGACGATGACGGGATGCTGACTCTCCTAGAGGAAGGTCAGTCACAACATGTGACTGTGACAGAAGCAGCAGAGACTCTAGTAGCTATCGTAGATGACTTAATAGCTTACATAGACACTGTACAGGCTACAGATGAGGTAAGGCTTCTAACAGTCATCAAGTCCTTACCTGAAGACATATACCGCAAGATTGAAAAAGAATTTAATGAAGATGAAGACGATTTACTAAAACCAGAACCTGAAGGAGAGAATAATTAACCATGAAAAAACATTTTACTCAAGAGCCAATTAAAGCAGAACACTTATATGATTTCCTAGAGTGCGTACTTAACAAACAGATCAAAGATGAAGCAACAGCAAAGCGTGTTAAACGTTTAGCAAAATACACTGTAACTCTTCAAGATGTAGCAGTAGTAGTAGAAGCTATGATGCGCCAACACCAAGCAATGCAAGAAAAGGTCATTGACAATCAGCAAGTAATTCAAGGAGTGCTTATGAAGTTAGGCGCTACTCCAGAAATGTTCCAAGAGGCTGAAGTAGAATACAATCAGCAACTTGAAGAATTTAAAAAGCAATTCGAAGCAGCTAAAGAAGAACTAGCTAAAGGTAAAGAAGGAGAGACGCAATCAGTAGTAGATAAAATTACAGAAGAGATTGCACAGAATGAAGTAGAAATTCCTGATACGGAGGGGAAATAATCCGTGGGAAAATACTCTAAAAATAAAGGAAGCGGCTACGAGCTTAAAATAGCTAAATTTATGTCTGCTTGGTGGGGTGGGAACTTTTCTCGAGTTCCTGCTTCTGGCGGACTACATTGGAAAGGCGATCAGCGTGTAGCAGGAGATATTATCCCTCCTATCGGTCTAGACTTTCCTTTTGTAATTGAATGTAAGAAAAGAGAAGAATGGTCAATGGAACACATTCTCCTTGATATCGGACAGCCTAAAGAATGGTGGAAGCAAGTAGTAGAAGATGGACGAAGAGTTAATCGAACGCCTCTACTAATCTTCTCACGTAACCGAGCTAAGGACTTTGTAATGATTCCATACGAAGAAAGCATGTACTATCGTATTGCAGGAATTTCTCATGAGTACCTTAGAACGACTGTAACAATTAAAAATATTCGAGATGAAGTTCAAATCTTTGATGTTATTGTTACTACACTTGATACATTCTCAAAAATCCCGACCTCTACATTAGTTGAGTTTGGGAAATCAGTAGATTGGGACCCATATGCGGACCAATATCGGGAGGATATCTAATGGGGTCAATAATTAGAGGACGAATTAGTATAGATTGGCAGACAGCGTTAGCTATTGTTGCTCGAGGTAAATATGATGTTGAACAACGTTGTTGGTTACCTAAGCTACCTGAAGGAGTAGCTGCACGATCTGTCCATAATAATTATATAAGTGGCAGCTTTGACTACATCTTAGAGAGTGAAAAGCCTGTAGAAGGGTGGACACAGGAGGTTGAAGAAGGCGTTGAGATTCCTCTATCTCAAGCATGGACTATGATGTGCAAAGTGGTACACACAGCAAAAGAGCCGGAGAACATCATTAAAACCATGACTCTACAAAGGCTGCTAATGAATATTAACAATGATCTTCGAGAGGATGCTGATTCAGGCATTAAAATGAGCATGACGATCGAAGAATACTTGAACAACTTATATAACGAAACGGAATAAAAAACTTTTCCCTACAAGGTAGTTACACAAACACTATATGTAGGGAAATTTTTTAAGTTTTTAGACTGTACAAACCCTATATTGTGTGCTATAATATACTTACAGCTTAAATGAAAGCAGCTTATAACCTAGAGAGGAGTTACATATAAAATGACAGAAAAGCAAATCGTTAACCGAGGAAACACAATTGAATTTTACGACCCGAAAAAAGTGGAGGCTTACCTTAATCGGTATGTACCAAAGGGGACCGATCTTAAAGTAATCGTAGATAACATTACTGAATACGTGGGGTTAGAGGACAAAGTAACTAGTCTTAAAATCCAGCAAGAACTATACTCTGTAGTAGAGGGCTTAATTTCTACTAATGAATCATTCTGGCAAAACGTAGCAGGATGTATTAAAGCAGACATCTTCCGCAAAGAAGTTATTAATAACCGTGGATTCGAAAAAGGATTAAAGAAAGTATTTGAACTAGGTTATGAGAGCAATCAGTATACAGACTTCTTCAAGAAATATACAGACGAAGAAATTGCAGAGCTGCAAGAAGAGCTCGACAACGAACGTGACTATTATGTAAACCATGCAGGCGTACATATTGCATACAACCGTTACACTACCGTTAGCCTTCAAAAAGAAGTAGTTAAAGGTAAAGAAATTGTAACTGGTACTAAAAAGATTGAAACATTACAAGAGCGCTACATGGCTATCTCGATGTTCTTAAATCAAAATGAGGTTGTAGATCGCATTAAAAAAGTAAAAGCAGGATACTTACATATGAGTGGTAAGGAGATTGCAGTAGACTTTACAGTAGCAACTCCTACGTTTATGAATGCAGGTAGACCTAATGGTAACTTATCAAGCTGCTTCGTAGGTATGGTAGGAGACAGCATTGACGATATCTACCGTGAAGCTGAACAGTTTGCTAAAGTTTCTAAGAATGCTGGAGGTTACGGATTATACTTCGGTAAAGTTCGTTCGTTAGGTTCTAGTATTCGTCAAAAGCCGGGACTATCTTCTGGTTCAGTACCATTTATGAAACTATTTGATGTAACAGCAGGTACAGTCGATCAGCAAGGTCAACGTCCGGGAGCTGTAACTATCACTTTAGATGCTTGGCACCGAGATTTAAGTGACTTCTTAAAATCACCATTAAACAATACAGCACTAGAAAAGCAAATGAATAAAATCTTCTTAGCTGTATCAATGCCAGACCTATTCTTCCGTAAGCTACAAAATGAAGAAGATTGGTACCAATTCGACCCTAAAGAAGTACAAGACATTATGGGATGGGCTCTAGAAGATAGCTACGATGAAACATTAGAAGGTGGAACATTTACAGAGCGCTATGAAGCTTGTATCCAAGCTTATAAAGACGGTTACTTACAGTTAGTAGATATTGTTGACCCGTGGGATGTATTATCAGAAATTAACAAAACACGTATTGAAAAAGGACATCCATTCTTATTCTTCCGTGATACAGTTAACCGTGATAATCCTAACGAAGGTATGATCTACTGCTCGAACTTGTGTACAGAAATTACAATCACAATGTCATTACCTGAAGTTGAATCAAAAATCATGGAGATTAATGGAGAGCAAGTTATCGCTGAGTTCCTTAAACCGGGTGACACGCCAACTTGTAACCTATCATCTATCAACATGGCTAAGATCGCTAAGGTACGTATGGCAGGCGGAGATTGGAAACAACATATTGCAGATGTAGTTAAGACACAATACCGTATGCTAGCTAACGTAATCGAACTTAACTCTCACGATGAAATGGAACAAACGAAGATCAGTTCTTTCCGTAAGCGTGAAGTAGGATTAGGTGAGATGGGTAACGCCCACGCTCTAGCTATCTCTCATATTGCTCCAGATTCAGAGGAAGCAATTGAATGGTTAGACGAAGTGAACGAAGAAATCACTTATAACGTTGTTAAAGCTAGTATGGAATTAGCTAAAGAACGTAACGATATTGCTCCTGCATTTGAAACATCTAAATGGGCAGATGGCAGCTATATCCGTGAGAAGTTCATCCCTTACAGCCGAGATAAACAACGTTGGGAAGAGCTTAACCAGCAAGTAATTACACACGGTATGTACTCTCTAGTATTACGTGCTACAGCTCCTACAGAAACTATTTCTTATGTAGCTAATACTACAGCAGGTGCGGACCCGATCTATGGTAAAGAGTACACGTTAGAAAAAGCAGGCTTGAAAACAAACATGGTAGCTCCTGATATTGCAGTAGATAACTTCTTCTACTACAAAGATGCTTTCATCGTTAACAAAGAGATGTTCTTGAAGACTGTAGGACGTAGACAGCGCTGGATTGACCAAGCATCGTCTACTAACCTTTACTACATCAAAGATAACCTAGAAGCTTTAGACGTTGTTCAGGATTATATCACAGCTTGGAAAGAAGGAGTTAAAACTCTTTACTACCACCGTGGAGAGAGCCTAGAAGCTTACGAGGCTGCTTGTGAAGCCTGCGCCGGCTAATATAAACTAAAGGAGTGGAAATCAATGGAGTGTAATAACAAACATTGTTTATGGAATGCTTTTAATTCTTGTTGTCATGAGGACCCTGAGAAAGCAGATAAACACGCTACTCCCAATCAATTAGATTGCCCCGTATCATTACGGGGAGATTTCACTAAACAACTATACGCATTACTGCATGAATGTGAAAAGATGCTTGACCGAAGAAACATGGGAGAGCTTATGCAGATTAGAGACTTTATGAAAGCTCAACGTAAGAAAAAATAATAGTTTGAAAATAGGGACTTGTTTTTTAAGCAGGTCCCTGTTATAATAAAGACTGTAACATACAGAGAAGGAGAGAAAATTAAATGGACGTAAGTAACAGACGCACAATCAAATTATTGCAACCGAAGAAGGACACATTATACCCAACTCGTATTCTAGACAATGACGGAGTTAATTCACTCAATATCAACGATACACGATATCCACAGTTCATCAAGTATTACCACAACATGTTAGAGCGTTTCTGGAGACCAGAGAGCGTTAAAATGAATAAAGACAACCTAGACTTTAAGAAAGCTTCTAAACAGATACAAGAGGCGTATAAGCTAGGATTAGGTAACTTAACAGCTATCGATGTTGTACAGACTCGTATGGCTCGTATTCTAGCAGTAGTAATTACAGACCCAGCAATTAACTCTGCATATGCTGTAGCAGGACAACAAGAGGCAGTACACGTACAGTCGTACTCATATGCTATCTTAGATAAATTGCCAATTGCAGAACAAAATGTTATGCTTCGTGAAGCGGTTCGAAACGAGATGGCTCAAAAACGTAACAGCTTAGTTATTAAAGTGCTGGAAGAAGTAGAGGACGCATTCAAACTTTATATCTTAGGAGAAATGGATGTAAAAGAGTTTGCTAAGATTCTAGCTCGAGGCTTAGTATCAATGTCTGTATTAGAAGGTATTAACTTCTATTCTACATTTATGATGTTCTATCACATTCAACATAAGTTTCAAATTCTAGATGGAACGATTTCACTTATCCGTTATATCCATAAGGACGAGTTCCAACACACTTACCTAAATGGGCATACGCACCGTGCGCTATTAACTGATTATCCTTTAAGCCAAGATGAAATGAAAGAACATATTGATTGGTCATTGGATTTCATTAAAGAGAACGTTAAGCGTGAAATTGCATACGGACAAGACCTGTTCAGTACAATTGGTGTACGTCCTTCAGAGATTGATACATACATTCACTGGTTAGGTAATATCCGTGCTCAATCACTAGGGTTACCGCTACCATTCCCGGATACAGTCTTTAAAGCACAAGAGAATCCGATTCCTTGGATGAAAGCATTTGACGATAGCCGCTTAGACTCTGGGCAAAAGATTGACTTCTTTGAATCGTATAACAACCAATATACGAAAGCAGATTCAAAGAATACAGAAGTAAATAAAGATGATCGTAGAAAACTTAAGTTCTAATTGGAGGAAAACAACATGGCAAATCAATTAATTAAACTAGAGAAACATCACTGTAGATACTGTGGAGAACTAGATAAGCATTTAAAGGCTCTAGAGCTCCCGTACACGGCTTATAATATGGATGACGAACCAAAGTATGCTACACAATACGGCGTGATGAGCGCCCCGGTACTTATCTTAGCGGACGAGAAAGGAAATGCGATTAAACAAGTTAATGGATTCTTCAGGGACCAAATTGACGAATTAATTGCAGAGTATCAGGAGGGCAAGTAATATGAGTATGAAGACAAATGCAGAAGAACATAATGGGACGTTAACAATTACGTCCCTTGATGGAAATTATATTGTAAAGATTGACGTACAGACAGGTGAAGCATCATTTGACTATGCAGAGTGTACGATCGATGACTTGAATCGATTTGTTACGGCAGCTAGAAACCGTTACAGAAAATTTCTTAATAGTAAAGCAGCAGATAGCTTTAAACTCGATTGAGGAGGCGCTTATGAAGTTAAACGTACCTTTCTGGAAGAGGATTCACCAACTGTTCTGTAGACACAAATCGGTAGGCTGGTGCTCAGCCTCTAAAGGAATTAACAGTAAGCTAGGCAAGGAGTACGTTGAATATCAATGCATTAACTGTGGTTTAAGTATTGGAGAATGGTTTGAAGAAGGTGCTTGGACAGAGTTAGACTTCCCGGACGAGTACACGATTCAGAATAAACGAAAGATAGGAGATAAAATACACACTAAGTAGAGGTCTTTTCTAGCCTCTACTTTTTTATTTTGTGGTATAATAAAGATATACATAATATTCTGAAAATTCTAAAGAATGGAAGGTAAAAGAAAATGACACGAAAGAAAAGTCTTAATATACATAATACCGACAGGTTGTTTAATCTAAATTTAACTACAAAGCAGGATGAGGCTAACTTTATTAAAGTGACACGCCTTAATGAAAAAGCTATCGAAAGAGAGATGGACCAGCTAAAAGCCAAGTCTACCCGTTTTAAGAAGCGCAATAAGAAGCATTATCTATTATATAAAGAGCGTTATGGTAATGATACAATCCAAGATAAAGTGTTCGATCATGGTGGGCACATCTATTATTACACGACAGACCGAGTTCCTGTTCCGATTATTAATAAGCTTGCAGCAGTACCGCAATCAGAAGTCGTTTATTTCTGTAAGAAAGAACATACGCTAGAAGACGTTCGTAATGTTCAGCTTGTATCGATGGCTACTAAAGTCTCTATTGATGTACCAATCGTACTCCCGGATATTAATATTTACGATTATCTCTTTTCATTGTACCCGTTACGGTACCATGTAGATAAAGTAAAGATTTCTTTCCCTGCATTAAGTGAAAAAGAAATCCAAGATCGTCACAAGCCGTACTATGTATTTTACAATGGCATGTATCACCTAAAATCTAAATACAAATACATGTGCTTTCAGTACTTACAGGAGCCGCTATCCACTTGGAAAATGAATATCTGGTTAATTTGTGACTCTAAGAGAGACATGGCTATGGTAGAGGAAATGGTGATTAAAGATAATAAACGTTTCCGTAAGGCAACGTCTATCGATGAAGGGAGTGCGGAATAATGGCTGTAAATCGTAAAGAGCTAGCTAGACGCATTGCCCATCGAGGCGGATTTAATATCGGAGATGTAGAAAAAGTACTTGAAATATTTGAAGATGTTATAGTAGACACACTTAACGAAGGAGATTCAGTTAAGCTAGGTAAGCTGCTGAAGATATTTCTAGAAGAGCTCCCCGAAAAGAATGCGTTTGATGGACTTAATAAACGCTACTTTATTCGAGAGGCTAAACGGGTCCCGAAAGTAAAGCTACTAACCAGACTCAGTACTATTGAACTTCCTGCCGAGAAGAAAGATACAGAGGGATAATATCCCTCTTTTTTATGTTGACAGTCTCCGTATGATATAGTATTATTATAGACACGGATACAAGGAGGAGGAAGGTTCATTGGCAAATAAAAAACATAAAGTATTATTTCTTCAAGAGCATCTACGAGAAGACCATGTGAAGCTGACCGATCAATACGGCGGATTCAAGAACGTGTTCTTCCAAACAAAAGGCGGTTCCATTCTTAAGAAGCTAGTCGAACAGAAAGATGGACTTGGACTTAAACGTGGAGAATATTATATCGATTACGCCTACAGTTTAATTCCTACTGTAACGGCTCGTAACAAATGGAATAACAAAGCTTCAAAATACAAGCCCGTTACACAGAAAGAAGCAAATCCAGAATACGAATTTTTGTATGAGCGGATTGTAAGAGAAAAGCCAGACATTATTATTCCCACAGGTAAGCTTGGGTGTAAAGCCTTAATTGGTCAATCATCTATTTCTACGTTACGTGGGGTGCCTCAAAAAGTCACCATTACTTCAAACAGAGTAGCAGAGCAGCCACAAGCTCCAGCCGCACCTCCAATGGACGGAGAAACTTACGCTAAATTACAGCAACAGATGGCAATGCTAGAGGAACAGAAAGAAGCATTCCTTAGCGCATATGGAGATCGTATAGAAGGTAGTAATGGACTTAAGAAAGAATATGGAGCCATTGTATCTCAGATTGAACACTTGCACAATCAAGTAATGGCTAGCCAGCAACAGCCAGAGCCGACAGGCAATACACATGAATGTTGGGTACTCCCTATGTACAGTATGGAGTATATGCTTGTGAATCCAAACATCCAAAACTTAATTGAAGCGGACTTTGGAACTCTTCAGAAGTACCTTGAACAAGGAGACTCAGCGTTTATTGCTGCTCCAGTAGAGTACGAGCATGTAGAGTCAATTGAACGTGTACGAGAGATTTTCAAAGAGATCATTCCAAAAGCACCTATCGTTGCATGGGATTTAGAGACAAACACATTAAAACCAGAATTAACAGGCGCTAAGCCTTTAGTTATCTCCTTAAGCTGGGAAGAGGGTGCAGGTGTTACAATCCCACTAGAGCATAAGGAGTTTACGTGGTTACCGGGGCATCTTGCAGAAATTTATAGCTACATAGAAGAGTTTGTCGGTAATGAAAATATTATTAAGGTTGGACATAACATACAGTTCGATATTCGTTTCCTTCGATTAACAAAAGGCTTTACTAAGTTTGTTAATCACCGTGATACGAAGGTTATGTATTATCTATTAATCAATCAGGAAGTTGAGTCTTCTTTACGATTAAGTGATATGGCATACGAGCTCACAGACATGGGTGGATATGACCGAGCTTTAGAAGATTATAAGAAACAGTATTCAGCAGACTATATTGCTAAAGAAAAAGAACGTATTAACAATTGGAAAGCTGAACATAAGAAAATGGTTTCCAATGCAAAAGCACAGCATAAAGCACAAGTAACTGAGCTTAAGAAACATTACAGAGAGCTAGTTAAGGCAGAGAAGAAGTTAGCTAAGGAAGAGGAAAGAGAGCCTAACTTTATTCCTGAGCCAGTTCTTCCAGAAGCGCCAGTATTTGAAAAGCCAGACTTCGGTGAAGCAAAGCCGCCTAAGAATGAAGTAGATGACTCCGATTTTAACTATGAGTGGATTCCGTTAAAAGACATGCTTTCCCCTTATGCTAGTGGAGACGTAGACTGCTGTTTACGTATTTATAATAAGCTAGATGTTGTAGGAAAGAAATCGGAGAATGAAAGAATCCGTAACTTATATACAGGGCACTTTACACAATTGACTGCTAGCTTAGCAGAGATTGAAGCTAACGGCGTTATGATGGATGTAGCTTATACTCAAAGCCTCGTAGACGCATATACAGAGGAAGAAGATCGAATTGTACAAGAACTTCGAAAATTCCCGGAAGTACAGCGCCTAGAAGCAGAGCTAACAACTCTGTATCAAAAAGGTATTGAAGAGTGGGCTAAGCCGCCAGCAGAACGTGATGAAACAATCGCTAAGCTACGAGACAAGTATAAGGATGGCAAAACGATTTTTAGTCCAAACTCTTCAGAGCATAAGAAGAAGGTTCTTTTTGAATACACGGGAATTAAACTTCCTTATAACAAAGAGTTCTTAGTCAAATCAGCTGTAGAAGATGGACTACCTGAAGATCAGATTGAATGGTACCACTATAAGACGGATACAAAAGCAGCACTTCCGTATTTAGTAGAGAACCATGAAGAAGTAAAAGACCTAGCAGACATGTTACTTACTCACTCATTAGTTAAGACACGTAAGCAAAACTTTACGTACAAACTATTGAAGATGATTGACCCTGTAGGAAAACTGCATGGTGGATTTAACTTAACAGGAACTGCAACATCTCGTCTGTCATCACAAAATCCAAACTTACAGCAAATGCCACGTAAAACAGGGGACGTTACACGATTCGACTATAAGCACCCTATTAAACGTATGTTTGTTACAAGTTTTAAAGGTGGAGCATTACTACAGCTGGATTATAGCTCCTTGGAGTCTAGGATTCTTGCTTTAGCCGCTAAAGATGATGAAATGACACAAGCCTTCTTAGATGGAGCCGACATCCATAAGGAGACTGCATCACTAGTATTCGGTGTTCCAATCGATCAAGTTACAGACGATATGCGTTCTAGTGCCAAGAGTACAACGTTCGGTATCGCCTATGGGGAGACTCCATTTAGTTACTTTGCTAAGCACGGTATGACATTAGAGCAAGCTGAGAAACTATTTGAAGACTTCTTCAGAAACAAACCAAGAATTAAAGCGTTTATCGATGAAATCCATGCATTTGTTAAGAAACATGGGTACGTAGAGTGTATGCAAGGATTTAGACGTAGACTACGTGATATTTACTCACAAGATAATTCTAAAAAGAACTCTGCACTACGTCAGTCAGTAAATACAGTTATTCAAGGTACAGGTGCATTCTTAACGAACTCATCTGTTATTCATATCAATAACTTTATTAAAAAGAATAATTTCCGTTCTAAAGTTATCCTTACCGTGCATGACTCTATCGTACTTGATTGTCCGCCAGAAGAGATTCACGTAATGGCTAAGGTAGCAAGACATATCATGGAAAACTTGCCTATCGATTGGCTATATATCGATTGGAAAGGTGAGCGTCTACGTTACCCAATCGCTGCCGACATTGAGATCGGCGTGACGTATAATGATATGGTGGACTATGACGTAGAGGAGCTTAACACGTTCCAATCCGTTAAAGGATACTGTAAGTTCCATTTAGACCTGAAGAAGGTTAAGAACTACCGAGAGTCTAAAGTTATAGACAAAGAGAAAGAAGAGCAGCTTAAAGAGGCTATTAAAGCTAAGAAACAAGCGTATCAAATGGTTGTATAAATTTTTTAAAAAAGTTTGTACTTTATACTTGCAATACAGACAAGGTTATAGTATTATAGATTATACAGAGAGGCGATACAAGCCTCTCAGTAATCAAAAGGAGGAACGAAGATGGCTAAGAAGCAAATTCTTTATCCGCTAGTTAAAGAGAATGTTTATTACGAAGAAACACCTTGGAACATTGAACATGGCTATGCAGGAAAAGTAAGAACATCTAAAGGCACACTGATTGATTATGGTGGAGGCGGACCTAACGTAGAGTGGGTTGAGAACAGAGTATTTCAAGACACTCTAACATACGATGGATATAGTCGAGGAAGATCATCTGCTGTATTCCACTTTGTAGGTTCAAAAGGTGAGAAGTATCAAATGTTTATGACAGATATGGATGACCTAATTAAATACAGAGGCATTACAGATCAGAAAGTTGACGCTTGGTGGACTTATCAGAAACGTGGCGCAAACTACGGTATCCGATTAGCCGACTCTGAGCGCAAGTAGAAAGGAGTGCAGCGTATTGGAAATTAAAATCGATGCGTTTGACTTTGATATTTTAAGATTAGTAGATGAAACTGGTCAGTACATTGAATACAATCTCCGGGAAGAGCTACGAGTAAATGAAAACAACCTAGAGGTAGAGATGTTAAACCAGCCAGCTAAATTTATCTACTGGGCTTCGATCTTGGAAAAGCTTAAATACTTCCAAGAGGCTAAAGAGCTTGAAGCAGAGCAAGTTACAGCTAGAGTAGATACAGAAGCTCGAGAGAAATATAAAGGTACAGAGACAAAAGCCACAAAAGATGTAGTAGAGGCATATCGTAAGCAGCATGAGGACTACATAGCGATCATGATGGATTTACAAAACTATAACTACATTGTGGGGCGTATTGCTCGTATCGTAAAAGCATTTGAACAACGTAAAGACATGTTACAGTCATACGGTAAGCAAATCGCTGATCAAAAGATGTTCGGTAGAGGCGCTGGTTCCACGTTACACGATGGATATAATAATATGACTCCGGGAGGAGGGTACTAAGTGACCAACATAATTAAAGTGGCATGCTGGTACGGTTTTTTCTATATCCTACTGTTTGTAGTATGGATTATTGTATCTGATTGGATGTTTGGAGAGATATACCTTTCAGAAGATTGGACACCAGTTACTGTAGGTGCAGGGGCATTTTTTACTGCTCTGTATCTAGTAGGCGCATTAGATAAACGAAAGAGAGGGAAAGCAAATGGAGAAAAGTAATTTACGATATTCATTTGAAAAGATGCATGGTGGTAAACATAACTACCAAGTACGTATTAACGGTCAGTTCATTGCGTATGCAGAGAAGAGAGACTCTGCTGCACTAGATAAAGAGTTCGCTAGTTATGGCTATACATCCCGTCAGGAAGTCTATGACGAGTGTGTAGAAGCTACAATGAAAAAATAATTAAAAAAAAATGTTATAAAATGCTTGACCATAACATACAGTCTATGTTATACTGTTAATACAGTGAAGGAAACGAACTTCACTAGTAAAAAAAAAATACTTTAATATTCTAGGAGGAAAAGTACATATGTCATTCGCTGATATCATTAACCAAGAAAGCAAGAATTTAGAAAACAACAACGGTGGAGATAACGCCAAAGTAAAATACCCGGAGACAAAACATAAGCGTTTATTCTTCGCTAAAAACGAGCGTGAGTTATTAATCCAAGTACTTCCAGCTGGTAATCTAGTAAGTGCATTTGCAGCTCCAGTTCGTAAAATCTTCTTAAGTGCAAAGAGCTCACAAGGTAAAGACATTAACTCAAACTTCACATTAGATGCTGACCCAAATCCGGGCTCTATCTTAGAGCAAAAGATCGCTGAATGGTCTGGTAAAGGATTAATTCCAAACGGATTCGGTGGACAACAATCACCTAAACGTGCATTCCTAGTAAACGTAGTTAAAATCGTACAGAATCCGGCTAATCCGCAACAATGGTTACAAGAGCGTGACGAGCATGGCAACTTAGTGGTACGAGTATTTGAAATGCCACAATCGGGTTATGCTAACTTAATCCGTAAGTTACAAGACCCATTCATGAATAATTCTGGTACGGAGCTATCATTCTTAGACCCTAATAAACCAGCTCCTATTAAAATCTCAAAACCTGCTAAAGGTCAAATGGAGTACCCAGTGGATGTTTACACTAACTTCCCACTACCTGCATTAGGTCAAGGATGGGAAAACCAATTAGAAGATTTACAGGCTCAAGCAGTCCCTACAGAGCGTTTAGAGAACGGGTTACAGTGGGTACAAGCGTTTATCGATATGAAAGAAGGACGTAAGCCAACTCGTAATAACGATGACAACCAAGGACAGCAAACACAAGCTAACCCTTATGCTCAGCAAGGACAGCAACAGCAAGGTAATCCATTTGCTGCACAACAACAGCAACAACAGTCTAACCCATTTGCACAGCAGGGTCAACAGCAACAAACACAGGCAAATCCATTTGCTCAACAAGGACAAACACAACAAGCTAACCCGTTTGCTGGTCAAGCACAAGGACAAGGTAATCCTTTTGAAGCGACTCAACAACAGCAAGCTAACCCATTTGCAACACAGCAACAACCACAGCAAACACAAAATAATCCGTTTGCTCAACCACAAGGGTTACAGCAAGATCAATTACCTGACAGCATGGGCGGTGGAGTTGACGCAGCATTAAACAACTTACCACAAGCACCAACTGAGCCAGCTCAACAAACACAGCAACAACAGCCAGCTCAGCAAGCACAACCGACTGTACCTGCTCAACAGTCACAACCAACAATGCCACAACAAAATGCACAGCCAACAATGCCAGCACATGCTAATAACAACGGCTTAATGGACATTGACGCAATGCTTGACCAAGAGCTAGGCAGTAACTAATAGGAAACAGAGTGTAGTAGCCTAGTTAAAAGCTAGGCTCTACCTTTGATATAAATACAGATTAATAGGAGGAAATTATGGAAAACAAAACTGTTAAGGTATCTCATCCATTGCTTACTGAAAAATACACAAAGGTATATCACGAAGCAGAGCCTAAATTCAATGCACCTCATCACTTCGATGTTACAGACACTGAAGGAAACTTACTAGCAGGTATCAACTTCCAAGAGGGTCCTATCCTAGAGGCAGGCGTAAATGGAGTCTGTAACGAAGATTTACTTGTTATGATTCTAACTCGTTTAGAAGGTTTCCAAAACAGTCCATTCAGTTGTAAAGAAAATGCTATGGCAATTACAAAGCTTGAAGAAGCTCTTCTATGGTTACGTAAGCGTACAATGGGACGAGAGCAAAAAGGTATCGAAGGCACTCACAAGATTTAATCTCTATCATACTTAAAACCTACATTCAAAATTATAGTTACATATAACGGAGGGAAATTAATTTGGCTAAAAAGAACAGTAAATTAAATATTAATCCAGTAGATATCGACTTATCAGCATTAGGAAGTGAAGCAGGTCTTACAATCCTACACGATTCAGATTATGCAATGGTATTTGACCGCTTACCTCTTTTCTTACCAAAAGTAGACAAGGTATTCGGAGGCGGATTGCCGTTCGGTCGGATGATCGAGGTTGCAGGTAAGAACGCAGGTGGTAAATCAACACTAGCTTTCCATGCTGCTCGAGTTGGTACTTCACTAGGCTGTATCGTAGTACTAGTAGACGTAGAGGGTACAGCAGATCGTATCCGATTAGCTCACTTAGGAATCGATACTCGTAAAATCTTAGTTAAGCAGCCGGACCCAGAACAAGGCATTAACTTAACAGTAGAAGAAATTGGACGAACAATTGAAGATACGCTTAACATCTTCAAAAAGAAATATCCGGGTGTACCAGTTATCTTTATTTGGGACTCTGTAGGTCAAACGCCTTCTAAAGTCGAACTAGAAAAAGATTATGGTGACCAAAACGTAGGTGCTCGAGCAAAAGCAATCACTCAGTTCATTACAAAGGTTGCTCCACAGATTTCAGAAACGAAGTCTATGTTAATCGCAATCAACCAAATTCGTGATGACATCGGCGGAAATCCAATGTTCCAAACGATGAAAGTACCGGGCGGTAAAGCTTGGGAGCATTACGCTTCACTTCGTATCGAGATTAAAAAGAAAAATGCTATTAAGAAAGGTCAAGATAAGATCGGTCATATCATGGGTGTTCGAGTTAACAAATCCAAAGTATGCCGACCACATCAAGAGGCAGATGCTTACTTAATCTCCGATAACGGATTAGATTACGAGTACAATATCGCTAAGATGGCTGAGGATGCTAAAGTATTACCAGCTCCGGGTCAAAGCTACGATTATGTAGATGCAGATGGCGTACAACATAAGATGAAGAAAGATTTATTCATCGAGTTCTTACGTACACCTGAAGGACAGCAAGTACGTGAGGAATTACTTAATAAGCTAGTATCAGTAGAGTTTCCAGAAGGTTACGTTGCCCTTACCAATGCTAACCTAGATATCTCAGGCTGGATGGATACAGTCCACGAAGCAGGGCTAGTGCCTCTAGATGAGATTGGAGACCTACCTGAACAAGGAGCTGACGATCTCGTTAAAGAGATTGAAGAAGAGATTAGAGGAGAGCAGGAGTGATTCCTGCTTCTTCTTTCTACAGTAGAAGGGTGGGTAGCGGAGTGCAAAAAGATAGTCATGGTGAACTAGTAGCTAATACGTTACAGTATTATAGAGAGCGTACAAAAAGTGTAGATAAATCTGCCCCTAAACCTTACCTTAGTATCAAGCAAAAGCTCCAACAGACCGTTAGTGAGGGAAAACGAGTCTTAATCGACATCAAGGATTCCTATAGCGTTCAAACAGTAGTTGTACGTTTCGAGTATGTGAGTGATCGCTGGGCAATGGGAAAATCAATTTGTTACCTTGAAGGTGAAGAAGTAGAAGTTCCGTACTCCATTCACTTTTCAGACATCCTATGCAAACGCCTTAAAATTAAGGTAATTGCGGAAGGAGAGAATCCTTTTGTCACGAAACCCTGAGAAAGAGCAAGAGCAGATACTAAATGGAAACCGTTTCGTAGTGAATACCAATGAAGCAACAGGGGTATTCCTACGGGATGTTGATAAGTTAATGCACCAATATCGTAACCTACGATTAAGCGTGTATAATAACTTTAAAGAATATTTACCAGACCCTGTATCACAAGCAGAGTTAATGAGCTATATAGACGAGCAGTTTGTTCGTCTAGTAAAGGAATACGATATTAACGGTCCAGTAGACTTCCCCGGGTATATTAAAACAAAGTTAACATACAGAGTGAAACACTCCTATATCAAAGGAGAGTACCGGGACCGACAAAGAGTATTCCTTCCAAAGAGTGAGTTTGATGTATCTAATCTGATTGAGCGCAGCCCTGTAAGAGATGAAGAGCTCGACTACTACGAAGTGCTTGAATACACTCTCCGGGATGTAAAGCTTACAGCGTTGGAAAAAGAGATTCTGTTGTATCTATTACAGGAGATGACAGACCCTCAAATCGAAAGAAAAGTAAAACAGAACCATGCCAATTCCAAGATCAGTTCCGCAGTCATTAGAGACTCTTTAAAGCAAATGCAGATATTCCTTAAGACTCGATTAAATAACGCTTTAGAGTCTTAAGTGTTATATTAGAAGGAGAACTTACAGAAAGGATGGGTAAAATGGACAATCAAAACAAGCCTATACGTACCGTAGTTCAGAGTGTAGAGGTTCCAGTGGAAGCGCCGAAAATGAGCGCTAAGCTAGTAGCAATTACAATCTTTTATTTAATTGTAATCGTTAATGCGGTAGCTGTTATGTTCGGTGTAGATTTCAAAATTAACCCGGACTACGATAAGATTTATGAAGGTGTAACTGCACTTTCTACTGTCATTGCCATTATCACAGCTGCTTACAAAAACCACAACTACACAAAAGAAGCACGTATTAAAGCTGTTGCTGCAAAACAAGTTGACACTGAAATTAAATAATAACGTAGCTGAGAGGAGCTAACTGAAATGAAACTATCTGAATTAATGAAACAATCAACTGTAACACTTACTGCTGGAGATTACTTAGTAGCCAATACAGCGGCTGCTGGCTACCTTCCAACTCACCGAGAAACCTCTGCTTTACATAGCGGACGATACATCTTTAAGATCGTATCTGGAGGCGGAGCAGGTAAATTTAATATTATTCCTATGCTAATCACTGAAGATCAAAAAGGTTATGCAGAAGCACCAGACAAACCAATTGTATTAGTAGAGCCAACAAAGGTTACGTATGTTACAACTCGTAATCACCCGGACCGCAAGGATGTTTACACTTCTTTCAAGTATGATGTTGTAAAAGGCATTAAGGCTGGAGAAGAAGCTCGTCACGCTTTAGCTGCTTTCGTTGCTTTCACAACTAGCGAATACTCATTAGGAGTTAACGACTTCCGAGTAGAAGGCGAAGACTATTTAGACGCTTAATAGAAACTGTACAAGGATAATCAAAGAAGAGGGGTTTTTCATACCCTCTTCTTTTTTATTTAAACCAATTTTAACGTTTTGTAAAAAAACTGAAATAAAACAAACTTTATTGTTGACTATTACTCTATATTTTGGTAGTATGTATATAGGGAGTTACAGACCCCTAGAATAGGAGGCTGGGCATGAGTAATGAAAAGGGAAAAAAGAGAGTTAGAGTATTCGTCCCCACGACTTTTGAAGGAGTAACCAGTGTAGCCATTTTGGAGGAGCTAACTAAAGGCTCTGATGAATTGGAACTAGATATAGAATACACTGGGCACCTCGATTTCCGGGACCACCAGAAGTTTTCCGATACAGACATTATACTAGTTATCGGACTTCCGTACAAAGGATACGCCTTACCAGCAGAGTTCCAACTAAACGTAGACGTACCATTCATGGATTTCATTCATGCAGCTACGTACGGGGAAGAGATCGAAGGGGAGAACATTGTTTCAATGGTGGACCCAGATAAGGACCCAATTAAACAAATCGCTGATTTCTTAACGACTTTGCCAGATTCTAGCTTATTATCAAAATATGTTGAATTTACGGACAAAGCGTGGTACCTTATTCAAGCGGTAAATGACTACCGCACTTGGAATTGGGAGAATAACAGCATAACCCGGATGCTGCTTGCGTTATATCAGGCAAGCCATAAATGGATGCCACGTTTAATGAGAGGACTTACATTAGAAGAAATCATTAAACGGAACGCACCAGTTATTCAGGGGCAGATAGAGAAGATGAAAGATTACATTGAGTTGAAAATGAAAATGACGAAGAGATATAATGTGGTTGTAGAAGGACAAAGCTGCTTACTTAAAGTGGTATTTGCAGATCAGTACATAAACGAATTGGCTAATAAGTTACTCACCGAAGAACAGACAGCTTTACCAGTGATTGTTTGTGTAGGCAGACCTACAAAGTCCCATGATATGTTTTCCATTCGGACTACGGTAGTGAACGCCGGGAAGATTGCTTATATGATTAATGAAGGTGGAGGCAAGGAATCAGTAGCAAGTGTCTTCACAGGAATAAGTTATGCAGAATTAATGGGGAACGGTATCGTTACAAAACTAGCTCAAGGAGAGTAGTAGCGGTGCTTTTATGTTACAATTAAGGGAGGAAATTCTATGGAACAAAACATTAACGATTTTGTGGGAGCTTTCGGTGTTACAACAGATGAAAATTTCGGACAAATCACAAGCTTACTAGCTGAACAAGGTAAGGTATTAAAGGAAGAAGAGGCATATGCCAAAACACCAAAAGCAAAGACAGAGCTAATCACCACTTATTATCAGGTCGAAGATAAAATTTATCGACTATGGTATCAAGTAAAAACACCTCATGCATCTAAAGGAGCAGCGTTAGCATTCAGTTTTGATAAAATGCCAGCTGACTTTAAATTATAGGAGTGAAAAACTAAATGGGCAAAGAAAATTTGACGAGTGAAGAGTTAGTACGATTAAGTACAGAGGAAGGCGCTTTTGCAGCAGTAATGGGTTACTTGAAAGCAGAACGGGGCAAAATTGCCCCCTCTGTTTTTAATAAATTAATAGCTGAATTGGGTTATCCTAAACAGAGAAAAGATGATCTAGTAAAAGTAGCTTCAATGATTAATAGCAGTCAAACCCTTTCAAGCATTTATGATAAAGCATTTGAGCGTAAAATACGCCTAGAGGATATCCCGAACGCAATTGGCGATACAGAGAGCCTAGACGAAGACGATTTATTTGCTCAAGTGACAAGCTATATGATCATGAATGAAGATAACAATGAGCGCTTACGTGAATTACGTCACCTACAACGCCAAGGCGTATATATGAAACGTTTAATGGATAGCTTGAAGAAATACTTAGCTGAAGAATATAAAGGAATGCCTCGAGCTAAGTACTTGCAAACTCCTAAGCCAGCACCTAAGAAAGGGGACCGTAGCCTAATCCTAGCTTTCTCAGATTGGCATGTTGGAGCTTTAGTCTATAATGCAGACACAGGCGGCTATGACTTCGTTAAGCTTACTAAACAAGTACAGGGTATGATTGAAGAAGTACTAGCTTTAATTGAAGAGCTAGACATTAAACACTTATACGTATTCCATATTGGAGATATTATTGAGCACCTTTCAATGCGTAATGTTAACCAAGCATTTGAAGCAGAGTTTAACCTTGCTCAGCAGATTGCTAAGTCATATCGTTTAGTTGTAGACGTACTTATGACTCTATCAAAACGTGTTCACGTAACTTATGGAATGGTATCAGGCAACCATGATCGTTTAATCGGAAATAAAGCAGACAAGGTATATAATGATACAGCAGTATACATTATGACAGACTTATTGTTCCATGCTCAAGAAGTATTCGGACAATTGCCAAATGTCACGCTAATTGACAACCGGGAAGATACATACGAATTTAATGTGAAAGTTGCAGGTAAAAACATAAAAGTTAAGCACGGTGACCATGAGAAGAAGAAAGACGATCAAAAGATTCCTAACCACATTAAGGAAGAGCCGATCGATTATCTATACTTAGGACATATCCATACTTCTCGTATTGTTCAAGAAGATTATGCTCGATTCCATATCTATGTGAGCAGCCCGATGGGAGGCAATTCATACGCTAAAGAGCACGGATTCCCTACTACATTTGGTTCACAGATGCTTACGGTATTGACAGAGGGCAGTTCGACTCCTTGGTTTATCCCTACAATGTTTACTAAAGGAGGGGAAATCGACTAATGTTAACAGTTGTACTTGTTTCACTAGCGTTCGTTATCCTGTGTACGTTCTTAGCTAGTTTAGGTAATTCATTGTCAACAAGCAGCCAATTAAAAGCAGCAGGTAAAAAGCCTCTCTACGGTCAAAACATTACGACCGTAGCTGTGGCGGCGCTTGGAGAAGTTTTAGTCGTTGGATTAGTCTTTTACCTAATCTTCGGCGCTTTCCATGTCTCACAGAATGTTTCGACTATATCAGTAGCTTTCATGTTTGGGTATCTCCTACGTAATGTGGGTAGGTACTACGGAACAATCATTACATGGTCTGTATTCTTAAGCATCGGCAAACGTAAGATGAGAAAACAACTAGAGGAAGAGAATAAGACAGCTTTGTAAGCTGTCTTTTTTTTATAAAAAAAAAGTTTTAAATAATAGTAGACAAGGAGACTGTAACCATGCTATAATAAGCTTGTAACATACAGAGAGCACAAAATATTAAAAGAATAAAGGAGGAAAAGAAAATGTTCACAGAAAAGAAGATTAACATTTTTGACAAAGAAAAGATTAAGATTGGGTCCTTCATTACATTTTGTACGCTTACAAAGGATTATGACGATGGGCGGATAATATGGGATAATAACATCCCTATGAACGGCATCATTAACGTAGTAACTGAGACGTATCTAGAGGTATGTACGATCAATAAAACGTATCAAATATTCATTCATAGACTTTTTGGCTCTCCAGCTTTCGATGATAGAGCTCAAGGAGACTTCTATAACATACATGGAATTATGCCTAACGCAATTAAGGAGTGATCATATGGCAAACCAAGAGTGGGAGAACTTAATAACTCCTAAAACAGATTTACTACGATACATTAGAAAAGGAGTCCTCATCGTTCAGAAAAAACCTTTCTACATCGTAGAGCTCATCAAAGAACAGAATACAGCCTATGTTATAGTGTACAAGGTTCATCCGGGTACCGATGACAACCCTCAGAAGCTTGCTGTAGAGGAGAAAAAGAGAATCAATACCTTTAGTCCTAATACTCTACTAGGCAACCTAGCAAACCGTTTAATACCCGGAAAGATATCTCGTAAGTGGGTCCCTAAGCCGCCAGTGTTTATAGCACCAGTAGTTCCTAACCAAGTAGATACATTCACTGGTAAGAGAGAATCAGGGTTCTTTGAAAGAGAAGAAGATCGAATGGTTACGGAAGCTGGAAAGAAAAAGCTAATCCGAGGAGATAACACTGGAGTATTTATCGGTCTATCTTCTGTTACATGGGATGATAAAGTCACTATTCCAACAGATTCATTGATTAAAGCTCTTATCCAACATAAGCAAGAGGAAGGTAACTTCTTCGACTTACAAGGTGCAAATGAAAATCAATCAAATCCACTATCAACTTACTTTAATGGAGGGAAATTATAATATGAAATTTTCGATTAAAGGTCTAGAAGAAAAACATGTAGGTACTTTTGAAGTAGAAATCGAGTTTATGTATGGGGATGCGGACGGATACGAGAAGATAAAAGTAGGTGGATTTAAAAAAGGTGAAGATGAAGAGAAACTTTCGGAGCTTATTCAGCTACTAAGTACTCTACAGTTTACACTAAACCATGAAAGAAGTAGTGTGAAAGGGTTCGACAAGTGGTTTGGGAGTGATAGTGAGCACCAATGGCTTACGGACCCGTTTAGCTACGAACCAGCGGATTTAGAGGGTTACAAAGTATACTATTATGGACCGCACAATGTTCGATACGAAGTTGAGATGCATAGAGAGTTATACGAGCGTCTGTCTGATTACTTAAACGAATGGTCAGAGACAAAGCCTGAAGATATGACACCTGATCTTGGAGCAGCATTACTAGAAACAGTTAGAGACATTGTGGATGGAGGAGAATTTTAAGATGAAAAGAAAATTATTAGTCGGCACATTACTAGTAGGAATGATGGCAGCTTCAGTAGGGTGCCAACAAGTAGCTAAACGATTCGGTGGGTCTATCACCGTAGACTTACCAAAAGATGAAAAACTAGTTAACGTTACATGGAAGAACGACAGCTTATGGTATCTAACTCGACCTATGACCAAATCAGATAAGGAAGAAACGTACAAGTTTAAGGAAGATAGTAACTTTGGAGTGCTAGAGGGTACTGTAATCGTTAAAGAACACAAGGAGGGAAAATAAAATGGAAATTATGTTAGGGAACGACCACAAATTAACTTCTGATACACACAATGTTATTTTAAACAAACGTGCAATGGAGAAAGGCGATAACGGGGAGTTAATCTCTAGCGATACATTCCGCCCTATTGCTTTCTACCCGAACATCGAGCAAGCGTGTAATGGGCTGCTAGATAAACAAATTAAAGGATGTGATGCCACTACTATCGAGGAACTAAAGTACTTTGTTCAAGAAACGGAGGAAATGATCACAGCTGCTATTAAAGAGTATGCGGAAGGAGTAACCCGATGAATAATCCTAAATACAGACGGGACATCACGAAAGTACATACGGTAAAGAAACATGAGGCTGCTTGGGTTATTGATAACCCTGATAGCCAGTATCTAGATGTTGAGTTAGAAATCCATATCAAAGAGTTAGACATTAAGCATACGATCTATCGTATCTGGACTGTCTCCGAGTGGGAGTCAATTAAAAAACAAGGTTATTTCATAGAATAGAGGAGGAAAAGAATTAATATGACAAAGTTTAAATCGTTTTTAACAGGTGCAAAGGCAATATTACCGGGTGTTATTCTACTAGTTATTGGCTTAGGGTTCATTGTAGGGGCTCTAGCATTATCACATTGGGTGGGCAGAATTGTAGAAGATAAGACAAACGCAGGCTGGGGAACACTAGCAGACTTCGGTACTTACTTTGCTCTAGCTTTTGTGTACTTCTTCCTATTCGATTTAGTTAAGGTTCGTGTAGAGAGCGGAAAATGGGACCATAAGCCAGCACTTAAGGGAGCTATAAAGGATTACATTAGATTTATGAAGTTTGTAGGTAAAGTAGTAGCTGTAGTGGCTATCGTAATCGGTATCATCTACTTAGGCTTTAAAATCTTCATTGCAGGTGGTATTGTAGTTCTATTACTAACAATCCTTATCGCTATTGCAGTAGCTATCCTAGTCTTTGTTATCCTTATCTTCGCTATGGTATGGTAAGATGTGGGACTTAATTATAACTGCGGCAATCAGAACAGTAGTGATAATCGTAGTTGCAGCAGTGTTTATAGGGCTAGTCTTCGGACTAGCCTCTGCTGTTATAATTATCTTTGATTGGTTAGGGTGGACAGGTATTATCATCCTTGTAGTAATATTTGTGTATATAATTACACTGATAGACACATATATTGATCTTAAGTGAGGAGGGGTTATAGTGGAGTATATAGTTAATGCTTTAATATTTGTATTGGCGGTAGGGTTTTTTGCTATCTGTGCCGGGATTATTGTTTTCTCTCTTATGTGGGTAGAAAAGAAACTTAACATGGTCTGGTCCATAATTCTCATATTTGTTTATGTCTTCCTATTCGCTATATTAGCACAGATACTAGGATAAAGGGTGGTTAGATGAAGAAGTTCTATGAGGCAGACATAAAACAAGTTATTTTAAATAAGAAGCATATTTTTGTCAAGAATGCAGATAGTAGAAATACTGTATTGTTTGAAAAAGGGATTGTAATAGGCTCTACGATAGCCGACTGCTTGATATTTGACTCTGAGCAGGGTATAATAGGCGTAGAGATAAAGACTGAATACGATACAACCCGGAGGCTTAATAAGCAGCTAAAGAACTACAGTATCTTTTGTGACAAGGTTTACGTTCTATGTCATGACAACCATGTAGAGAAGACAGAGCATATTCTTTTTAAGAATAATCATCATCATGTGGGCATCATTGCATATAGTGAGTTTAGAGGGGATGCTATACTCGGCGTGTACAAAGAGCCAATGCGCTCCCCTTTTAAAAATGTTAGGATGGCATACAATGTACTTTGGAAGGAGGAAATATCTAACCTATTAGGAGGATTTAAACGCCAGATGAAAACTCTGGAAGAACAGGGAATTAAAGTGGATACAGCTGATTCTCGGTCAAATGGTTTACACGGTCTCTATACTCGATCTAACGCCTCTACAAAGTATTTGAAGAAAGGTCAAATGATAAACATGATCGTAGCAAGGCTTGGTGAGGAAGAGTCTAACCGATTATTGTGTGATATCTTCATTAACAAACGAATGAATCCCGAGAAAAATTTACGCTTTTATCATTTTAAGGAAAGGAATTAGCAAATAGAGGAATTTGCATTCATAAGTTACACTGTGATATAATACTCATATAGAGAGCCGACAAAGTCCGTTCGAGCTCTCTAACCATTCAAACTAATACGGGAGTCAATTACTAAGAATGAAAAAGGAGTTGTCTGATCATGAACAAACAAACCAAAATGAGTTTAGTGAAATACGCAGGAGATTTTTGGGTAACATTGGCAGACTATACACAAACTAGAGACACAGAGGGGTATAGTGATCATGCATCCGTTAAATCAGCAGTTAGAACATTTGTTGTAAAACAAAGTCCAGATAAATACATTGCATTCCGTGGTGAAATGCAACTTAAGAATATTGTTCAAGAGAATAAAAATAATACCATGTTTAATCCAGAGGATTTTCAAGGCACTCGTACAGCTTTAATACATTGGTCAATGTTAGATAAGTTAAACGAACGCTTTGCTGTTGATAAGTCTATAGAAACAACCTTTAATACTTTTATGGAAGAAGCGGAAGACTTTATGGAAGGTAATACTTCTCAAGAAGTCGAAAGTGTAGATGCTGACTCTTCTTTATTAAGTGGCAGGTCTACAGTATTACGTCAACTACGATCTGAGTTAAGTCGCTTAGATAAACAAGTTGAAGTTACTCTAAGTAATCGTGAGAAGTTACTACAAGCAATTAACGCTATAGAAAGTCTTGAAATAGAGGAAGCATAAGGAATTGTGATATAATAAATATATAGTGAATCGGGGGTGACATTTTTTAAGAAAATGTTCCCTTTTTTTATTGACTTTATTTACTATATGTTATACACTACATACATAGGTGGTTACAGAAATGGGCAAACATAACGATTATAACAATGTAAAGAGAAGTTTAGCAAGGGGCGCAGGGGCTAGAGGCACAACCGGGATTAACAGTAACGGTAAAGATGCTTATAACCAATCGCTGAAAAGTAACAAAGGGCACTACAGAATTGAATTTACTCGTACTTTCGAGAAGGTAAGTGACCGGGATATAGAGTTACGTAAGAAATATATGGTTGACCTCCTATCAGAGAATATTGCAGTCCCAGCAGACATGATTACACTGAAAGCAAAGAAGCAGACCGGGGAACAGACTCTAACCTGTAGAGATGAAGTATTCTACGTTAAGGTGGGAGATGTTAACTACGGTAAAGCCTCTATAAGGACGCAGAGGCTCTGGAAGAGTGTAACCCTTATCTTTATATTCCAGAAGAAGAAAAGCGCTCTAAAACCACCACAGAAGGCTTTCAGCCGTAAGGTAGGATTTAAGAAACAGACAACAAGTCAAAAAGCAGAAGCAAAACGAAAATCGTATAGAAACCGAAAGGATGGGAAATATTAAATGAAAATTTCAGCAGTGAAAGAGTACGAAGGCAGCTTAAAGAAGTTAAGCAATTTATTGGCAGACAGTAACAAGAAAGTGCAAGGAGTGTTTTATACAAACACATTCTTCTCAAGACGTTATTTATCTCGAGCAAACAGTGTTGTAGAGGATATCGACCTAGCAGAGAACTTCGTTAAGCTTACTGTAGCTACTCGTTTAGAGCCTGTAGGATTGTTAGAAGTAGAAAACACGTTAGATATGTTAGTAGAGTATGAGGCAGGAGACATCCCGGGATTCGTTCAAGCAGGTTTATTAGACGGGTCCGATATTGAGCCACAACCTTTAACACCTGAAATTGTAGCAACAACAAAAGGTCTATACACTGTAGATATTTTACTTAACATGAAAGACCCAAAGGTTACATATCAAGAGTTTAAAATTGCTGGCGTACCTTTTACACTAGTAAACTTACATCAAGGGTTCGATGAGGACTACGATCAGACTGTAACATTATTATTCGGTCCTGCTGAGAAGCTTTATTTCTTCTCTAACTTCTATGAAAAAACACTAAACAACCGTGATACGAAGATTATGCTTGACTTGATCATGGATGAGAATATCACAGGTAAGGTAATTAAAGCGGTTAAGTCAGAGACTGAATCAGTTCACACAATGTTACACCCTTATGAAGAACTTATCAGTTCATATATGACAATCGATGGCTCTTATGTATTCGGACATGGTTCAGGTTATATTCGTATCAGCCGAGAAGAAATTGGCAAGTACAAGATGACTCTAGAGCCTCAAGGAACTAGCGGCAGATACATGTTACGATTAAGCAACGGCAAAGGTGTTATTCGTCTTTATATGGAATAGGAGGAAACCAAATGTCAGAACTTATACTTAGAGGAGTAAGCCATTACAGAGTTACAGATGCTACACAATCGGTCCCGAAGTCTTTTCGGGGCTTACACCATAATGATGTTCATTACACTCATTGGACACAGGGAATGGTTAATGAGGCTATCCAAGACTTAGTAGCTAGTATAGAAGAAGCTATATTTCATGAATTTGATATCGAAAGTGGGGAAGTACCAAATACTCCTGAGACTAGAGCAGCTATGTGTAAGACGATTGACGAGCAGCTATACGCTAAGTTAATGGGAGGGAAAGTAAATGGATAAACCTGTATTAAAGGGGACTAGCCGCTACAGAGTAGTGGAATCCCCTTCCCGTGTAACGGGTATGGAACGTTTCCCCGGAGTAAACTTTGATATGAGTAACTATGTGCTAGACATAATGGAGACAAGGTTACAACAGGCGGTAGTTATCTGGCAGAGTCAGGTTGTAAAACATCGAGGAGGACCAATTGACTTACGTACTATCTCTGAGAGGGATAGACAAAATGTCTGGGCTATTTACGATATTATCTTTGAAGCTATGCGTATTGAAATGGAGACGGTAGTGAAAGAAGGAGGAGACTTAAGTGGAGAAGTTCAGTTACGTATCCCACAAATCTATTTTTCCTAATATTGCTTTTATTAGGAAGAGTCGAGTAGAGAACTTCTGGAATATTCCAATTCCAACAAATGTGTATGCTAAACCACCTAATGATGTTATAGACTATTTTAAAGATTGGGTTAAGCTACCTAAAGCACCTATAAGCTGTCGTATGTTTATTAATGGTAAAGAATGGTTTCCAAAAAAGGGAGGAAATTAAATGGCAAAAAAGGGGATACAAACAAAGAAGCAGCTTAAAAAGTTTATGATTGAGCTTCGTAGAGAGTTAAAAGAGCTTGAAAAGAAATACGATGGAGAGGAGGAGACCGTACGAGGTGCTATGGTAGAGCTAGCTTTCTTTCTGCATGTTAGAAGTAAAAATGTTAGCCTCTCTGTAGATGCAATCGATCGAGAGAAAGAAAAGAAGAAGAAAATAATGTGTGGAGATTGCGGACAGATATACGAAAACAGAAAAGATTATTACGCTGATTGTAGAGGCATATATCATAAATGCCATTTTCACGTAACAGAGATGGAAGAAGTATCTTTTGATTAAAAGGGAGGAAAACAATAATGTTAGCACCTGAAAAGATGACGTTCTATTGTAGACCAAAAAATGATCAAGGAATCTACCATGCTTTCCCGGTAGATTCCAAAGGTTCTCATGAAGTAGCAAAGAGCTGGGCTACGAACGGAGGTAAAAGCTGGGGCGGTTCTGGCTGGGTTTATAAAACAAGAGATGGGAAAGATGTTATCTCTTTTGAGTTTGATAACAAAGGCTTTAAAGACTTAACTATTATAGAGCTAGATTATCGTGGAAATGGCGGAAGAGCTTATCAGGCTATTCTTGAACATGAAGGCAATAAGTTTAAAATAGACCTTCGTGAAAAGACGCTTATGGACGTTATCCTTCTTAAAGGTATACAGGCAGGAGGCAAGCTTAACGGGACGTTCTGCTTCGTTAAAGAAGCTGCACAGACTAATATCATACTAGAAGGTACAAAAGAGCATGCAGCAGCTGTAGCGGAGCGTGAGAAGCGTGAGACGTTTACTAAGAAGATCAGTAATAAAGATTTAAAACCGGGCTATGCTTACGAGACTGTATCAGGTAAATCATCTATTTTCTTAGGCTTTGTGTACACTCAACCACTAGACCAATATAGATATGAGCTGTCTACGCCTCGTAAGCATATGCTATTTGCTAACTGCTCTGGAGAGATTCGTTCGTTCTTAACTACAGGTGAAAAACCTGAATACGGACTCTATCAGTGGACATTTAGTGTAGTTAAGTCTCACTCATATAAAATAGAGAAAGATAAAGTACTAGACGTACCATTATCAACTGCGTTACAGCACATTAACAGTCACTTCCATCAGGAATATGAAGAAGTATTAGAGCGGAAACGCTGGAGCCATCGTATATTTGATTATTTCAATATATACGAGCTTGCTAATATTAAAGAGGATAAGAAGGACGTTAACTTTAAAGAAGAAGATATAAAGGAAATGCGCTACAAAGCTGATCGTAGATACTGGTAATCGAAGTGAGGAAATTTTCCTCACTTTTTTTTTATTTATTTGTTGACAGTATGATACAGGCTATGTTAGACTCTAAATATAGCAAGAGATTAAAAGAATTTGAGGAGGAACACAAAATGGCAGAGAACAAAAAAATCGACATTTTAAACGACTTTACAGAGGAAGAGGTAGCGGTATTTTCACCAACACCTGCAATGGATAGTGAAGATATCTCAGAGGCAAACAAAGTAGCTGCAATGTACAAAGCTGGTCTATCTATTAAAGATATTCTTACAGCAAACAATATTTCCACAGGACGTATGTATGAAATCCTTAACCGTAAGCAAGTACCGCTACGTAAAGGACGTAAAGTAAATACAGAGTCTGCTAGACGCATTCTCATGATGACAGCTAAGCAGAAGCAAGATGTTATCATCGATTACCGAGATGGCGTAAAGGTTAAAGACATCTTCAAGAAATATGATATTAACAAACACGGCTTATACTCTATCTTAGACGAACATAACGTACCACGTAAGGACAACCCAGAACTACATACAGGGCACCACCACAATAATAGCAACCGCTTAACAAAAGAAGAAAAAGCAGAAATGATCGCTGAGTTTGAGGAAGACGATGTATTTGCTCCATTAGATACAGTCGTACGAGCTAAAGAAGAAAAGCTAGATCAAGAGATTCTTTCAGCTATGACAGAAGGTAAGGCTGTAGGACCTGTAACGTTCCGTAAAGAAGGCGATATCCTTTTCATCGATGTAGAACTATTCGAAAATCATCCATTAGATAAAGTCTATGTAAATGTTAGTCTTGCAAACCAAAAGGAGGAAAAATAATATGAGTATTATGACAAATGATATCCGTTATGGTAAAGAGGTAACCCCAGAAAACTTTATCAAGTATTGGGCTCGTATGTATGGTCCATTAGTTCACATGAGAGATGCACCTTTCAATGCTCCCTTACAATTACGAGAATACAATACGTATGCTCCTGCTCAGGTAAAAAAGTCAAAAGAGAAATTAGAACATTATAAAAATATGACGCTTGAAGAGGCAGAAGCTATCGTAGAGAAACAATACCAAGAAGCAATTGAGTATCAAAAGGAAAGTTTCGAGGAAGTACAGCAGCTTAAAGAAAAGTATGAAGCTCTCCTGTCACAGGTAGAGGGGTGGAATCCTCCAACAGATCGCCATAAAGAGATTAAAGAATCTGCTATTAATGACTTAAAACATGCTTTAGCAACAGACTGTGTTGTTCTGCTGCCTGTAAGAACTAAGATCGAGAAAGAGGACCCACAAGAGTACATTGATAGTTGGGTTAGAACTTTAGAGAATCAGATTGAGCGCTACGAAGAAAAGATCGAAGAGGATAAAAAGTATGTTGACGAGTGTAATAGATGGATTCTAGACTTACTTGCTTCACTGGAGGAAACCTATGAAGATTGACGTAACTAAACTAGCTATTGTATTAGACTATATGCAGCGTGGTGGGGAGGTCTTCTACGAAGGGCGCAGGCTTGTATGGCTTGATGAGCATACAGTGAGAGAAGATGAGTCACACCGATGGGTCGTAGACGGTCTAGCTATTAAGACTAAAAAGCTTAGTGCTGCTGATTGGTTAAAGTATGGAGAGAATGACCCGGATGTTGGGGAGACTTACTATATGGGTCATGATATGTCTGTAACCCAGTTCGGAGAGTTCATTAATAAGATGTCTCCTGTAGAGTTTCAGCGCATTGCAAGAGAGCTGGTAAAATTAAGAAACAAAGCAACTGTATAGATAAAGTGTTACAGGGTAAGTTAGAGCCATACACAAATTTAATTTACTCTGTAACTTTTTTAATAAAAACTGTTGACTTAAAGTTAACCGCATGCTATACTTGGTTCATAAGATAACAAAAGGGAGGAACACAAGATGGCAAAAGGAAAACGAGTTGGCAGCTTAGCAGAAGTAATCGGTGAATCATTAGGATTAAATAATTACAAATCTGAGGAGGAAAATCAAATGAATAAACAAGTTAAATTAACAGCAAACAATGAAACAGCGGTAGTTACAGAGGTAGCAGGAGTAGTTCAAGTAGATCGTGGAGGTCAAGTAACTCCATTTAAACCAGAATTTACTTTCGAAAGTGTAGTGGAAAAATTCAAGAAATACGGATGGCAAGTAGTGGAGCCAGAACCAACACCTGAGCCAGAACCAGAAATTAAAGTAGTAGCAGCGGCAACAGGCGGAGTTGACCCGAAAGTAGCGGAATCAGCATTCAGCCAAAACATCACAATTGGTGTACAAAAGGCAACAGACAGCTACCTTGAGCTACAAAAGCAAATTGCTGAACTGAAAAAGGAGCAAGATAAGTATAAAGAAAGTATTCGTCAGTACATGGACGAGAATGACGTTACTGCAATTAAAGGCACGTACGGTCAAGAAGTATACCTACAACCTGCTAAGAAGTCTAATAGCACTTCACGTTACACTGACTATGAAATGGAAGATGTAGTTCCATTATTAGATGAAGAGTTAGTTCGTCAAGTAACAGAAACTCGTATTAATGCGGAGAAGCTTGACGCATTCCTTAAAGTAAGCAAGTTGCCGAAAGAGCGTAAAGATGCAATCAAAGCTAACAAGATTTCAGTTCCGGGAACTCCACGCTTTGCAGTTAAAAAATAATAAGGTAACTACGGGGAGGAAAAGAAAATGAAGTTAGTTGATATTATCAGTAACGGTAAAGACGGAAGATATATGTTAGTGGAGCCTGCTTGCAAAGCAAGCTCCGATGCTTACCCTAGATGGGTAGGTCTTACAATCGAAAAGGTAATGCATGCCATTGTAGTTGTTAAGCCACAAGGTACGAAGTATAATCACGGTGACTTCTTAGAGCTTAATGGCTTAGTTACTCAGTCTGAGTGGACATACTTAAGAGAAGGTGAATTATATGGAGAATCCTGAACAAGATGTTAAATGGCAATGTCGGGATTGCGGTCATGTTTGGTATCGAGAGTTTATGTTTATAGAAACAGTCTGTGATAATATCGATTGTCAAAGCACAAATATAGAGGGAGATTGAGGAGGAAACAAAATGAGAGACAGTTTCGGAGATCGTATGAAGGGTTATGAAAACTCGTATAGAACAAAATTACCTAAACGAATGCCTGTAATTATCCGTATTGACGGAAAAGCATTCAGCTCATATACTAAGGGAATGGTTAAACCGTTTGATGAGGACCTTACAGCTGTAATGTGGGAAACATGCATTTACCTACTTCAAAATATTGCAGGAGCTAAGCTAGCCTATACACAGTCAGATGAAATCAGTATCTTGGTTACGAACTATGATAAGCTCACTACAGAGTCTTGGTTCGATAATAACTTACAGAAGATCGTGTCCGTTTCAGCTTCAATGGCTACAGCTAAGTTTAACGAGGCTATTAAGCAGTATTACCCTGAGAAAGGTTTAGCTCTATTTGACTCTAGAGCCTACGTATTGCCTCGAGACGAAGTAAATAACTACTTCTTATGGAGACAGCAAGACGCTACAAAGAATAGTGTATCAATGGTAGCACAGGCTAACTTCTCACACCAGTCCCTGCAAGGACTTAATGGTAGTAAAATGCAGGATAAACTTATGCTAGAGAAGGGTATTAACTGGAATGACCTTCCTACATGGCAAAAGCGTGGGGCATGTGTTATCAAAGAGTGTTATTATAAAGGAGAAGCTTTACGTACTCGTTGGGTTCCAGATATGGAAACACCAATCTTTTCTAAAGATCGGGACTATATCGATGAGCTTGTGTATTTATAAAATATAGGAAAATTTGGGAGGAACAAATATTATGACAAACAAAACAATTGAGTTAGAATATATTAATGCAGCAGAATTAGAGCCGGGATACATCGTACTTACGATCTCGGCAGAAAAGCTTAAAGGTATGGACATTTCATTAAATGCAAATCCACGTAAACCCTCTAAGGCAAATAAGAATGTGAAAGCCATGATTGCTCAGTTAGAGACAGACCCACAAAACTTCCGAAGAAAGAATGAGGGAATCTCCATTATTGCTCATGAGGCTGTAATCGACTCTCCCTCCCGTAAGGTAGTATTTGAGCTAAACGAACGCCAAGGAATTATCAATGGTGGGCACACATTTTATACGCTTTCTAATTATGGAGTAAAAGAAGCTACAGTACGTATTGAAATTAATACGGGTGTGCCAGACCAGTTAACGACTGATATTGCCTCTGCTCGTAATGCATCTAAGAAGCTTTCAGTTGAGTCCGAGTTACACCATATTGGCTTATTCGATTGGATTAAAGATAGTGTCTCCCCAGAAATGAAGGCGGACATTAAATTCTTCGAAGGAGACGAGGGTACTGTCGATGTCGGAGAGCTCCTTCAGGTGGCTAATGTAATTAATCCAACTAAGCGTACTATCGATAATGCAAAACGCTCATATAACTCCCGTGGAGGTATCTTAGGGGACTTAAAGCGACATGGTGTTAATGCTTCTATTGTACGAACTCGAGGGCACCTAGAGGATATGTGGAAGCTATACACATACATCCGTACAGATGAAGATTTACGTGACCGTTTTACCTCTAAGATTTTTGAAAACAACCAAACAATGTACAAAGGTGTAGCTTTCTTCTTATTGGCTGCTGCATTACTGAGACGTACAGAGATGGAGGACGGTTTAGTTAAGATTAATGCACCACTTTCAGAGATTGAACGGATTGTCTACTTGAAGGCACAGGAAATTGATAATCACATCTTAAAACTTGGGGAGCATTTTATTAGTAATATTGACTCTATGGTTGCTTCAGAAACATTCGTAGTAGGTGTAGAAGTCGTATTCTTACGTTAAGGTGTAATAAGGGGCTGAAAAGCTCCTTATTTTTTTTTGGAAAAGTTGTAAAAAAAGGGTGGACAAATAAAAAGCCTGTATGATATACTGTGTATACAGACAAAGAGATTACATAAGAGGCACAAAAACAGGAAGGGGAGAGAAAGATGAGCAAATATAAAGTACGATTAAATGAGCAGGAAACATTAGCAATGATCGAAAAGGCACAAGCTGGAGATAAAGATGCAGCAAATGTATTGTTTAGAGCTAATGAAGGAATTATCTGGACTATTATACAGCCATCTATCGGTAAGGGCGGTAAATCTAAAGAAGACATCTTTCAGGTAGCTTGTATAGGATTCCTAAAAGCCGTTTATAATTATAACCCAGAGATTGCTAAGTTCGGTACATTCCTGAATATTAAAATAGGTGGAGAATTGAGAAGATACTTTCGAGATAATCAAAGTGTTATTCACGTCCCACGAACTATTAAAGAGCTAGGCGCTAAAATCTTAATGCACCAGCTACGAGATGAGCCTGTCGAAGTTATAAAAGAAAAATTAGGTGTAACAAATGATAAGTTGCTTGTAGATACGCTGAATTATATAAACAGAGGTACAGCTCATGTAACCTCCTTGTATACAGTAGTAATTGAAGGACAGGGAGAAGACCTTACATTAGAAGATCAGTTAGCCGGAGATTTAAACGGAGATGATTGGGAAGATAATTTAGTCCTACTTACTTCTGTAAAAGAAGCGATTAATTGCTTAGCCGAAAGAGAGCAGGTGGTTATTCGTAAACGATATATAGAAGGCAAAAGTCAAGTAGAGGTAGCTAAAGGCTTAGGTATATCTCAGATGCAAATTTCCCGTATAGAGCGTAAGGCGTTGCTAAAATTAAAAACAATTATAACGCAAGAGCTTAGCACTAAGGAGCCTATTACTGAAGAGATGCTGCCCGGCTATAAACCTAGAAAAGCACCAAAAGCCCAAGAATCTAGAGGGGACCGTGCAGAAGCTATTCGTCTAATACAAGAGACAGAATTAACATTTGCAGAGATTAGCAGAATAACAGGTGTACCTAAAACAAGTGTATCCGATTTAAACCGTAGAATGCTTAAAAAAGCTGTTGCCAAATAAGGAGGAGAGCAAATGTCTATACAGAAGATTACCGAAGGTACTATCCCTAATGAGTCGTTATTAAGCAGATTTGTAGATGAAGTATCTGAAAGATATGAAGGCACTATGCTCACTCAAGAATCTATACACCGTATTACAGCAGAGATTAATTATAAAATAGATACCGCTATAACAGTAGGAAAATGGGTTACAGTATTCTTATCACCAGAAGATCGTTTATTATCATTTAAGCAAGTTGCAGTTAAACAAAGTGAGGTACATCCTAGCGATCTATCTGTTATCCCTGTATGGGTGTACCTAACACAATAAGGAGGAAAAGTAAATGTCAGAAAATAGACCACAAGATATCCGTTACTGGGTCCTGAAATTGGACGAATTACTAGCTGTATGTACTCAACCAGAGCTACAAAAATTTGAAACTATCGTTGATAGAATCTTACGTAAGCGTGAGGAAGAAGGTAAGCCTGCTGTAAATAGCTATATCGTGATTAATTCCGATGAGCCGTATGCAGAAGAGGTTAAGGAAATTCTTAAGAAACATGGACACTGGAATTAATCCCAGTGTTTGAAAAAAAAATTTAAAAATGTGTTGACATACAGTCAAATAGCTTGTACAATAGAGACAGGTTATAAAACAAGGAGGAAAACAAAATGATCGAATTAAAAGGAAAATATAACACAGCAAAGGTATTTACAGATAATGTAGAACAAACAGCAATGTCTCAGATTATTGAAATGTGTAACTTAGAGGAGTACGCAGGAGAAACAATTCGTATTATGCCTGATACACATGCTGGAGCTGGCTGCACAATCGGGACAACAATGACAATCACTGATAAGATTTGCCCAAATTTAACTGGGGTGGACATTGGCTGCGGAATGGAAGTAGCCTTCATTCATAAAGACAAATCAGAAATCAATTTTGATCAATTAGATGAAGTAATTCGTAAACGTGTACCTTCTGGCTTTGCAATCCGTGGTAAGTCACACGTACTTTCTAACAAGTTTAAAGGTATTGAAGACGTAATTGCTCCAATTAACACTCACCGAGCTTACTTATCTATCGGAACACTTGGCGGAGGAAATCACTTTATCGAACTAAACGAAGTAGGAGACGGTATGGTAGCTGTTGTTATCCACTCTGGTTCTCGTAACCTAGGGAAACAAGTAGCAGAGCATTACCAAAAAGTTGCATACGAGCATCTAGTAAACTTAAAAGGTGAGAAAGAGCGTATTATTGCGGAGCTTAAAGCACAAGGACGTGAAAATGAAATCCATGACGCTCTACGAGGTATTAAAGCTCCTAAGATTAAGAAAGAACTAGCTTACTTACAAGGTCAAGCGTTTAAAGATTATATTCATGATATGGAGATCGCTCAGCGTTATGCTGCAACTAACCGTAAGGCAATGATGCAAGAGATTATTAAAGGTATGGATTGGGGCTATGACCTTATTAGAGTCTTTACGACTATTCATAACTACATAGATATTGACAACATGATTCTCCGTAAAGGCGCTATTTCTGCCCAAGCTGGTGAAGAGGTTATTATTCCAATCAATATGCGTGATGGCTCTATCATTGCAGTAGGTAAAGGTAACCCAGATTGGAACTTCTCAGGTCCACATGGAGCAGGGCGTATCATGTCCCGTTCAAAAGCTAAAAAGAATCTTAAACTTGAAGACTTCCAATCGACTATGAAAGACGTGTGGACTACTTCTGTAGCTGAGTCCACTCTAGATGAAGCACCAATGGTTTATAAGCCAATCGATGAGATCATGGGTAACATTCAAGAGTCTGTAGAAATCAAGCAAGTTATTAAACCACTATATAACTTTAAGGCGAACTAATGTAACAATGGGAGCTGGGATTAATTTCTCAGCTTTCCAAAAATTTTTTAAAAAGGTGTTGACAGATAGTCAAAAGGCTTGTACAATACAGGTATAGATAGAAACACAAAACAAGAGGAGGAAATAAAATGATAAACTACTACAATATTACACTAAAGAGTGGAGCTAATCGAACGGTATCTCGAGAGGAATTTGGAGACAAAAGGTTACCCGGCTTATGGCGCTGGTCTTTCACACAACCTAAACCAGTTGTAATCGAGTTTGTAGAATGTCAAATGCTAGCTAGTGAGATTGCAATGTTAGAAACCATTCAGGTTGAAATTACAGAAGAAACAGTAGATAATGATACAGATACAAACTCAAAGAATAAGTTTAGCTGGTTCCGCTGGTTCACAGGAAAGGAAGGTACAGTAAATGAAGACACTATGGCTTGAGGGATTAGAGAAAGCTAGAAAAGAAAAGATTGAAGAGGAACGCCGCTTAGCTTGGATTGACGAAGTAAACGCTCTAGGTGATTTACCTCTAGAGTATCCACAGAAAGAAAGAGCACCTTATCCAGATGAGCAAGATGTAAAGAAGTTAACTGAAATAGCTTCATATATTAATATCGCTGCTAAAACACTACAAGCTATCGACAAAGAAGAAGCAGAAGGTAAGCTTACATTTGAACAGGCACATAGCAGACGGTTAACAGCAAACATGTACTTAGACCTTTATACAACGGATTTAGCTTATTACATTGAAACAAAGGGAGGAAGACCATAATGAATAACGTTGAAATTTACGAAGACTTCTTACAAACACTCAAACAGAATTTCCCCAACATCCAATTAGACCAACGAGACAAAATGCTTTTAGGAATGGCAGTTAATCACACTTACTTACACTTACAATATGAAGAAAAGGGGAGAGATAATGGCAACCCTGATCAAGCATAAACGATGCGCTATGTGCCATCACAAACTAACCTTATCCACAGTTGCCCGGTGGAACATTCCGGGCACAGAAAAACATAACACTATACGACTTGATTCAATCGGTCGAGAATGGTGTAAGAAGTGTACAGATGAATTTGATAATATAGACTGGGAGGAAAAAAGAAAATGAAGAAGCGTAAAAAGCCCGAAAAGAGGCGTAAAAAGGTTAAACGGGTTCTCCTTCTTCTACTAATATTCTTAACTTTATTTGCAGCAAACACTATCTCGGGAAAATTCATTTACATGGCACAGTATCAAAAGCAGTTAGAACATAGGATTAATAAGCAGCAGTTACAATTCGATACACTTCAAGAGACATATCGTACCAACACTCAAGAGTACCAACAGCGGATTACTTCATTAGAGAAAGAACTTACATATAAGCAAAAAGCCGTTGAACATAAAAAGCAAGTTGTTGAGCCAAAGGTTGTAGAGGCTCCTAAAGTTGAAAGAGAAAACCCATTTAAAAAAGCACCTGATCTTAGCCCACTGGTTCCGATTACAAGTATCTTTGCAGTATTCGGAGCTATGGTTAAGATGACAGGTCCTACAGGAGGATTAAGATAATATGGAATTTTTCACTAATAAAACTGAGAAGTATCGTAAAGACGCAGAAGAGTATAAGCAGCTTTGGGAAGAGGAGCAGAAAAAGGTAGCTATGCTTGAAGCTACGTTAGGTGGAGTTCGAGCTGATCTTGATTCAAGGCATAGAGTTATCCTTCGATTAGAGCGTATTGTTCGTAAAGGAACTACACAAGCCACAAGAGAGGACATCCGTAAGTTAACTCTAAATGAAATTGAAAGCTTAATTAAAGAGGCTACATTAGACTTAAGTGCCTATAAAAATGTAAAGTCACATTACACGCCTTATTCTCACCATATGTCTCTAGGACGTATACGAGAAAAAGACAGAGAAACAATCGTCATGGAGACCATTATCGGTGAGATGGAAGAATATATCGAAAACCTTACTCGAGAAAAGTACCGTAAAATCTTAGATGCAGAAGAAAAGGGAGGAAGCGAACAATGAAGACAGCTGAACAAATTTACGAAGAGATTGTAATTGCAAAAGCAGACCTTAAAGAGGCTACGAGCTTAGTGGATATGATTGAAAACAAGTTAGGTAAAGGACCAGAGTATAAGGTAGCTTGTCGAATAGAGAATAAAGCAGACCTTCGTGTAAAGCAGCTGCTAGAAAAGGAGTATGACGATCAATGAGTAAAATGACATTGAAACAAATGCAGAATGAAGTATTACGATTAAACTACTTAGCTAACAAAATGTATAGAGGGAAATATGTTCGACTCCCTCTCTGCATTGTAGTAAATAATGAAAAATGTGTAGGCAGCACAGTATGTAGAGTGTCTACTGTTGATCTTCAGGAAAAATCAGTTGAGTTTACTTACGGGTATGAAGACGGTCCCGAAGATGTATTATGGGAGTGTTTACCAATCGAAGTATTTGAAAGATACGTTCAAGACATTATTCCCAAGGAGGAAAATTAATATGCCAGTACAAAAATTTGAGGGCGGTAAAGTATTATTAGAATTTGGCTACGGAGATATGTTAGTATCTCCGGGGTTATCTGGTGAAGACTTTAAGACAGGTAACCTCGTAATTATGCAAAATGATACAGATATGGAGATTGGAGAGTTTATCACTTATGATGAGCCAATCATGCCTACTATGGACGAGATTGACGTATTAATGACTTTTGATAAAATAGAAAGTATTGATGTTCTCATTCGTAACTTAGAGCGAGTGAAACGATTTATGCTAAATGGAAAGGTGGACAAAGGCTAATGAAAAATTTTAACGACTTACAAAAAGAACTAAAGAGTAAAGAGCCTTACTTAGAATATGCATTACGAGTAATTGGTTTAGCAATGGCAGCTAAAGATCAAAAAGGATGGAGTCGAGCAGACCTAGCTACAAAAGCTGATATCCCTTACTATGACTTACTTAAGATAACAAAAGGAGAATGGGTCCCAAGTATCCAAACACTATACAAGCTCATTCAAGCTACTGGTATCTCTGATCAAGTTAAAGAGTATGTAAGTAAGTCGGGCAGTAACGAAGGGAAATGGGTTTGGGATACGAACGATGAAATGTTCCGCAGCGATTTCTTTGATACAAAAGAGGAAGCTATTGAGGATGCTCGAGGACAGGAAGATGCTGGAGAGACTATCTATGTAGGGCAAGTAGTTGAGCCAACATCTTTTACAGGTGTCGATGTAGACGGTATTCTCGAACGTATATCCGAACAGGTTTACGAAGAAGTAGGGGAAGTTGCAATAGATTATCTAAGTTATGTTAAGCAAGAAGACTTTACAGCTCTTGAGAACAGCCTTAATGACGTTATTCGTAAATGGATGAAGGAACGAGGATATGAACCTAATTTCTTTAAAGTAGATAATATTGAAGGAGTGGAATTATAATGGAATTTTGGGCAATCGCATACAGATATGAGGAAGATGTATTTTACGACTTTGAAAAGAAAGAAGACACATTTGATCTAGGACCTACTTGCTTCTTACCTACAGAGGAAATGGCTGAACAGATTATCGAAGACGAGTTATCCATTCAGTACGTAGCTGTAAGAATTAATGTAGAAACAATTGAGAAGAGCGGTAACTGGTCATGGTCTCGAGATGAGATTCCTGATTGGGATTACATGGAAGGCTTTGAGGAGGACGAATAATGGCAGTAAGGGAATTTCCAAATAAGCCGACTTTCGTATACTTTGGTTATAATGATGTTAGATCAGTTTCTTCTATAATAGAGTCTACTGGTCAAGGTGTCCTAGGGTTCAGTAATAGGGACCATTGGGATACACGTTCTGAAATGCAGCCCGTACAGCTAGTATTCAGCTCTCCAGATGACGTAACAGCCGTAATGGAGATGTTAGAAAGTATTAGAGTAGCAATGGAAGACAAGACAGGAGAAGGGTTTAAGGATGAGTAACCTATTTGAAAGGGTCCAGAAGATGTTAGATGAGTATAAACAGAAAGTAAAAAAGAATCCACGCCATAACATAGAGTTTCTTGCTGATGAGTTCGGACACATTGGGGTTTACTTTAACTACATTAGTCTTAAAAAGTATAATCGAGGAGAAGCAACATTTGGGTCTACAGAGCGTATAGGTAGAAGTGATTTTGTTGTATTAGTGCCGGTTGAACGTATTGAAAAGATTTCAGACGGTAATGTAGTTGTCCATACAAGAGATTGGAAGTAGGTTAATGCCTACTTCTTTTTTTTAATTTTTTTTTTATTGGTACAGACAATAAAAGTCAACATCTCCATATACTTAAAGTATAGAAAATGTAATACAAAATCACACGAAATCACACATGGTAACATAAAGTGTGATAAACAACCATTAGGAGGAATTTAACATGAGAAAACAAGATGATAATGTAAACGTAAAGGCTTTAGATGATGGCTACGGAGACACTAAGTACGATAAGAACGGCACACCAGAACATATCCCTTCATTCGTTACTTCTTTTAAACCAAAACCAAAGGATGACTTCTCCAGCGACAGTAAATTAAAATACATTGCAGTAGAAATTGATAATGAAAGATATGTAGTAGGTGATTACGCTATGAAACTTGACCCGGATATTAGATGGAATGCGGCAGATCATAAACATAGTACAGCTAACTTTGACATCTTATTAAAAACATCTCTAGGGCTTATGAGTTCCGGGCATGGTGAAGTAATTGACTTACTAATGATGAACTTGCCTTTAAAGTTTGATGTACCTGATCGTAGATTCGATTTAATGAGAGCAGCAGCTGGTCCCCATGAAGTAGGTATTTCCTTCGATGGAGTTAACTTCGTTAAAAAGAATATTAATGTAGAGAATGTAGATATTAAGAAGCAAGGGTTTGGTAGCTTGTGTGACATCATGTTAGATGATGTAGGAGAGATCGCTGATAAAGACTTAGCCAGAGGGTTTAATGTAATAGTAGATATCGGCTCTCGTACACTCAACATCTTAACTGTAGATGCACTTGAAGAGCAGGGAGCCTTATCTACTCAAGATAACCAAGGCATGTTTAAATCTTATCTACAGATCGGACGCTTTCTCGAAGATGAGCTAGGAACTACAATTCCAGACGGAAAGCTGCCTGCCATTATCAGAGCTAGAGAAATTCGTGGAAGAGATATCAGTCAAGTAATTGACAGAGCTTATGAAATCCATGCTAATAACATTGTCTCTACTCTAAATACGGTTTTACTTGACTCATGGGCATTCGTTAATAACGTGATCTTTACTGGAGGCGGCGCAGAGGTCTTAACTCCTCACCTAGCAGGTAAGATTGACAGAGCTAATGTATTAACGCTAGGACGCTATTCTAATGTGAGAGGCTTACGCAAATATGGGCTTAGAAGCGCAAGAAAAAACATTAAGCGTAATGTGAGGTAAATTATTATGGGTAGCCGTTATTCACTCTATATTAGACCGACAAAAGATTCAGACATTTTAGAATATTTAAAACCTTTACTTGAAAGGGAAGAGTTTTCATTAGTTGTACGCAGCCTAATACGGGACGGTATCAAATATCGTTCCGTAGAATATAAGCCTCCAGCACAACCTTCTGCATCCCCTGTACACTACTACAATAATACAAACACACAAAGTAATACACTCGATTTTTCAGATATCAAAATGGAGAAAAAAGAGGTTGACCAAGAGGAGTTAGACAAACGTTTAGATGACTTTTAAGCCAATAAACTAAGGATTTAGGAACAAGCTAGTGTTTCCCGTTTCCCCTATGTTTCCCGTTTCCCGTTTCCCAACGAAAATTCAACCAAAAAAGGCTCTATAGAGCCGTTTAAGGTATATATGTAGAGGAGGGAAACACGGGGTAACAGCCTCATTCTAGATAGCTAAAAGGGGGCTATTTTTAAGCAAAAAAGAGAGCCAGTTGGTTATCCAACATGACTCCAAGTTTTACCACTGAGTATATATGAAACTGCTCTTCTAGTTAACCCGTACATCTCACCAATCTCTCGGTGAGAAAATTTACCAGAAGCTCCTAACTTTTTGATCTCGATAACTTTCTCTTCAGTAACTTTTCCGTTTCGACTTGGTGCAGTATTTTCATAAGGAGTAAAGTTATCTATAGTAACATGACTCCAAGTCTTACCACGCTGAATACTGGAGACACATTGTCTAGTTACACGAAACTTAGCAGCGATAACATTCTGAGGAACTTTATTAACTAAGAGCTGCTTAATCTCTTTAACGATAGCTTCATTTAGCTTAGTCTTTCCACTTAGACCTGTATCTACTGCATGCTGGCTATTTTCTTTACCTGTAGCCCATTCAAGGTTATCCACTCTGTTATTGCCTTTCTGATCACCTTTAATGTGGTTAACCATTGGCTTTGATTCAGGATTTGGGATAAAGGCTAAAGCAACTAATCGATGTACTTCATAAGTCTTACGCTTACCGTCTAGGTTTAACGAAAGCCTGTGATAACCATTACTGTCGATTAGATTCTTTAAAACTCTTCCTGTCTTAGCATTTCTTACTCTTCCGTGGCTGCTCACTTCGTAGTTGTCACCGTGGGCTATAATATCTTTTAAAGGTTTCCAAGATTCTCTCATTTGATACACTCCTTTTATCGTCCTACTTTTATTATAGCCCAAAAGAGGGAAATTTAAGCAACAATTTTGTAAATATTTTAAATTTTCTCAACATATATTTAAAGGGAGGTAATTTTACCGTGAAAGTGACATTTAACGGAGGAGAATTTTATAGAGTAACGACTCACTTCAATGCAGTTGACTCTCTGCATAAGAATGGGCATACAGGAATAGATATGGCAATGGAATCTGGAACAAAACTTTTGAGTCCGGCAGACGGAGTTGTGGAAAGAATTGTGGATTATGGTTCTCAAAATATTGGTAAAGGTGTAATCGTAAAAACAGAAAACGGAGATCACCTAATATTCGGTCATCTCTCTGATAACTCACAAGTGCATGTTGGGCAGACCGTCCACAGTGGGGACTTAATCGGTCTCTCGGGAGATTCGGGGCGCTCTACAGGTCCTCATCTACATTTTGGAGTAAAAGATACCCAAAATAATTTTACGGACCCAACGCCTTATTTGAACGGTAACAGCAACAATGTAGCTCAAATGCCTTCACCTGATAATTGTAGTGTATTTGAGAAGGCAGATGCTGGTAGTATCCTAAGTGATTCCATGAGTAAGTTCGGGGATATGCTCTCTGATATGACAGCAAACTTTATAGATGTAATGCAGTTTACTCTATCACTCGCCATTCCCAAAGCACTTCTAGTACTGAATTTAATTCTTTCTTCGTTAGGTTAATGTTCTTCTTATCACGCAAGGTATGGAGAACCAGCTCATCCACATTTTGTAATTGACGTTCGTATCTTGGGACTGAAGTATCGTTGAAAAGGTAACTAAACATTTTATCATCCTCCTTGGAGGATAGTATGACCAAACTAAAATTAAAATATACTGGAGGAATTTAAAATGGCAATTTTAGCAATCGCAGGCGGTATCGGAGTAGTTTGTGTGGCAGGTTCGGCAACAGTGGCAGCATTAAAGTTTTTTAATACGTGGGAACCAGATTTTAGTAAAGTAGGTAAGAAATCTCCCCATAAAGCAGGTAAGGGTCCTTCAAGTCATCGTGATAGTGAGCGTACAAACGGATTAAGAAATAAAATTATCCACAACGATTAATTAAAAACAAATAAGGGAGAGATAAAAATGGTAAAAATTAATATGGGTGCAAAAAGTTTATCTGAAGGGGTAACATATATAAAGCCTCTAACTCAATTGAATGTAGGACGTACTGAACAAGAAGAAAAGGTGCTTTTTACAGCAGAAAATCTACTTCAGGAGGTGATGCAAGCGGACGGAAATGTAAGACATCGGAAAATAAAGTCGTTAAAGCGTATAATGAAGATTGCTCTAACAACGTTAGGGGTAACAGCTCAAATGGCTCCTCGAGCATTAGCGGCAACCGCACAAACGGGTATAGCTCCGATAACTCCGGCAATGATAATGGATTATGGACTCACACTAGCCTTCATAGTGGTGTCGTGCGGTGTAGCCTTCGCCATGATCGGCTTAACACTAGCCGGGATAGCTCGAATGTTCAAGAGAAGAGATATTGCGACAGAATGGACCACAGATATAATCAAGGGTTTAGTGCAGGTATTAATCGCCATACCAGTTGTATTAGTTCTATTCTTCATAGCACAGCATCTATTTCAAGGCTTACCAAAGTTAGGAAGTCTCTTCTAAGAGCATCATTAATACCATTTGCAGTCGTAACTTCTACTTTTATTACAGGATTATCCTCTCATGCATACGCCGCAGTTAAAAACCCGAAACAATTAGCCGCTCACAAGGCTAACCATGTAGACCACCAAGGACCTATCGATTCAGTTGTAGCCACATTTAAAGAATTTAATCAAACAGTTGCTTCTATAAAAGATTGGTTTGAAGGAGTTCCTACTGATATTGCTCAAGGCTCTGTACACTTAATGGCGTGGCTATACGATCTGTGTGCCACGCTTATCCTAAAAACTCCGTTATGGATTTTCGATAATGAGTGGTTTGAAAATACGACATATATGTTCAGTTTATTATCCATAGGGCTTGTATCTACTTTAACCGTTGTTGAAGGCATAAAACGCATGCTTTCAGGTGTTAGGAAGAGTGGGTTTAAAGGAATTAAAGCTCCTATGGAACTGAAAGACATTATGAAGCGTTGGTTTATTGTAGCAGGAGTAACGACAGCTGTACCATTTGCTTTCCAAAAAGCATTCCAAGGGCTAAACATTGCATCCGACTTCTTAATTGGTATGGGTAAGAAGACAATGGATAATGTAGCAGTCCCTGAAACTGTTTCATTAATCGATGCACTTACACTAACAGTATTCGATATTATCTTAATTTCTACGATCGTCCCTATCCTTTGGAAGAATGGACGGAGATTTTTCGACTTAATGCTGCTCGGCGTTACGTCTCCTTTGGCTTTAACCGCTTGGATTTTCGACCCATACAGACACTACTTTAGCCAATGGTGGAGTAATCTAAAGCATTTGTCTATGGTGCAAGTCTACTACTCTTTATTCTTATTAGTATTAGGCTGGTTTATCTTCGGAGTTCCGACTCCTGTACAATTCTCTGGGCTTATTGTTAAGCTGCTTATTACAATTGGAGGATTTGCTCGTATGGCTAACCCACCTCGTATTATTGCATCTAAGCTAGATACGGGTGGAGGGTTTGACGATTACAACCAAGCACGTAAAAAGGTTGCACAGAATTTTAGAGATACAAAAGCAATTATTGGCGGTCCCGTCTCTACAGGTAAAATGCTATATGGTAAATTGACTACTCCTACTGAAAGAGAAGGCGGAACTCGTATGGAACGTTATCATTCTAGAATGGAAAAGATCGGCTTAGCTAAGAAGAAACCAGAAGCACCGAAACCTACACCAAAACCAAGAAAACGATAATAGGAGGAATATAAATGAGTATGTCTGCTTCGATTATTATTTTAAACCTAACGATGTTACTTTTAAATACAGCGGTGACTACAATGCATTCAGCAATGGTTATGAAGGAGATGCGTAAACGATGATTAAAGTTAACCCGGATTATCAGAACATCTCTAATTACTTTGTCGATACGGATAATATTACTGAAGACCTTTCACAGGTTATGTCCAAATTAAAAGATTCAGTGTTTGGCTTAGAATTATCTTATGCGGAAGGTGTAATGGATAAGATGATCATTACGCCTCCCTATGTAAGACTTGACCAGCGTAACGTACAGCCGTACAGAGAGTGCCCTACAGAAGAGTTTACGCCTTACGAGGGGTATTTATCGGAACCACACTTTATGCCCTTATACGGGGCGCTAGAGGGCAAATTGTTTGAGGACTTGGCAAACTTAGAAGTGCATAAAAATGACAAGGTATGTATACAGTGGTTATTTAAACGTAAATACGGCTGGCAAGAGCAGGCATTTGAGATGTATGAGAGCTATCTGCTAGGAAATGGTAACCCTGCTAAGTCTAGGATTGGTAGACGCTTCCAATCTAAGGTGCTTGGCATGCTGGACAGAGTGATTCCTGTTACTCATAACGACTACGTGGACGAAGTAGAAGAGAAGCTGCTTATGGAAGGATTCCAGTTTCAACTCCGTATAGCGGTCAAGTCCGAGCAAGAGGCTCGTATTAAAGAACAGCTTGTCTCTATCTTTAGTGAATATGACTCGTACAATTCTTTAAAATTGTGTAAGGTCCGGGACAAGGAATTTACCTCCTTGTACTCCGACTGCATAATGACAGGCTACACCCATAATCAAATTATTAGTAAAAAGGAATTATTCTCTCTGATAGGTGGGGAGCTTGTATCTGAACATACTGCTCCTGAAATCGCTAAGCCTATATCTATTTCAAATAATAATGCGTTAGAGCTACTGCCTGTCAACCGTTCTCAAGCTGTAGAGCCAGACGAGACACTTGTAACGAGAATAGCTAAGGCGCTAGTCCGAGTTAAGCTTATTGAAAGAGCACAGCTCTACGACCCTGTTATAGCCTCTGGAGCACGTCTTACAGTTGTTCAGTCCAAAATACCCGGAGACCTTATTATTACCGATATAGAGAAGAAGGTAAAGGCTATTCAAGCAGTATTAAATGTAGACTCATTGAACATTTCCCGAGGGGATGGGGAAGATAAAGTTAAATTTGTCCTCCCTAATAAAGATATTGTTCCTATAGGCTTACGGGAGCTGCTGGAAATGGATGAGTTTAAGGAGTTTGCGGCAAAGGTGGAGAATGCTTTAGCTTTTGCAGTAGGTGTAGATGAGTTTAATAATCCGATCTATTTGTCTCTATCTAGATTAGTACACATGCTTATAAGTGGGTCCACAAATAGCGGTAAGTCTGTCTGTATAAACAGTATTGTAATATCCTTAATTGTCACATATCCGCCAGAAATACTACAGTTTATTATGATTGACCCTGCTACTGTTGAAATGACCCAATACGAAGGCTTTCCACATGTTCAGAAGGTAATTACAGATATGAGTGAAGCAGCATCTGAACTTGATAGCTTGTCCGCTGAAATGGACAGACGCTATAAGATACTAGGTAAGGCTCGAGTAAAAAATATCCTAGAATATAATAAGAAAATGGATATTCCAATGCCTTTCCTAGTATGTGTAATTGACGAGTACGCTGATCTTCATATGACGAACCCGGAAGTAGATGAGTATATAGGACGCTTAGGGCAGAAGGCACGTAAGGTAGGCATTCACCTTATTATTGCTACACAACGTCCTAGTGCTAAGGTACTTGACGGAGATATTAAAGCTAACTTACAAAATGTGCTTTGCTTTAACCTAGGGACCAACAATAACTATAAAACAGTATTCGGAGAAGGGATTGGCAATACACAGCTTCTAGGGTATGGGGACGGTATGATGCGTATTGTAGGAGATGCGGTAGGCTATAGGAGATTCCAAGGAGCTATGATTTCACCTAATGGAACCAGTGAAGAAGAAATTTATAATAGCTTAAGAGAGTATTATAGCGGTAATCGGGTAAACACACCTATAGAGGAGCCCACCACCTCTACGCCAGCCTCAGTTACAGAATCGGCTCCTGTTCCTCCGTCTGTCCCTAACCCTGATCCTGTTACAGATGAAGTCCCAGAGGAAGAAGAGCCGACTATTGAGGTACTACCATTAGAAAATAATGAAGAGGACCCACTATATAAACTGAAACAATACATTGCAACTACTCGAGAAACTAGAAGCAGACAGCTTAGAGAACATCTAGGCATAAAAGGAACTAAACTAACAGAGCTAATGAGTATTTTAGTTGAAGAAGGCTGGTTAGAAAAAACAAAGTCCAAAGGTTATCAAATAATTGCTTCTGACTCTCTATTATCTGAATGGAAAGAGTAATTAAGCCTTATATAGGCTTATTTTTTTTGTCTATTCCGCTATATTATATGGGACTAATACATAAGATCGGAGGCAAAAATATGACAAACTTGTTCAGAGATAACTTATATGATAACTTTCCAGACCCTAGGGAATTAATTAAAAATGAGATAGGAGATAAAACTAGCCTACCACAATGGTTACAAGCTAGCTTACGAGAAGTAGTACAACGTCATGAGGAGTACTTGAAGCAGGTAGGGGTTAATATCAAACAGCCACCTTTTAATGCTGTAGGGGATGGCGTAGCAGATGATACAAAAGCTATTAATGACGCTCTCGCTTCCTTAAAAGATGGGGCAATATTGCTTATCCCGGGAGGGTATACTTTTAGAATATCCTCTACTGTACCAGTTAATAAACGATGTATGCTAACTGGAGGCGGAAAAATAATTAATAGTGACGGTATGAATACATCATACCACTTTGAGGTTACAGCAGATAATACGAGCTTTCACAAGTTAGTAATGGATAACCCTAAGATGCTTAAGTCTCAAACAGGTAACCGTCAAGGAGCTATTAACATTAAAGCAAATTATGTATCAGTTACAGGATGCACTTTTTATCGTATGTTACAAGGTATCTCTCAAGCGTCTTCAGGAGAGTTCGTAGGTGCGATCGTAGCCAATAACTACTTCTTAGAGCATATTGGCGCAGGAGACGGAGCTACTAATGACACTTCTAACTACGGAGAAGATCGAGGAGATGCGGTTACTCTATGGGGCGCAGGTTCAATGATTATCGGGAACTATGCACAATGTATGGCAGGACAAGATGCTAGAATCGCTTTCCATGCTGAAGGCTATGCTGTAAACATACCTACCCCTAATCCTGCAAAAGATAATAAAGACTTTATTATCGCTAATAACATTGCGGTGGGCTCATTCCGCAGACACTTTGTTTTTGAGGACCTATTTAACGGCGTTATTTCAAACAACGTATCCTACGGAGGAGCTACTTGGTGGAGTCTCTGTATTGTGCAAGCTAAAAACTGTCGATTTGATAACAACATTCTACATTTCACAAGAGAAGCTACTGACAAATCAGGAGCTAAATGGGCTCCAGTTTATGCAGCGGTAGTTATGATGAATTACTCTGAAGGGGTAACTTTATCTAATAACCAAATCTATATGGCGGATAATGCAGCAGGTAAAGCCTTCCACTCTCAAACACTGAATACTGGAGTACACACAAATACAAGGATTGTAGGAAATACGGTCATCCATAAAACAGGTTCTACTCTACGTGGTATAGACTTGACAGGGTTAACAAATCCGATTGTTAAGGATAACCTCTTAAATGGATTTAACCAAGGGATTTATAGCTTTAAGAATAGTAAAGGGGCTTATGTATTCGGTAACCACCTAGACAACTGTGCAACTAGCTACTACTTTGAAGGGGACCCGGGCAGCGATTACCAGCTATCTTTATCAGGTGGAGCCGTGTTAAACTCCGCTACAGGTATTAGTGTTCAAAATATAGACGATGTAAAGATTAGCGGAGTGGATTTCAAAAACATCTCTCAATACGATCTGAATATTTGGACATACAAAGTACTAGTTGTAGATGGAATATGTAATACAGACGGAACAGGTAAGCTACGACTGAATGGTAACACTTCAGGGACGTTATCTGCTACAGTAGCTACTCAGATCGGAGATACTCCCGGTTTTGCTCACAGTTGGAAGCATAATGCAACAGCTGTTACTAGTATAACTTCTTCTCTAAACACTTGGGGTAAATATGCTGGTAAAGTTGTAATCGATGCAAATAACCAAGTGTATATGTCTACAGGAACAACAGCAGCGAGTATCTGGGTAAGTTTATCTGGTGGAACTTCCGTAACGCCTGCTTAATAATGAGACATCCAGTAGGGTGTCTTTTTTTTTATTCCTGACACAAGGTAGTTGTTTTATATTATAGGTAGTACAAAATAAAATGTCCTATTTTTAACCCTTGATACATAAGGGTTTATAGCTGTTTTTGCTTCTGAATGTGCCTATTTAATTTTATTGTCTCTGTATTATATATTTATAATAATATTATATATAAAATAATTACTATATAAATATAAGATATTAAAATGTATATTAAGAGGGACGTAAAAATTTTTCAAATTAGTTGTTGACTTTTACTGCATGACCATTTATACTTAGGCTATGAGTTACAGAGAAGTTAGAGGCTTGGGAGGGCTTGTAACAATCTGACAGCTACTACTTTAGTAATCTGATCTTTGGGAGGAGAGACGATTAAGAAAGGAGGAGTACAATGGATTATAGTAAGTTAACCGATGAAGAGCTTTTACATAACTTCTCAGTACTGCATGATATAGAAGCCAATGAGGAATGGGTTAGAAGGTACGGTATCAATTTACCTTATCGTCTAGACGTATTTGGGAGAATACTAAACTGTATCTCATTACAAATCATGCCAGAGGAAATGTGTGACAAGCTTATCAGGGAACAGGCAAATGAAGTTCGTACGCAAAGACAGCTAGGTAGGGAATAAAGGAGACCTAGCACATGGCAGAAAGAACATATACGTTCCGTATTAAATTAAAAGAAGCGTTAGAAGAAGCAAACATGAATCAGAGTGAACTTGCTGAATTAACTGGACTACGTAGAGCCACTATTTCAGAGATAGCGCAAAACTCTCGTACCGTTATGAATAAGTCTCATTTAGGTAAGATCATGGATGCACTTGACCTCAAAGATATAAATGACATCTTAGAACTAATTATAGAAGAAACGCTGTAACAGGGGGGAGGGGAATTGATGTCTGGGGAGGAACTAAGAGATACTGTAGCAGAAGCAAATGAAGAGATGCTGTTTGCCAATGGATTTGACGATGCAATTATCGGGTATATACAGAGAGCTGGTGGCGTTCCAGTAGCTCTATATGATACAAGCCTGTGTATTGCTATACTAGTAAAAGAAGGTATGTCTGAAGAAGATGCCTTAGAGCACTTCGACTACAATGTTGTTGGCTCCTATGTAGGGGAAAACACACCTGTTTTTGCTACTCTATTGTCAAGGGAGGACTTTTCATGAGTACGAAGAACGTCATCCTCGAGCTAGAGGAACAGCTACGATATGTACAGGAAGAGGATAAGGAGTACGCAGAAGAGCTCCGAGAAGCTATTCAAAAATTAAAGGAAGCTGAGGAGGAAACGGAATGAAGTACACTGTTAAATATAAACATTATGTAGAGATTACTTATGATGCATTAGTAGAGGCTGATTCTCCAGAAGAAGCAGAAGAAAAGCTGAAAGAGGATTTTGACTTTATTAGTGAAGAGGAAGTAGGTTGGCAAGGTATTAGTGTAGAAGTCTTAGACGTAGAAGAAGCGGAGGAAGAATAAATGGAGAAATGTCCTAATTGTAACACGTACCTAGTTGGGTGCCCTTGTTGTAGTGAATGTTTTTGCCCTGATTGCTATGCTACAGAAAGTGAATTGGAGGAAAGCGGAGATGAGTAAATCAAAGCTAACTGAACTACAGGCACTTGCTCAACAATACCTAGACCTTGACGCAGATTATCTCGTTTTAACAATCTTAGGGAATGCTAAGTACCCAGAGATTATTGTTAACCCTCGAGAAAATATTCAGGAGAAGGTCGAATACATTTCACGGTCTTATGGTGAAGACCTTGCATTGAAAGCAGCTCCACATATTAAGATCGTTAAATATGAATTTTTAACTGCTGCTCAGCTGAGAGATTATTTTTAATCTCCGGCTTTTCTTTTGTCTCTAGTTAGTTGTTAAACCGCTATATTATAGCAAGAATACATAAAATGATTGGAGGCAAGGCTATGTCAAATCAATTTAGAGATAACATGTATGAGTCGTTCCCAGACCCAAATAAGAAAATTGAGGAGCTTAGGGAGCAAATAGATAGTCAGAATACTAAAGTTGATACCCTATTCAAAAAACAGTTTAATATTTTATCTTATGGGGCTAAAGCGGAGAGTGAGGACGCTAAGTTTAATAATATCCCAGCCATCCAAGCAGCGATCAATGCAGCGTTTAATGCTGGTGGAGGAATAGTTATATTCCCCACAAATACTTATACAGTGGACCCTACAACAGCCTCTATTCGTATGAGAGCGAATGTAATACTGGAGGGAAAACACTCAACTATTAAACGTGTAGGGGCTAACGCAACAAAAAGAGTTATTGAGAATTATAATTATGGGGCAGCTACGATACTTGATAAAAGTATGGAGATACGTGATTTGGTCTTAATAGGAACAGGAGATACAGTAGGGATAAGTGATCAAGGACATGCGATTGGGTTCTTTAAGTCGGATACTGTAAAACTTGTTAATATTAAGACAGATAAGACAAATGGGGATGGAATTGCGTTTCGAGAAGCACATAACGTAACGATGAGAGACATTGAAATCGGAGACTTTGGACGAAACGGAATCTCCCCTACAAGCGGACGTAATATGGTATGGGATAATGTTCATGTTATTGGCAACCCTTATCCGGGAGCAAATGGGAAAGGTATCGACCTTGAGAATAACTCAGCTACTGAGACATCTAGTAATGTTATGAATAATGTTAGTGCAAAAGATATTACGTTTGTAGACTTCTATACAACAGATGGAGGAGTATTCGGGCATGAAGTGATGATGAATAACTGTAAGTTTGGTCCGTCTTACACTCCTGTTAGATTCCTTTCAACAAATAAGACAGTCGCTAAGAATGTTATTATCGGAGGCTCTAATAGAATTGACGTAGGCGGAAATGGTGGTGCAGGTCTAGTTGTTGAACGAGTGTCTGGTGTTTCTGTCGGTTCTTGTAAAATAATTAAAGATATAGCAACTGCTACAGGGTCCATAAAGGGTGTTAGTGTTGTTGGGACAGTAGATTCATTGTTCCTAAATGGTACTAGATTCGATGGCGTTGACTACAGCGTACAAGCTTACGATACAGCGAGACTTAACAACGCTGTTTTCAGTGGTTGTAGTCTAGGAAATGTATATTTAGGGGGAAGTAATAACGAGTTTAAAGGGTGCCTAATTAGTACTCTAACAATAAACGGAGCAGATTCTGTAGACAACATTATCGACTCCTCCTCAAGAGTTACAACTATTACGTCTGTTAATAGCGGAGATACAACAAAACAACACTTCGGGAGTAAACGAGGTACACGTTCAAAAGCTTTCTACTCACGAACAGTTGATGTGCCTGACAGTAATTCAACACCTTATGACTTAACTATACCACTCCCAGACGCTTCAGTAGCAGCAGCTGGTAAAGCTCTATTTTTATTTGCAGGTTGGACACACCAAGGAAGAGCGCTCCACTTTGCATCTTTACAAGCGATAGTTGGCATTGGTTCGAATACAAATGGCGTTCTTGCTACAATTAATTCAAATGCATCAGCAGGTCATGGTATTACAGTTTTATCAGTAACAAGTACATCCATTACATTAAGATTAACTTACTCCTTTGCAGGTACCTTCTCTGCAACTGTGTTAGGCTAAGGTATAGTATAGTATAGTATAGTATAGTATAGACATCCTCCGGGATGTCTTTTTTTTGTCTTTTTGTCCTATTTCTAGAGGGTTCAATAAACTAAAACGTTAACAAAGTAGTGTATACTAGAAGTATAGATTGAATGACTTATACGACTCCTTTCTTAAACAACCCTTTTTTGTTTAAGATTTCCAGCAGTATCTTGTCGAATAAACACTAACAGTTTAGTGGACTTTTCACTTAAATTTAAGAAATATTCAAAATATTATGAACGATTCACTATATTAGAGAAAAGCCCCGAAATAAGCGGCTTACAGCCGTTCAAGAAATAGACCAAATTGAGAGGATTGAATCTAAAATGGCAGATAAAAAAGATATCAAAAAGAAGAATATCAGTTCCAGTTCCGTGCTCGTACAATTATATAACAACCGTAAACTAGCTACAAAAGTGGACAACATGTTAGACGAGGGACAAACGTATGATTATATCATTGAGTTCTGTAAGGAAAACGGCTTAAGCATTTCTAAAGCTTCTCTTACTAACTATAAGAAGAAACGTGAAGAGGCAATCGAAACAGATAAGCCATTGTTACAGCTGCTTGACAAACGAGCTAAAGACAATGTAACATACATTACACACAAAGAAGTAGATGCCTTTAAAAAGAAAAAGAGTACAGATACAGAGAGCAATGAGTCTATGGCTCAAGTACATAGCTTAGATAAAATAGACAAGGTATTTAGTGATTATGAGTTCCTAGATAAAGTTATTGCAAAGGGAGCTAAAGGGTTAGACATGTTTGACGTAGTAGATACGCCGTTGGCAATGAAAGCGATCGAACTGAAAGCGAAGTTATCTGGTAATCAATTAAATGGACTTTCTATCGCCGGGTTGAAAGAGCTAAAACTGAGACAGCAAGCCCGTGAGTCTGCATTAATGGAAGTTATTATGAAGTTTGTACCTGAAGAGAAGCATGACGAACTATTTGAGTTTATGGACTCTGCCGAACAGTCTTTTTATGAGAATTTAGACCTTACCGAGGAAGACAAGCGTATCACGACCGCATTGCGTACCAGTGGATTTGGGGATATGTAATCATGCTAAAACAACCTAAAACTAAAACACTGTCCCTTGAAGATAAGAAGAAACTGGCTAGCAGCAGAGGATATACGCTGCTAGCTGATAATAATTTCGATGTAAAAACTAAAGTCTATCTACAAAAAGAGTCGGACGATTTTGTGTATGAAACGTTTTGGGATAACTTTACAAGAGGTATCACTCCTAAAAAGACTACCCTAAAGAGTAAGAAACAGTATGCACTTGATAGAGGCTATATCTTAAATGAGACAGATAACTTCGGAAATAGGGCTAATGTTACCGTTGTTGAAATGGATTCAGGAATAGAGTATATTGTACAGTGGGGAAGATTTATTGCAGGCGCTACACCTAAAATGATTACATTAGAGGGTAAGAGAACAATTGCAAAGAGTAAGGGTTATACTTTATTAGAGACTGAAGACTTTTCTACAGCTGCAAAGGTTTGGTTAAGAAACGATGAAACAAATGAAAAGTATCATGTTAAGTTCAGCAACTTTTTTCATAAAGGTTACAGGGGAGACGGTACCCGATCAATCGGAGAGGCTATAGTACTAGCTTACTTGAAAGAGAATCTATTAGCAGACTATACATTCCAAAGAGAGTATCGTGTCGATTATGCTCCTAAGCGTAAAGGTTTTTACGATTTCTGTATAACAACTTTAGATAAACAAAATATACTGGCTTTCATTGAATATGACGGTATACAGCATTTTCAGCCTACGTTCGGAATAGAATCGTTTAACAGTACACAGCGGTCCGATAAGGCAAAAACGAAGTATGCCGAGGAGAAAGGTATTCCCCTTCTTCGTATTCCCTACACTACCAGAAAAGAAAAGGATATAGCCAGATGTATCCAAGCGGCTTTTCCTAGTTTAGTGGAAGCTGAAATAAAACAGTTCGTACCAAAACAAACACGTAAAGGAGAGAACAACTAAATGGCTATTATTGATTCTGCACAATATACACTCATTCCGTTTCTTTCTTATAAAACATTAAACGATAAGATTCAGGCGCTATTGAGTGGAGAGATTTTATTCATTAAAAAGTTTGAAAAGAATGAGGGCGCAGATGTATTAGCTCGGCTGGAGCAAAAGAAGTTTACTGTTTCTCAAATCTCATATGATATCAGCGTAAATGATTCGGACCCGAGATACTGGGTTACATTTAATCTAGGTCTGAATGATCTTTCCTTATTTACATGCTACCGATTCTCAGAGGATGTGTTTGGTAAAGAGCATAAGTACATGATTAACGATGTGGTTAGCTATACAAGCCTAGACGGGCAGACGGATACAGCGATCGTAGAGGAAGTGTATCAGCATAATACAGACCCGACTAAGTTTGCTTATAAGTTGTCACGGGACGAAGGCTTATACGTTGAAGAAGAGTTAGTGAAGAACGTTTATATGTAAGAGATACAGGGTCTAAAAACCCTGTATTTTTTTTTTGCAAAAAGTTGTTGACTTTCGGACAATCCCGGTGTATGATAGGTTTATAGAAAGTTACAGCAAGAACTTACATAAGATACAGGCTTTGACATTTGGGAGGATGACCTAGCCTAATATTTATCAAATGGGAGGAAAAGAAAATGTGGATAGTTACTGTAGAGATTGATCATGGCTATAAAGTAGAAGCGGAAGTTCACGAATTTGCTACTGAAGAAGATGCACTAAAATGTTATAAAGAAAATGAGCACCGTTTAGGTACTGTATACTTAGCAGAAGTTAAAAAGCTTAATTACTAAGGAGGAAAATTAAATGAATTTCGAATTAACTGATAAGCAGATTAAACTTATTGTAGATCAGCAAGTACGGTGGTCGCTAGCAGCTACAGAGGCTATGGATAAAAAGGATGAGCACCAATGGGATATGTGCATTAAAAGCATGCAAGCTATTCGATTCACTATGCATTGTGTAAGTGAAGAATTAGAAGAGCGTGTACGCCGAGAGGTCCGCCAGCGCTTAGTAGAGATCGATGGCTCTGAAGAAGAGTACGAAGAGAATAATAAACAGTGGCATGAATGGCAAAGAGAACTTCGGAAAAGAAGGAGTGGGAAATAAAATGACTATGTATGACCCTCGAGTAGAAGGTAAGGCACACCACATTTGTCACATGATTGGAGAAGAAACAGGCAAGCCAGCTTCAGATAAGCTCCGTTCAGACGTTTTCCTTACAACTAGAGCTGTAGCAGATTACTGGAAAGACCCCCGTGATATTGAATTAGCGAAGAAAGCGGAATACAAACTCCATGAACTACTTGAGGGCATACGTAGACTTAAGCCTAACACTAATGAAGAGATTAATATGATCGCCTCATTAGTAATGGCAGGAGAAAGTATTAGAAACATCATACCATTTGATTCACCATTCAGAGAGGAGAGAATTGGATAATGGGATACGAAAAAGGTTCATTAATATATTACAATGAAAAGTTCTGGTTGTTCGAAGGTTACTCTACTAATAAGGAGCACTATGCAACTTATAAACTACGAGGTGTAGGTGGAGAGTTAATCGAAGCATTAGCAAGTGAATGTGACTATCTTACATGTCCAAGTGAAGTAAAATTTATTCGAGAGTCTGAGGAGGAAAACAAATGAGTGAATTAAAAAAGGACTACTTTCCGGAAAGTATGGGCGATCTTGTGACATTTATGGAGAAGGCTCGAGCACATTCAACAGACTATAATACAGCGGCTGAGGCACTATCAAGCGCTACCGTTGCATTCTTTAACTACTTTGCTAGTGAACTAGGTGTTACAGGTTTCCAAGCTAGTGCTGCACAGCTACAGTTTATTGGAACTCTACGCCGGATGAAAGCTTTTACAATCGTAAATGCGGATAATTTAAAGTGGAACACTCGAGAAGAAGTATTAGCTAGTGCTGATAAATTCTTAAGAGAATGTGAAGAATACAATAAGAAAATGGAGGATGAATAATGGAACTATATGTACTTACTTATGTAGAAGATTTACGGTGGGAGCCGGGTGGCAGTAGTTTTGTAGGAGTGTTTGATAGCTTCGATAAAGCAAAATCAGCAGCAGAAACGCTCGGGTTTCCTAATTATAAAGAGGATAAGGACGGAGAGGAAATAGGTTTCTTTGACCCTAGTAAATGTGATAGTAATTCCTGTGAGTGGTTGCGCCTAGATAAAGGTGTATTAAATAAGGTGGATTTAACCGATGAAGTATAACGAAGCTAAAAAGACTATCCAGCAGTTAAAAGCTGCTGGCTGGTCCAAACATAGACCCGGATTTCCTTTTTATCATAAGAAATGGAAGTTAGGTATGCTGGACTACAATCAGCTATTATCCTTTGATGAAGTTGTCTACTCTGCTTTTGAATTAGATTGGATTCTTCAGAAGTACGAAGAGAAGGCTGAACATAATTTAAGACAGGCAATGTCAATGTATTCAACGGGAGGGGAAATTTAATGCAATCAGCTTTTATTGCAAGACAACCTAATGGACTATACTGCCGCTTCTCTCATGTAGTGGAGTGCCCTACACATATTAATATGACTGAAGAGGATTACTTAAGTAATTTTACAGAGACGGTATCAAGCCGTGAAGAAGGGGAAAACATATTAGCGTATGAAGTACGCCCTTTCTCAGAGGTAGAGCGATATACAACTACAAACCATATGACAAAGGCAGAGTTCAAACGTGTAAAAACACATGTAACGTTACCTAAGAGCAGTATCTTTGTCTTTAAGTTAGCGCTATAGATAAAAAAAAGGTATCGGCAGAGAGTCCGATACCTTCCTATCACACACTTGATAGGAGAACAGGGCACAAAATTTGAATAAGGAAGAGAACACAGTCTCTTGAAACTCCTATGAGGGAGAACGTCCTTAGCATAACATATGTGCCAAATACCTGTCAATAGAACAAAAATTTATAAAAAAAGTATTGACTTATAAAAGCAAATCTGGTATATTTACACTATAACATACAGACACAATAAAGGAGAGGTTAGAATGGCAAAAGCATTTTCTTGGGATTCAGAGCAGTTAATCGGTAGTTATAAAGAAACAGAGAAAAAAACACACGATATTAGTATCTGCACATTAAAAGGTAAAGAGTATGTATCGATCGCTGAAAAGCAAATGACAAATGAAGGCTGGAAGTATAAAAAGAATCGTACAATGCCTTTAGAAGTATTCAAAGCAGCACAGGGTATTGTGAAGGAGGCAGGCAAATGAAAAAAGGTGTGAATGTATATCGTTACTCTTGTGCAGATATAGAGGTCACCGAGGCTGGGTTCTTCCTAGCCAAGGATGATACAGATGCAGCAGAGAGAATAAAAAAGATCGCTCTTACTGATGAGTGCCTAGAGTATAAGAAGGTAATGTCAGAGGATGAGTTAGCTCAGTTACTTATAAATGGTAGCGTACAGACATTTTATGAGGATTGGGATGATTAACTAAAATTTTTAAAAAGAGGTTGACTTAATGTCAACCTCTATGGTAAACTTAACCTAACAAAATAAAGGAGGAAAAGCAAATGAACCCAGAACACGGTAAGAGTAAAATCGAGCAGTTAATTGAGGAGCAAGCGGAAGCTGCAAGACAAGAACGGTTACAGGAAATTAAAGATGAGCCAGCGGTTCCGACTCCTCTATCCGATTTGATGAAGTTAAGCACCGATAAGCTGTTAGATGTATACAATGACTATATGTCAATGCATAAAAAGTTCGGAGATGACAATTATAAAGATTACGCTCAAATGGTTATTGGGATTTTAAAAGTAAAAACTAGGAATAAGGCAAGCCAGTAACATAGTACACTTTCAATATAAGGAGGAAAATATAGTGGCTAAATGGAAAGGCAAGGACGTATCTAACAAACAATTATTTGATCTAAAGAGAGCAGCTGAATATAGAGAATACTATAGAAGTAGCAAACGCTCAGCGTTAGGGCATGATATCCGCTTCTACTCTAACGGTACACTTATTGCAAGTGGCAGGTCAATAAGGAATGTGGTTATAGAAAAATAAACGCTATAACTCGAAGGGAGGTGAAACCAATGCGTTACGATGCAGTAAAAACGATATTTATTATTGCTACAGTTAGTGGAGTTTTAATACTAGCGTTACTATTCGGTCCTATCGGCTTAGTATTCGGTATACTTTGTGCAATAGCTGGTATTTATGGCTGGGTACAACAAGGTAGAGAGATGGAGGAAGAAGAGGTACAGCAATATGAAGCAGAGCAAGAGCGTATCAGACAATTAGAGGAAGAGAATAAAAAGCTCCGCAGAGAGAAATACGGAGACAAATATAAATAATATTTTTTTTAAAACTGTATTGACTTTAAAGCAACAAAATGTTATTCTGTACATAGGGAATACGTTACAGACTAACTAAGGGAGGTACACCAAATGAACTTAACAGCTCAGAATAAACAACTAGACGCAAGGTTACAAGCCGGGTTAGCACTTTATATGGAGATTGGCTCTTATGAAGGCAAGATCAATAAGTACGCTAACCCGTATAATCCTAGTCATTGGGAAAAGTACACCAGACTGAAACGTAAAATCCTACAGTGGCAGCAGACTATATAAAATAGGAGATGTTATAAGTGGAAAAAGATAATCGCTTTGAAGGGCTTAGCAAAAAGCAATTAGAAAAGGAGCTAAGCTTCTACAAGCACTGGTATACCCAAACGATCTGTAGAAATACTCGAGTATATATTACAACACGCATACAGGAGTTGGAGCAGCTTATTAAGGAGGGAAAATAAATGGATGGACACACTATACTACTAATAGCAGTTATCGGAGGGATACTTGCAATAGCCTTCCGGGTTACATACCTCATGGGATATCGAGATGGCTCGGACGATGCGGCAAATGCAATACTAGATAAGATGGAAGAAACATTCGATCTCCCGAAAGGTGAGAGAGTAGAAAGACGAGGAGGAAGAAAATAATGAATAATAAAGAAGCTAGAAAGAAATTAGAGGCTATCTGTAGTAAATATGTAGGTGCGCCGGATATTGCTGATACATTGGTTAGAATAATGAGAGAGCTACATGATATACTCAAAGATAAAATATCTATCGAAGATTGGATTGTATCTAAGATGCACAGATTCGGCTCCTCAGTTATCGGATTAAGCGGTTATGGGGACTTAATGGTGGTTTACTCAGACACTACAGATATTATCTATAAGATAGAGGCAAACGAACATATAGTTAATAAGTTGTTTCCTATCCCTAAAGAGCAGCTACCTTCTATTGAAGAGGCTTTCAAGGAGCTACTGAATAAGTACACAAAGCTGGCTACTCGTCATATTTATGATACCTGCCTATTCGATTCTGTAGAGGAATTATCTAAGCTTAAGAAGGAATTGGAAAAGTACGAAGAATATATCAAATAAGGGTTGACTTTTCGTCAACCTTTCGCTATACTAGATTTATAGACAAGGAGAGAAGAGCATTGGAACCATACAATATAATGGGAGTATATATGGTTTACATGACCCGAACAAAGGATGGGTTTCACGGTCATTACGACAATCTTAAAACAAATATCCGTTACACATTCGATGCTCCGGGAAGAACAAAGAAACAAATCATTAAAACATTTTGGGATGCAGCTAAAAATTATAATAAACAGGAGGTAGGGTCACATGGCTAAGTGTAAAGATAAGTGTCCATTCTTTAAACGTAGGGTACAAGGTACAGCTTGGTATGGTTTTAAGTGTACAGCTAACTTTGCTCATGGAGAAACAATAGGTCATATAGGTGAGTGGTCCAAGGAGAAACGAGAGGAAATTCTTGAAGAAAGATGTCATGGAGATTATCGAAACTGTAACATATTTCAATATGTTACTAATAAGGAGGAAAAGTAAATGGCTTATGAAAACATTAACCAATTAGTTGAGATGCTTAACTTATTTAATTCTGGTAACCGTATGATGACTTATAAAGAGATAAACATGCTGGATGACTTGTTAACAGATGCTAGAGCTGATCTAGAAAATCTAAGACGAGCAAACAAAATCCAAAATGATGCAATTAATAAGTTTTATGCTCGAAGAAATGATTAGTTAATATAGGGAGGGGAAGGAATGCCATACGCACAAACTAACCTACCACCTCCGCTTTCAACTACAGAGAACTATCAACTACTTAAACTATTACAAGCGGACCCGGGGGATGATGAGGTAAGAGGTAAACTTATAGAAGGAAACATACGGCTAGTTATCCATATCGCTAATAAGTTCTTTAACATAGGTACAGTTGACGAGCTTACTAGTATAGGTACAATAGGGTTAATCAAAGCCGCTAACAGCTTCAACCTAGATAAGAAAGTAAAGTTTGCTACATACGCCAGCACTTGTATTACTAACGAGATTCTTATGTATGCAAGGAAGACAAAGAAAGACCGGGTAGTTACTTCCCTAGATACTGTTCTCTCCTCCGATATGGATGGAGGAGAGCTTACCCTAATGGATGTGCTATCTGACGATCGTGTAGGTGAGTTCTCCGAGAGCTTCACTGAACAGGATAACATAGATGACATGAAAGAAGCCCTAGATCAATTGCCTGAAAAAGATAGAGAAGTGCTTAAGCTGTATTACTTAAATAATCTCCGTCAGCGTGGTACTGGGGAGGCTTTAGGTATCTCACAATCATATGTATCTAGACTACAAAAGAGAGCTTTAAAGAAAGTAAGAGCCATCATTGACAAAAAGTACAAAGGTGATATAGTAACTGTGCAGGCTTTAGGAAGAGCCACAAGAATAAGGGAGGAAAAGAAAATGTCAAACGATAAATTTATGAATATTAGAGTTAATGGTAAAGCAGAAATGAAGGTTATTGAATTACTAGATAGTACTAGAGACAACTATAAAGATATAAGTGCAAAGACAGGTGTTAAATATACTCGAGTAGCTGAGCTGGGTAGAGAAGTTCGTTCACCAGAACTCCGTAGAGAATTAAAAGCAGAACAAGTTAAGTTAAATAGCCAAAAAAGAACAAATAAAAAAGTAAATAAACCTACTAATGTAGAAGAGGGAATTAACTTTAATTCATCTAAAAAGAATAGTAAGCCATCTGATTATTTGCTTAAAAACTTAGCAGAAAACGATCATATTATGCAGGCAGCCGCAGCTAAGCTTAGAAAAGAATATATGGGAGACATAGATGAGGAGTCAGCAGCTAAAGCTATGGAAATACTCGGTGATAAGATTAAGGCTCAAGAGGTTGTAATCGAACAGGCTCCTCTAGTATTCCCAGACGGACCTTCGACACTTACAGCTACTATTGCTAGCTCTGAAGAGCCTACAAAAGGTATTATTAAGCGATCAACTTATGTTAATGCGGAATCTTCAGGTGAGGATGTATCCGTAGAAGCTTTTGTCCAAGAGTTACGGAACATAGAAGCTATGTTAGTTAATAGCTCAAACCCGGATATTACGTTTGAAATAAAAGTTACAGCTAAACAAAAATAATTAAAAAGAGGGTTGACTTTTTGTCAACCTTCCTCTATACTTAAGATATACCAAACGAGGAGGAAAGCAAATGGACTTTGATATTAATGGTAACCCTATCCCAAAAGAGCCGTTACATAAACGTCTTAAGTGGCAGGAACTAACTTGTGACATGGCTTTACGAGCATGGGCAACGGATAATAAGCACATTAAGAGTGTAAATGTTTACAACGGTCGTTTACGCTTCCACCCTAAACATAATCCACTATACTTAGAGAGATACGAATTTACAGATTGTAAGTGGTATGTTGATGTCACACCAAAGGAGGGAGAATAAATGAAGTGCAGCTTCTACAAATGCACTCAGCCTGCTTTACATGTAGGACTCTTCCCCGAGATAACAGACGGGAAAGAGGAAATTATAAAAGCACTTGCTTGTGAGTACCACGTTAAACATCCAGCATTCAAGAAACTAAATGAACCGATACCTATTGAAGATAAAACACCCCATACAAATGACTTCTTATGTGCTTGCGCTGAATGTAGGAAAGAGAAAGGTCAAATAATTCGAAAGCCAGCAATAACTAAGTCTAAACCACTATTAGTACCAGACTTAGATCATTTACTCAGTGTTGAGTATACATGCTATAGATTAGAGAAACGATACTGGGAAGGCGCTTATTACTACTCATATGAATATGATCAAACAATGTAGGAGGAAAAGTAAATGAAACCTTATGGATTACGTGCTGACCAAAGAGACTTTGAACAAAAGTATTATGGAGGTTATTGTAATAAGATGAGAGATGTAGGCTTAGACCCACTCCCTTATCACCAATTCCAAGAGGAGCTACGAGAAGTATTGCAAGTAGCAGACCTCACTAAGAAGAAACGTATGCAGATGATGATTGACCGTACATTTAAGACACAAGATGAAGATAAGCTTAAATGGGAATGTGATGGCTGCAATAGTGTCTGGTATGAGAGTATCATGTATACATACCACCGCTGCCCTAAATGTGGGTCAGAAAACTTCGGACACTGGTAAGGAGGGAAAGACAATGGCAGAATGGAAAATTACTGAAGAACTTGCCCTAAAGATCATAGATACTCCAGCTGTAGAACTGCCTAAGACAGAGAGGGAGCTTAAAATGGAAGAAGCAGCTCGGCAAGCATTAGCAGTATGGAGAAAGAATAAGGAGGAAAAGTAAATGGATAATCAACGTAAGTATGTACGCTTAGATCATGTTCAGGAATTGTTGAAGCTTATAGGTACTCGAGATCATTACAATTATTGGTCTTATGAGTATGATGCAGCTAATAAGAAAGTATCTAATACAGTAGCATTCATTGAACGTAACGCTAAAACACTCGATGAGCTTACTAAGGAGGAAAAGTAAATGACAGACTCATATGTAGTAAGAACAATTGTAGGTATTACAAAAGATGCAAAGACTAAAGAAGAAGCAGTAATAGAGGCTATGAAGTTTCTTGCAGGTAGCTATTATGTAGTAGATGCTTCAGCTGATATTTACAGTGAAGATGATCTAAACGATAATGACGAATTGTCTGAAGAAGCTCTAGAACGATTAGCCGATAGAATAACGAAAGGAGAAAGTAAATGAGAAAAGAATATTCATTCACCGAAGAAGCTATGGTTATTAAAACTCCAAGAGGTTACCTATATGATGTATGGGAACACCTGAATGATGAGAAAGAGAACTTTGAATTTGTAGATGACATTCGTTATGCTCAAAAGTTCTATCCACACCTAAGACAGCTTAAAGCTCCTAAGTACTTATATCATCTAGAGACAGGAGCTTCAATCGATACACTTGAAGAAGCAGCAGCATATCTAAATGGAAAGCTACAAGAAGTATCAATCACTCGTACAGTAATATATGACATCAAAGAGGAGGAAGAGTAAATGAATCCATCTGAAAGTGTAGTCGAAGAATGGGTAGATGATATCATGAGACATTGGATAGCAGACAATATGCTCTACTACACATACGCTATAGCCAAACTATATACAGAAAATAACCGTAGTTTACTCTATGCAGTCATGAGAAGAGTAAATGAAGAACAACAATCCTATATAGAAGAATCTAAACAATTCCTAGAGGAGGAAAAGTAAATGTTCTCAAACCCTAAAAACTATTTTATGGAAAGACCTATTCGATTTATTGATTGTGCCGTAGGAACTGAAAACCAAATGTATGCAGTAAAGACTACTAAAGTAAATAATTACCCTGTTCTTTCTATTACAGTTGTAGGCTTAGAAGGGTATGGAGGGTTCCGAGTAGATATCTGGACCGCTGAAGATGATGACTGTCCAGTAAGAACTATCCTTACCAATCAAATCGATATCAAATACGGTAAACAACCAAAGGAGGAAAAGTAAATGGCTAGAAACTTAAATTCAGCTCATACAGAAATAGAAAGTGTAGAGTATATAGTAGGAAACACAACTAGAAGACTTGAAATAGGTAAACCTACTATAAGAGGTACGATCAACCGTATAGATGTAGATACATTAGATGATGTGAATGGATACCGTATCAAAGTCTTTACAGATAAAGATAAGTATACTCCATATAAAACAATCTTTACTAACTTTGTTGAAATTGTTCATAGTATAGGTAAGGAGGAAAAATAAATGAAAGCTATCTCATTCTCAATGTACCTAGATACATCTAAACATATCCGATCAATTAGAGAGGAGTTAACAAAGGTAGGATTCAAAGAAGAATCTCCAAACGCTAACTACCTTATTAAATATCCTCACCCTAGACTTATGAAGCTATCTGAAATACCATTAGAGATAGTAGCCTATGAGAAGTTCGGTTACCTGTATATGAGTATATCAGAAGCAAACCCAGAACTACAACCTAGACGTTATGACTCATTAAAAGAGTTTGATCTATTCGATATGTTTATGTCTACTTCAATAGGTCCTATGATTACAGAACTAAACCTAGATGTAGCAGAGTTAGACATTAAAACGTATATAGACTATTCAGATATACTACTACAAAATAAATGGACTCCAGTAGAGCATGGTCTCATTAGAGATATGTACGAGTGTAAAGAAATAGAAGAGACAGTATACTTTAATAAAACTCCTATAGGGAGTGAACGTGATATATGGGCATATGTATGTACACCTAATGAACCTATACCATTTGGAGAACATCTTACTATATTAGATAAGTCAGGTATTCCATTAGTAGAAGAAGAAAAGGAGGAAAAGTAAATGAACACTAATAGTACTGACCTAATAAATAAGCTAAGAGGAGTACAGTTCTGTACATGTGGTAGCGAACAAAAGAAAGTCCTTCAGAATGTCACTACTAGATATAAAGGTAAACATATACGTATAGAGAGTGTACCTTCACTAGTATGCCTACGTAATGATACACACGTAACCCATACTATGAGAACAAGACGTAATATACGTAACCTACTTAGTATAGCTTATATGAATGATTGGACTCATATACTATATAGAGAGATGGGGACCGTATAAGAGTATAGATATAAGTATAATAAGAGGAGGGAAAGTAATTGTCAAGTACTAAAGGTATCCCTATGAGTAAAGAGTGTAAGGACTGTAAGATACCTATACCACGTTATATATACTATATGCTTGATAAACTGTGCCATAAATGTAAGTATGAGAGAGCATGTAATAAGTATAAGGATAGTAAGTAGCTCACTAGAATAAACCCTTTACTCTACTAAAGCCAATTGAACAACACTGAGCCCCGGGAACGCCTCTCGACCCCTTATCTACCTAGACTATAATTGTCGCATCTTTCTGAATATTCGGGACCCGGGGAACAATTCTAAATATTCTGAAACCTTAAATCTTATATAATTGCCGCTAATTGTCTATATACTATAGGAAACGTTACAGACTTTAAAATATTCTATACTATATAGGCAATATTTTTAAATAATGGGTTGACGTAAAGTCAATGGCATGGTATACTAGGTATATAGATAAGGAGGAGATATTAATGGACATTGAACAGGTGAAAGCTATTATAAGAGAGTTGAAATGGTCCGGCACCGCTGGTCTGAATATTCAAGGGCAGTTAGAATTAGCCGAAGCGTTATTAGAATACATGGAGGAGGAAGAATAATGAAACACTTACCAAAGCCAAAACCGTATCGTCCATATGAAACTGTATTTGTAGAGTATGTAAAGTCCGCTGTACCGGGTGAGCTAGATATTTCAGAGGAGGTAATTATCAAGATCACGGACGATCTAAAGAATATTTATAGAGAATCACAAAAAGATAAAAAATAAGTATTGACTTTAAATCAACCACATGCTATAATTGTATTATAGATAAGGAGGAGATAACAATGGAAAGTGTAATAGATAAGTTGATCAGAGAGGTACAGCAATTTGCATTACAAGATGTTCACTATATAGCTGAACAGAATCGTAAGCGGCTAGAGGAAATTAAGCTGATCGCTGAGATTAATAACTGCCTTATTCAGAGTCGTAAGCATAAGGTCCACTACGATCAAGAGTATAGTATGGAACTTCCGCCAGTAGAGATTGAAAGAAAGATCATTAACTTAGGGAATTTCCAGTAAGTTACTTAGTAGCTCACTGGTTATATAAATAAATTATTCTTAGGGGGAAAATTAAATGATTACATTTGGAGTACTGTTAGGGTTAGTTGCGATCTTTTTATACGTGAAAGGGATTCGTAAGTTAGTTAAGGAGAAGCGGAAGGCTATACTACCGCTTATACTAGGTACCTTCTTAGCATTCATGGGTGCAGGGTTTATGGCTGCTGGTGCTGGTAGTAACGTTAAAGATGAAGCAATAGTGACAGATAGTAGTAGCTCACCAGACGAGGAAGAGCCAGCCGCTAAGGAAGACAAAGAAGAAGTAGCTCCCGACACAGCGGAGGAAGATGTAGTAGCTCCCGAGCCAGAACCAGAGCCGGAACCTGAAGTAGTATTAGAACCTGTTACACTTGGTACAGGGGAATTTACAGTAGGTACAGATATTCCAGCTGGTAAGTATGTTATTAGTACACAAGAGGAACGTGGAAACATTGCTACGTATGATAGCTGGGGCTTACTAGATGTTAATGAAATGTTAGGGACCGCTCCAGACTACTATGTTAATAATATTACTACAGAGCTTGAAGAAGGTGGAACTATTAAGATCAGCGGATTAAATCAGGTTCTCTTTACACCTAAGCAATAACTTATATAGTATAATAAACAGATAACAGCCCATTGTTAGGAGACTATAGTAGCTCCCTAGCGGTGGGCTTTTTATATAGTAGCTCACCAGACGGACGAGAGGCTTGTTCTAGGGGTAGTAGCTCACTGCATAGGCAAATACATAGTAGCTCACTAGAAATGCTTAGTAGCTCCCCACACAGGGCTTAAAACAGTAGTAGCTCCCTACACCGAGCAGGGTGCCGCCGGTCCGGGCTGCCGCTGGGTCTGGGTATTTGTTTGTTTTCTTTATATAGGAAGAAACACGGTTTTTTAAATAAATAACGGTTTTATTGTATTTTGTTGTTGACTTTCTATCAATAAGGATGTAAGATAAGAGTATACCAAGTGAGAGGAGATGGAAGCCGCTAAACAAATTAAATAAAAAAGTTTTAAAAAGCTGTTGACTTTAAATCAATAGCATGATAGAATTAAGATAGTTAGAAAATAACATATTAAAGGGAGATGTTCTTAATGAAAAAATTCAATGTTGTTGAAAATGCTAAGGTTGTTGCATCGGTTAAATTTAAAGAAGGTATCCGCTTCGCTGTTCAAACTGCTTCTAATGAAGTGAATATGTATGGTCGTACTAAATACGATGCGGCTTTCTTAGCGGCAATCGTTACTTACAATCCTAAATTTGATAGTGTGCAGGTGTTCACGGTTATCGAACGTGTTGCAAATATCAATGATATTGCAGAAGTTAACCACATGGTTAATGATCGCTTGGCACGTATCACAAACGGTAATGCTTATGAAACTAATGAGCTTGTAACAATCATTATGCATAACGAAATGGAATACTATGGAGGCACAGGCTTTCCAAGTGAAGAAACTAGACAGCTTCGAGCGTTGAAGCTAGAAAACTTCTTCATGAAAAAGTACATAGATATTGTGTCTGGTATTTCAGAGGACACAACTTCTATAGAAGAGCTTGACTTGTCAATACGTTCTTATAACTGCTTGAAACGTGCAGGCGTTGATACAATCGGACAATTGAAAAAGTTAACACGTCCAGAGCTTGCAAGAATCCGCAACCTTGGACAGCGTAGCCAAGCCGAAGTTATAGAAGCACTAGAGGAAAAGTTTGGTGTATCAATCGGTTAAAAGTTTTTTAAGAAAGGTGGTTGACTTTTAATCAACCACCTGATATAATTAAATTAATCCACTAAGGAGATGTTGAACATGGAAAAGTTAATAATGGTTGAAGTATTCTATGCAGATAATAGGACCGCTAAACTTATTGAAAGTAATGAATGGGTTTATGGTGTATGGTCTAAAGGCGGTGTTCCATACTATCTACAAAGAACGCTTGCACCGATTCCCCGGAATACTTGGATAGGCTTTAAGTCGTACGAGGTGGACAGCGATTATAATATCATTGACCATATCGAAACGCAAGGGAAAACGTGGTAGGGAGGAGGCTAGATAAAATGGAAAAAAAGTGTAACTGTGAAATATTGTATGATTGTTGCGATTGTGGCGGTAATGACTGTGGCTGTCGTGGTTGTTGGTCCTGCAATGCTTGTGAAGAATGTTTAGATGAAGAATAGTAAAAAAAAGTTTTAAAAAGTGGTTGACTTTAAATCAACTGCATGCTATACTTAAGATAGTTAATAAAACAAATTAAATTAAAGGGAGATGTTTTAAATGGCATTATCAAAAACTTTAGAACAATTATTAGAAAGAGCAGAACGTAAAGGAACAGCGGTTAAAAGAGTTCGTGAAGGCTCTGTAATGGATAGCAGCTCTTGGGGCATGTCACCAGCTGAACGAAATGAATATATCCGCTCAACACCTATGATCAATCAATGGGAAATTAACCGCTACGTTTTAAGCGGTGAGGTGGTTGAGGTGCATCACTATGATACGCTTATTGCAAAGTTTGAGCACAAGTTCGGCTCTTGGGACCTAACATACTGGTATGGTCAATCTAATACAGATAGAGACGCTTTAAACGGTCTATGCTCATACTTTGGTGTAAAACGTGGTTTCCGCTACCGTCCTTCAGTTGATTCATTTGAAGAGGTTACCTGCTAAAAAAAAAGTTTTAAAAGGTGGTTGACTTTTAATCAACCACCTGATATAATTAAAGTATAGAAAGGAGGTTAGCACATGGAAAACAAAATAGAAGTTCGTGGAGAGTACTTATACATTAATGATCATATCATTCAGTTCACTAATGAACAAGCGGCAAAAAGCTTTTTAATGGATTTAATTTTAAAAGGATTTTTAGATAAATAATTGTTGACTTTAAATCAACAGCATGATATACTTAAGATAGTTAGAAAATACTTAATAAATTAAAGGGAGATGTTTTATAATGACAAACTTAATTGCAAAGGTTACATTTGAAAAATCGGCTGAAATGGATAACTATGAAAAAGGTTGTCACGGTGGTATTAATGTGGTTGCTGTAGATGAGTTCTCATTCTCATTCACTGATAAAAAGGATTTACTTGAAAAGCTAGCAGACTGGACAGCAAACCGCTTCGATGTTGATGTAAAAAGTTTCTTGAAGCATGTGGAAAATGAGTGTGAGAATAACCGCTTCGATTATGCTCAGCCAGAGGACGAAATAGGCGATTATATGGATATCACGGAAGACAATCCAGACGGGTACTATGCAATGTATATGTTTTGGGTGACTGTCACTCAAGAAATTAATTATACTTTCTAAATAAAATTTTAAATAGGTGTTGACTTTAAATCAACACCTATGCTATACTTAAAGTACATTAAAGGAAAGGAATTGATCTTATGAAAAAGGTTAAACAGTATAAAGGGTTTATCATTGCTGAAAGTCGTGAGGATGACCAACTACATATTTTTACAAAAGAAGAGTGGTCATATGGTAAGGGTCTCCGCTACGAAGAGCACTATGCCGGGACCATGCAGGAAGCAAAAGATTTTATAGATTCTTATTAAAAAGCGGTTGACTTTAAATCAACAGAATGCTATAATTAAATTAATCCAATAGGAAAGGGAATGATCGTACATGGAACAAGTTAAATGGGGCTGGAAAATTATTAAGGATAATATCTTTAATCCTCGCTGGGATTGGGATAAGGACATGAAAGGCACTGTAAAAGGTGACTACCAAGGTGGAAAACACCGCTACCGTTTGAAAGATGATGACGGTAATATCTATTATTATATCTTCTCTGATATCGATGTAAACGAAGGGACCGAAAGCCAATTATTCAGACCGCTTGACTGGGCTATGGCTTATGCTGGTTGTACTACTATCGAGTACAAAGATACTGAAACAGGTGAATACAAAGTTTTATAAAAAGTTTTAAAATGTGGTTGACTTTAAATCAACCACATGCTATACTTAAGATAGTTAGAAAATACTTAATAAGGGGATGTTGGAATATGGTAAAAGAAAGATTGGTTGTGTTCCACGTATCAGTTAACAAGCGTACAGAGAAAGCGGTCCAAGTGAGAATAGAGGATGATCTGTTCTGGTTTCCTAAAAGCCTTGTAAGAGGTAGAAAGCGTGGACATAATTCTATCATTATCGTTCCTTATTGGTTAGCTCGTAGAGAGGGTTTACTAGCTGTCGCTCACAATGGAATAGAAATCTATCCTCACATGTTCTATACAGAGGAAGAAATACAAGCAACATTTTACCCAAACGGTAAGTAAAAAAAGTTTTAAAAGGTGGTTGACTTTCAATCAACCACCTGATATAATAAAGATAGTTAGAAAATACTTAAACTCAAAGGAGATTGATCTATTATGACAAAATTATCTATCAATGAAATGAAGGCTATTCAAGCGGAAAACAATTTACACTGGTTTGATGAGGATGCAATGAACTTCTTCAATACTCAAATTGAAACACAACCTAATAAAATTAATATCTTCATTACTTCAGATCGTATGGAGCTAGATATGCCTAAAAAGTACACGTTACGCTGGTTCAATCCTGAGACTTTCAATGTTGATACACTTGGAGAGTTTCAAGCCTATGACACTCTAGACGAGGCTAGAGAGGCACGAAAAGAGTATACACATTCTTACACAGAATATCACACTGTAAGACCATAAAAAAAACTTTATAATAGCGGTTGACTTTTAATCAACCGCTATGTTATACTAAATATAGTTAGAAGGAGTTGAAAAAATGGCTTGGTTAGCAAATAAGCTCGGCTTAACAGAAACTCAGATTCTAGCAACATTCATAGCTACTATGGTAGGGTTAGCGCTGGTAGTGATAGGATGTAAAGCAATTGGTTTCTATTATATGTTACATAATTAATAGGAGGTTGATAGAATGCGTGTTCAAAATGAAATGTCCGCTGTTGATATCCTGAAGGCTCTGGAGAAAAATTCCGCTAAGCTTGACAAATACCAAAAGCAGAATGCAAGCATGTTCAAGCGTATAGATAACATGTTTAAAAAGTTCTTTAAAAAAGTTTTGTAATAGTGTTGACTTTACGTCAACAGCATGCTATAATTAAGATAGTTAGAAAATAACATATTAAAGGGAGATGTTGAGAATGACAAAACCATTACAGGTGACTGAAAAGGATATTCTTACAAAGGAGCGCCAAGAGCTTCTAATTGATTCTATCAAACGCAATGTAAAAATGCTAGAGAGCTCAATCAATAACGAGCATGCTCCAAATATCGAGGCTACTGCTCACGTATTGCAAGTTTGGTTAAAAGAATTAGAGAAGCACGGCAAAGCGGTTTGGGAATCAAACGAATAAAAAGTTTTAAAAGGTGGTTGACTTTTAATCAACCACCTGCTATAATTAAGATATACCAAAGGAAAGGGATTGATAAAATGATCGGTTACAAAAACAGAGAGGTTAAAACAAAATATTCGAAAGTGTACTTTAACTTAAGAAAGCATGTATTCAGCGTAAAGCAAGGACAGCATGTGGTCCTTCACACTGAAGGTGTACACTTGACAGATGTAACACTCACAGTCAACGAGAAAGACAGACAACGAGTACTAAGGGAACAACAAAAGAACGTCCACGCTTATGTAAATGGAAACTTCCAAGGAACATACAGCGGAGACGCTCCAGAAGGCTACAGAGAGGCTTACTACAATCCTTACAAGGTTAGCACCTTCGTAGACAAAGAAACGTTTGAGCCGGTTACAGAGGCTTCAGAAGCAATCTTGATAAATCGAAGAATATTCTACAAATAAATATGAAAGACGGTTGACTTTAAATCAACCGTCTGCTATAATTAAATTATACCAAAGGAAAGGATTTGATGATTTTGTATCGAACGACAACTGAATTACTAGAAGCAGCTAAGAAACTAAAGGAGGCTGCTAAGCTTGTCCAAGACGCTACGCAGCATCGGATTTGGTGGGATAAGAAGGTAGATGTCCTGAGAGCGGTTAATGGAGCTCTAGAGAGCGGAGCCTTCACAGGTGATGCATATGCAGAGCTCAAGGAAGCAAGGTATATCATCGGATATGCAGAGGCTAAGGCAGGCGGCTACTTCAGCTGGGAGTGATGGGAGGAGGCTTTGTCCTCCTTCTAAATAAAAAGTTTTAAATAAGTGTTGACTTTAAGTCAAGAACATGAGATAATATGTATATAGCAAGGCAATAACAAAATAATATGAATAAGGGAGATGTTCACATGAACGAATTAAAAATTAATATCGAGGCTCTTGAAGACAGAATAGAAAGACTAGAAGAGAAGCTAGACCACGCTAGCACACCAGAGAGAGCGGAGCTAATAGCAGAACGCTTACAAGATGCACAAACGGAGCTTGAAGGCTTGAGAGAGGATTATGAAGCGCAGATGGAATACGATGGCATGAACGCTTGGGAGTACAACGGGATAAGCCAGAAGGATTTCTACTAAGACAAGGGAGGAGGCGACAAGCTTCCTCTTTTTTACATTGTTCGACAAACCCCTCCCCGTACCATTTTTTACCATAAAGACAAGGTACCATACCCCTATTCTACTACCC